GTCGAATTAGAGAGTTGACATAGGGTTGCCGCGGGTTGACCGGCAACAGGCATGCAACCCGCACGTCGAATTAGAGAGTTGACATAGGGTTGCCGCGGGTTGACCGGCAACAAGCATGCAACCTGCACGTCGAATTAGAGAGTTGACATAGGGTTGCCGCGGGTTGACCGGCAACAGACATGCAGCCTAGCTGTCGAATTAGAGAGTTGACATAGGATTGCCGCGGATTGACCGGCAACAGGCATGCAGCCCAGCCGTCGAATTAGAGATTTACGGCCGTAAAGTATCTAAATAGAAAGGCTCTGTTACTGTCAGAAGCCTGTTCGCCCAGATTTGATCCGTTTTTCACATTGAAGTATGTCGTGCTCTTCTGATCATGTTGTGGGCGCCAGGATTGCCCCCCTGAGAGGGGCCATGTTGGCACAGAAAACAGACACTACCCGGCCCTCCAAAACGTTTGCGCCCCCCCTGCAAGAAGCTCTGGGACCTTTGGTCTCAGTGGCTCCTACGGAGCCCACCCGCGTGCGAGCTTCTTGCAAACAGGGGCCACGCCAGACACCGTCAAAGCGAGCTGCTCCCAAGAGCGGAAGGTCTCGGGGCGGTCCCGTGAACGCGATCAGCCATGGCCAAAACAGCGACCCATTCGGTCTGCTCCTAGATATCACCGATGCCACAGATAGTCCGGCCACGAATGTCGCCGAAGTGTTAGAGAGCCTAGTGCGGCTCGACGCGGCTGGCGATCCGTCGGACGGTCCCGGCGGGGGCCTGCTGGCCGAGACGTCACGCGAGCTAGAGGTTAGCGAGGACGAGCCGCCTGAACCGGGGCCGCCCGGTGAGGTCATGGTCCTGGCCCCTGTCCCGGGCGAGGTCTGTCTCGAGTGCGGCGGCCTGGTGTTCTGTGCGACGAACAACCTCAGCCGCGTCTGCGGGGGCTGCGGCCTCGTGGTGGAGGGCGACTCCGCGGAGCCCGAGGAAGACGAGGGGCCCCGCGCGGCCCCCCGCAACGCGCGCCTGCGCATCGTGGGCCCTGGCAGCGGCCAGCTCCAGCCGGACCTCTACCGCAGCGGCGAGGGGACCACGTCCGCCACCCAGACGAAGCAGGTCTACGACGAGTATTTGCTGTACCGCCAGATGTACGTGGAGGCCGGGGGGCGCGCGTTCCCCCTGAACGCCCTCGACCAGGCCGCTTTCCACTACAACTCCGTGCAGCGCCAGCTCGTGAAGCGGTCCCTGAACAAGAAACACATCATGGCCTGCTGCCTCGAGATCGGGTGCCGGGACATTGGCTTCGCTCCCGGCAGGACCGAGATCGCGGCCTTCATGCAGCTGCCGAGCAAAGGCACCGCCAAGGGCACCAACTTCATCCGCAAGCTCGAGGCTGACGGCTTGATCGACGTCGATGTGAACGGCGACCCCCGCCCGGCCGAGATCATGACCTTCTTCACATACCTTGGGTTTGGCGGAGACGCCCACGCCCCTCTCCGTAAGGCCGCGTACGAAGTCGTGCAGGTCGCCACACTAAACCACATCGCCCCCAACTCCGTAGCCCGCAGCAAGACCGCAGGTGCCACCTACGTCGTGTTGCGCCGCTGCAAGGACAAAGCCCTCGTACCAAAGCCGCCCAACCTCCAGGAGTTCTGCCAATCTATCAAGATTCGCCGCAACACGGTCGAACGGGTTCTCGTCCAGCTCGAAGCGTACCATTCGTACTTCGTCGCGTGCTATAAGGAGGCCGGCCTCGACGCGGGGCCGGGCCGGTGAGGGCTGGGCTACCCGATGGTATTGCCGATGGTATTGCCGCTGGTATTCCCGCTGGTATTCCCGATGGTATTGCCGCTGGTATCGAACTCTTTTTCGGGGCGTTCACGGGGTGCCCGCCCCGGCGTACCCACGCCACCGCCTCCTCTAATAGCACAGTACTGTTTTGCGTGTCAGCTTTCGGCGCCGTCCCGCTCAGGGCGGCCGCGTACATCCTGTACCGACGCTTGGGGCTACACGCAGCGTCCGACGAGGCCACGGTGACCCTTACCGGCGCTGGTGCGCCGGATTTCGGGGCCCAGCGCGCGAGGTGCCGGAGCAGGCGCCGGCCGTCGAGCGTAGAGTACACCCAGAGGACGCCGGGCTGGCAGGGGGGCGCCGCGAGGCAGAGGCCCGGCATGCCCGCGTTCGCTTCCCGCACCCACGCGGGCTCTCCCGCCGCCGCCCCGTACCCGGCCTCTGCGCAATGATAGATCTCGTTCTTGAGCTCGGTCAGCTCTTCGGGCCTCAGGTCGCGCGCCAGGGCTGCCACCGTCCGCACGTACGCGCGCGACTTCACGTACGAGCCCGCGTTGTAGTAGCGCCGGAAGGCCTGTATGGCCCCTGCCGCCTCCCGGGCCTTCGCGTGCGAGACCGCGGTGTAGCAACAGAGACAGACCGCCGGCACGAGACAGCCCCCGTCGAGCACGTCCAGGAACGCTGCGTGGGTCAGCGCCCCCGTGCACGCCGCCGTCACCAGCAGGTCATCCGGGAGCTCACCCGGGGCCGTGTCTGCGCCCAGTTCGCGCAGGTCATCGGCGCTCGGACGCAGCCTGTCCCGCAGGGCTTCCGCAGCGACCGGCGGCGTGATGATAGCCCTCACCGCCAGCTTCCACGTGTCTCCGCGTTTCACGAACAGGTCTGGGTCAGCCGGGCTCGCAGGCTTCAAAGGTTCTCGGACTGGTTTTCGGCGCCGCTCCTCTCCTTTTGGAAGTCGCTTCTCTGTTTTGGTACGTTCTTTTGGGGTCCGGATTCTCTGCCCTGTTTCTTGGGGGACCTGGGCCTCTGAAGGAGGTCCTCCTTCGACGCCGGGGGTTTTTTCCTCTTGGGCCATGTTACTGTGAGCGTCGGTGGTTCCAATTGTTCTAGCCGCGTAGTTCGCCTGCTTCTTCGGTCAGCGACGCGGATCAAAGTTGGCCGAATATGATAGCGACTGCCAGCATTGTCTTGCATCTTTTGCGGCCTTCCTGTTGGGTAAGCGGTTAAAGTTGGTCGACAATGGCAGCAGTTACTAGCATTGTCTTGCATTTTTTTGCGACCTCTGTTGAGTTAGGTGGTTAAAGTTGGTCGACAATGGTAGCAGTTACTAGCATTGTCTTGCATCTTTTGCGGCCTTCCTATTGGGTTAGGCGCTCAAAGTTGGTCGACAATAACAGCAGTTGCTAGCATTGTCTTGCAGCTTTTGCGGCCTTCCTATTGGGTTAGGTAGTTAAAGTTGGCTGACAATAGTAGCAATTGCTAGCATTGTCTTGCATCTTTTGCGGCCTTCCTATTGGGTTAGGTAGTTAAAGTTGGCTGACAATAGTAGCAATTGCTAGCATTGTCTTGCATCTTTTGCGGCCTTCCTATTGGGTTAGGTGGTTAAAGTTGGCTGACAATAGTAGCAATTGCTGGCATTGTCGACCATCTTTTGCAGCCCTCCTATTGGGTTAGGCTGCAAGACAATAGCAGCAGTTGCTAGCAATGTCCCTAACTGGGTGGGCCGATGCAGAAAAAACTATCCATGCGACCCTGCTGCCTGAACGGGCAAGATGGGCAAGGTCTTGCCTCAGAAGCTCGACCCGAGGCCCAAGGAGGATAGCGGTGGCAGGGTCATCTCTCTCACGCGCCACTCTTCCACCAGCAGCTCGCCGGCCGGCCCGTACCCGACCTCGCGCCGCAGCTTGAGCGGGCAGCGCCGTTCGTACAGTTCCTTCAGCGCGATCTGCACTGGATCGTGCAGGCTGCCGCTGTCCACGAACCGCTTCCCGTAGGTCGCGATCTGTTTCGCACGCCGGGCCAGGACCGCCGCGGCTTCCGTTTTCTGGAGGCGGTTGTCTGTCCTGCGCTCGTCGTCGGCCACGATCAGGGTCACTCGGGGCCGGTTGCTCGCGCGTAGGAGGGGGTCCACTTTCGGTTTCTCGGGCCGGGCCGGGCCGGACGCGCTCCCTCCCTTTCCAGGAGCTCCCCTTTCAGGGGCCACGTCAGCTTCTGGCATTTCAGCACTATCTTCTTCGTCTATCGATCCGGCCGCATCTTCTACCAGCCCTAGTTCTTCGTCGGACAACTCTTCTTCGACTTTGGCCTGAATGTCCGCAATATCTGCTTCTTCAGAGCCGGCCTCTTCGTACTCTACTTCTCCCTCTTCTTCGTATTCTTCGGCGTCACTCATCGTGGCGAACGTCTACTGAGCGCCCTTCCAGAGACTATTTAACCATAGCTACATCCAGTTCAATTTGGCCACCCTGCTCTCTTGATGCGCGTTAACCTGTACGCACGCATGGTGGCGCGCCCTCCAGCCTGTTAGATAACAGCGCGAGACGGTATTGTGGCCGCGCCTGAACGGTATGCCGCCCTGGTTGTGGGTTTTCCTTCTTGACGTGGTGATTAATGTGTTGTGGGTGTACCGCGCCGTAGTGCGTGCTGGGAGCCTGTGGATCGCCCTGTATTGCGACGTCCTTCGCAAGAGAGAGCAGCCGGTCCCCCTGCCGGCGCCGGCCCGTCGCGCGTCACGACGAAGACGGGATGAGACCCCTGAAATCTCTGAGTCTCTTGAAGCACCTATTTTGGAATTCCGGGTTGAAGCGGAGTCTGAGTATCAAAAACGGGTGGTCGCGTGGTTTTACAGATGGCACGAGACGCCTTCTGTGCAGGACTGGCAGCTTTATCTCGCGAAGGTCGGCATGCCTCGCGTGCCTGTGCACGCCCTGCATGTGATGGGGAGGCCCCTGATCTGGGTCAATATCGATCTCAACGACGGAGGCGGCTCGCGGACTCTCAAGAGCGGCGGAGAGCCTATTTATGACAGTCCTATCCCTGTCGGTGGTCTAGCTCCTTTGGACATCATTCGAGCGGTGCTTGATGTGCCGCTCCTAAAAGGGGAATAATACATAGTACCAGGGAGTATCTGGTACCAGGGAGTATCTGGCCCGAATCCGCCTCAAAGTCCAACATCGGCGGCATTTGTTCGGCGGGGCCTCCTAGCGCAAGGTGCGGCCGCATTGGAGGGTGCCGGAGTAGTCTGTATCTTTTTGGGCCCGCCTGCCCTGGTATGTATGGATCTGCTTGAAGAGGCGTCCTACCCGTCCCCCGCCGACTCCGATGCCCTGGCGTGGGCCTCCGTCGACGAGGCCTCTCAGCGGCGGTGTTGTGCTGGCGCGCGCGCTCTCAGCGGCTTCGTGCGCGACCACGCGCTGACCCTCGGGACCCCCAAGCGCGACGAGCGCACCAATGTCATCGACGTGGGGGAACGCGCGACCTACTGTTACCCGCCCGAGACCCTCTCCCGCCTCTTCCAGCACCTCGAGGCCTGCCGCCTCGAGGGGTCCACCACCCACTTCTCGGAGCGGCAGGGCACCGCCGCGGCCCCCCTCAGCGGGCTGATGCTCGACTACGATCTTGTGGTCTCGCACAAGAAGCCCGCGATGGTCGACCGCCATTTCTTCCGCGTGGCCGGCGCGCTCGCGGGCGCTCTGCAACGCGACATCGACTTCGCTGCCCAGCTGCCCGCTCTCCCCAGCGGCGCGCGCCCCGTCGAGACCCGTTTTCATATGTTCTTCATCGTGCGGCCCGCGGCCTCGCCTGTCCCTATCAGCGAAGCTGCGGCAGGCGAGCCCCCTCAGCCCCGCTACAAGTACGGCTTCCACGTGCTCGTGCCCGGGGCCCAGCTCGGCCGCGCCTACAAGAAGTGGTTCCTGAAGAGTTTCAAGGCCGATCCCGCCGTCGCCTTGACCTTGCGCGAACTGGGCGTGGTCGGCGATCCGGAGGCCTGCCTCGACCAGAACAGCGCTAGCGTGCCCGTGCATTTCTTCGGCAGCTGCAAGCGCGGCGCCGTGCCCTACACCCTCGGCGCCGCGCTCGAGGTGACCCTCGACCTCGCCGCCGGGGGTTCGGGCTTCGTCCCCCAGCCGGTTATCCGCCGGCTCGACGAGGCCTACCTCGCGGGCTTCAACCTCGTCGCCGAGCTCAGCCTCGTCGCGCCCGCCGAGTACGGCGACGACCGCGCCCCTCTCGTGGTGAAGCGCGGGTTCGAGCCGCGACCCTCGGTCGCCGCCGCGGTCGGAGACTGGGCCGCCCGCGCCGAGTGTGCGGGGGGGCGCGCCGAAGAGCTGGAAGGTGCCGAAAACAGCCTGTCGACTCTCACCTTGCACGATCCCGACGCGCGTCTCGTCCATATGGTCCTGGGCCTTCTGGGCGGTGCGTTCCTCACCGAACGCAACCGGTGGCGCGACGTCGTGTACGCGCTCGCCCACACCAGCGAGAAGTACAAGCCCCTGGCCGCCTGGTTCAGCCTGAAGTGCCTCCACCGCACCCGCCCCGGCTCCCGCATCGACGATCTTGACGCGCTCTGGAACGAGGCCGTCGCCCGCGCGGCCTCGTGGCCTGAGAGCGGCTCGGCCCCCCTCACGCTCGGCTCCCTCAAGGCCTGGGCCCGCGACGCCGACCCCGCCGGCTACGCCGCGGTCATGGAGCGGTCCTACTTCACCATCCTGCTGGGCTTCGTGTACGGCAACGGCGGGCGCTTGCAACATTTCATGGTCGCCAAGCTCCTGAAGGCCATGCTCGACGCCAAGTTCTGCGTCGACGTCGAGCCCGGCGGACGCGGCGGGCGCGAGGTCTACTGCTGGTACGAGTTCGTGTTGCCGGGGCAGCCCATGCGCCCTGGCGAGGTCTGGAAGTGGCGCCGCGAGGCCGAGCCCGACGACATCCACATTTACATGAGCGAGAAGCTGCCGCGCGTGTTCGACCAGGTGGCCGAACACATCGACGAGAAACGGGCCGGGGCTTCCAATGAAGACCAGGCCTTGTATTACAAGAAACTTGCCAGCGCGTTCGCGGCCTCTCGCGTGAACCTGTACAACGATACCTTCAAGAACGGCGTCGTCCGCCAGGCCCACTACCTGTTCCGCCGGCGCGGCTTCTCCGAGATGCTCGACCGGCTGCCGTACCTGCTCGGCGTCAGTAACGGCGTCTTACGCATCGGGCCCCGCTGCGAGCTCATTAACTACTTTCACGAGTACCCTGTTTGCATGTTCACCCCTGTCGCCTGGCGCCCGTTCGACGCCTCCAATCCCATGACCCGCCTCGTGCTCAACGCGATCGCCGACATCATCGTCGAGCCCGACGCGCGCGACTTTATCCTCTTCCACGCCTGCCAGGGCGTCAGCGGCGAGGAGAAAGAAGGGATCATGCTCATGTGGGAAGGGGGCGGGCAGAACGGCAAAACGTCGTTCCTTCGCTGGACAGCGAAGGCCCTCGGGCCGAAAGCCGACAAGTTCAACATCCAGCTCATGAGCAGTCAGCGCGAGGAGGCCGACCGCCCCAACAGCGCGATGATGCGCTTCAAGCATCTCAACTGGGCCTACGCCGAGGAGACCAACCGCGCCCAGGCGCTCAACGTCGCCCGCATGAAGGAGATGGTGAACGCCGGCGAGGTGAGCGGGCGCGACCTCAACAGCAAGCAGGAGACGTTCACGATCCGCGCTAACCTCGTCGCCGCCTCGCAGTACAGCTTCATCGTCAACACTCAGGACCACGGGACGTGGCGCCGCCTGGCCCACTACACTTCGAAAGCTCGGTTCCGCCGGGACCCTGACCCCACGAACCCTTACGAAAAACAAGACAACCAGCAGTTCGTGCGTGAATACCCCTCCGATCCCGAGTTTAGATCCAGCATGATTTCGATCTTGACCCATTATTACGAGCGCCTCCAGAAGGAATACAACGGCCAACTCAAGAACGTGCGGTCGCCGACGATCGAAAGGGAGACTGAAATCTTCCGTCTCAGCCAAGATACGCTTCATCGCTGGATCTGCGAGTCCATCGTCCTCTCGCCCGACAACGAAACCGAATACAGTGCTAGCACCCTGAGCAGCAACTATTCGGACTGGTATGCGAATCACATCGAACGCCGAAAACAGCCGGCCGTAGACGTCATCAAGGAACTCGAGTCGTCCCTGCTCAGCAAGTACCTCAAGCCCGCGCCCAACCACACGCTCATCCTAAAGGGATGCCGCATCTTGACAGCCGACACTATCGGCCTCCGTCCCGGTGAAGAGTACATTTCGGATGCCGCACGTAGTCTGGCCTTGAAAGCTGTCATAGACACTAAAGTGGTCCTCCCGCCCGCCCGCGAAGAATGGTGGAACCCTCCCGCGGCCCCCGTAGAAGCCTCTGTCGGCAAAAAGAAGCCTTCCTTGCTAGTCGCGGGAACTGCTGACCCTGTCGATCCGGAAGACGCTTGGCTGCGTGACGCTGTTGGCGGAGTTAGCGGGGCCCTCACGCGCGCTGACCTGGGACTGCCCTCTGCGACCGAGGGGCCGCGATCTTCTAAAGCTGAGTTGGGGGATGAGTTCGATCTTGAAGGCTTCTTAGGAGACTGGTCAGGTGTTGGTAGAGAGGGATTAGATTCTGGTTCTACATACGTTATAGAAGATGTGTACGGCTGAATAACTTTGTTCATTTTTGTAAAATTACGGAATGCATTACTTTGTTACATCTTCGTACCTTTTCGCTCCTCTATCTTATACGTTTTTCCCTAGTTAACACCTAGCCATGTAGACGTCTCTAGGAGTCATAGCGATCTAACCTTCGTTCTATACAAAGCGGAATCCTATTCTTATATATGATGTTGTATTTATAACGTTTTTTACAATGTTTAGAACCATATTCACGAGAGTAGACAACGCACAGAGGACCGAGTAACCCCCCCCCCCAGGTGGTCAAACTCCAGAGTCGAAAAAGATTATGAGACTCCGGCTCCCGTATGGATTTGTATAGAAGTGCAGGAGTTCGCTCCTCCCGTATGCTCATACGGGAGCCTCTTTTCCTACCAGATTTCGTATAGCGAGTATACAGATTCATGTGCTGCTCACGTGTTTAAACGACTTTATGACCAGCAGTCATAAAAGATTATATCTTTTATCATAATATACAAAATATATACACTTTATTATGTATTTTCTATCTTCTTTGCTCTTCTGTTATGTACGTTTTTCTCTAGTCTGCATATAGTCGTGTAGACGTCTCTAGGAGTCATAGCGATCTAACCTTCGTTCTATACAAAGCGGAATCCTATTCTTATATATGATGTTGTATTTATAACGTTTTTTACAGTGTTTAGAACCATATTCACGAGAGTAGACAACGCACAGAGGACCGAGTACCCCCCCCCCAGGTGGTCAAACTCCAGAGTCAAAAAAGATTATGAGACTCCGACTCCCGTATGGATTTGCATAGAAGTGCAGGAGTTCGCTCCTCCCGTATGTGCATACGGGAGCCTCTTTTCCTACCGAGTCCCGGATTTCGTACTTAGTACTTGCATTTAGACACACGCCCCGACTCTAGTATACGTAGTACAGGAGCGATGACGGAAAGGACCTGTGAACTCTGCAAAAAAGTTTTTAGGTATCCGAGCGATCTGAAATCACATAGGCTTAGAAAGATTCCATGTATAATCAAAGCTGAATTAAATAACATGCCAGTAGAAGAGGCCCAGAAGCCTTATTCTTGTGAATACTGTCAACGCAGATTTACATCCGCTTCTTCTAGATACCGCCATAAAAGACAATTTTGCAGGGCTCCAAACAAGACGAAAGACGAGGACGAAGTACAAAGTGAAGATGATGAAGACAGAGTAAATGACGAGACCAAAACGAAAGAGGAGTGCGTTCTCCAGGATTCAATCCAGTCCCAATTGGCAGCTACTAGAGATCATGCTGCGAGACTAGAAGCCCAGGTATTAGAATTGTCTTCACTTGTAATGAAACAACAAAATGTTGGCGACAGTGGAACTAAAAATAGTAAAGTTGTCATAACTAATGTCAACAATAGCACGCAAAATACCATCCAACAGAATAACATAGTGAATATTCATCCTTGGGATGGCGCCCGTTGTATCAACATTGGGTTCGATATGATTGCAGATGTTTTCGCCCAGAACGAGAAATTACATGAATACATGCTAATGGGAGAATACGAGATGGCTGATCCGGTTAAAGCCTCCCCGTATGTGACAGAATTGCTCATGGAGCTCATCAAGAGAGCCCATGCAGATCCAGTAGGCAGGAACATCTATCTTAATCCTAATCGAACCGACCAAGCGCTGATTCTTAGGAAAGACAGTTGCTGGGAAGTGATAACTCTGTTAGAGGCCACTAAGAAGCTGCTGGACGACGTAGTATCATGGACAAAACTGACAGTCATGTCCCATGAAATGTTCAAAACTTTGCCGATGGCAGCGCGATCGGCGCTGGCATGCGCCGGCATGCATTACGAATACGAGCCAGAAAAGTATGTAAAACGAATCAAGGGGCCGATGGTCGCGCATTTGACGAATTGTCAGAAGAAAGTCCCCCAGCCGGGGACGCAAATAGTCGTCACAGAAAGCACCTTGAAGCCTCCTCCAAGAAAGCCAGATAAGATTATTCCGCTTGGGCCCGCGTATCTCAGGAGTTCGTACGATCCGCCGGTGGCGTATATCCCGCGCCTCCCCGACCCGACAGCGAAGCCGCGGCTGAATGATGAGCGGGCGGCAGAACTGCTGATGCGCATGCGTCCGACAGGAGACATCACAGTAGAATACATCAAAAAGCTGTCCGAAGCCGCCGAGGAAGACGCAGACTATGTAATTAAAAAACTCTGGGAAGCGGTAGATAATGAATATCTGAAAGGAGGGGACGCGGACATAGCACAGCGGATCGTCACTAAGTTCGACGAAGATCCAGATGTATTCTTCTAAGGTCGTCCTGTATTCTCGCTCATGTGGGCCCGGAGTTGGTACACGGACAAGTCAGCTTTAGAGGGCGCTCGATCATGTTTTCGAGTTGTTGAGGCACGAAGAGAGCCGCTAGCTGCTGGTCGTCTAATTGCAAGACCGGCACGAGCGGGGGGCCGGCTTCGGCGTAAAGACTCGCACGACATGCGCGGTCGTACGCGTCCAAAGAGCTGCGCCCATGTTCAGCTTCGTCTAAAAGTGGCACTTCTTGGGGGGCGCTCTCTACGGCCCCATCTCGGAAAGTAACAGGGTCGTCGAAGTCGGGATCGGGCGAGAGGTACCCGTCGAGGACCGACACTAAACCCGTTTCGACAGTGTACAACAGAGGCGCCTGTTTTTCTTTTTCGGTCGCCTTAACCGGGGCGAGCCGGAACTGGTCCGTGATTATCCAGTGCGGCTTGGCGCTCGGGCCCGAGGCCAGGGTAACGTGTAACGCCCGCAGCTTATCGAACATTGCGTCCGTGAGGAGGGCGGGCGTGCGTACGTGCAAGCCTTGTTTGGAAAGATACTTCGCCCCTTCTCGGCGGAGGAGCCGGCAGCGCAAGCCATCGTAAAGGCACCGCTTGAAGCCTATCAACCCTTTGGTGAATTCTTCTATCGACAAGCTGTACAACCTGCGTTCCGGCAAGCGGAAAGGGTCCAAGCCGGCTAGAATCATCTCTTCCTGGATGGCTTCACGTTTACGCGTGAGCTCGACCAGAGAGTCGAACGAGAGGCCGATCTCGTCGCACCAGGCGAATACCGCCGGTAGATCTCCGTGGGAAGCCTCTAACCGACGCATAAAGGCATCGAATATCAGTACGACTTCGGCATAATCGTCGGCCAACAACAGCCGCATGCGAAAGTAAAATGCTTCCTCTTCGGTCGGCGGGAGCGCCTTAGTACGTTCGCCGCCACCGGTCTTCTGTGCGAGGCTGAGCGGGAGGGCCGCGCGCAGAGCAGCGGCGCCGAGCGGCAGGCCCGAATACAGAACCTGCTCTGGTTTCTTCTTTATTTTAGCTAGCAGCCCGCCGGGTTTCATACCAAAGGCCGCCACGGCGGTAGCAAGGTCTGACGCAGACACGCCCCACGTGTACCCCGCGAGCAGCACGCGGGCGCCCTCCATAGTCGTCCGCGTGAAGGCGGCCGCAATCTGGCCGAGTCCAGTCAGGCCCCAGCCCGCAGAGGCGGTCTTCTCGGTTGGGAGGTCCACGAGAGGGTCCGGCGGCCACGTAGAGGGTAAGGCCGCGTGCGCAGAGACGAAACCGAGCTCGACCGCCGCCGCGTGAGTCGAGAGGAGAGCTTCGACGGGGGGTGCATCGATGAGAGCGATGTCTTCCACGCGAAACTCAGCTGACCGTTCCGTGCGCAGTTTCTGCCTCTGTTGAGCCCAGGCGAGACGGAGATAGATGTCTGAGGGCCCCATGGTGACGATGTCAGGGGCCTGCATCGCGTCGAGGGCAGCGTGGACCGACTCAGTGAACAGGGGGTAGTAGTCTCCATCGAACAAGCGCCCCGCGCGCCCTCGCCGTTGCTTGAGCCGATTCTGAGGGGCCGGGCGCGTGAGCAAGCCCCCAGCCCCCCACGGCGGGTACAGCTCACGGGAACGGGCCCAGCCAGAATCGACAACGTAACGCAGGGTGTTGATGGTGAGGCCCGTCTCGGCGACCGAGGTCGCGACGACCACGCGGCGCCCGATCTGGCGCTCCCCGACAAGCGGGAGCTTCGACACCCGTTCGAAGATGTTCTCGAACTCTTCGCCCTGGCTCTCGACGACTTCCCTGTTCGCGCGCAAGATCAAGAGAGGTGGCGGCGCACCGGCTTCTTTCAGATAGCGTTCGTTGACCTTGTTGAGCGCCTCAACGACCTGCCGAGTCTCGGTGTGCCCGGGGATAAAGACGAGAATATCACCGCGTTCGGGCGGATCCTCCAGGTTGTCTTCGTGGATGCGTACTGCGGTCGCGGCGGCCTCAGCACAGTAATCGTTCGTCCCCGTGCTGGGCCAGTGGTCGTGGATGTCGAACTGACGGCCGCGGACCAGGACGATGTTCGCGAGGCCCACGCCGAAGTACTCAGCGTAGCGCGCGGGGTCGAACGTGGCGCTCGTGAGCAGAAGGAAGGGCAGCCGCTTGTCACCGGCATTGCGCAGGTAAAAGTCGCGCAAGACCATCAGGGTCAGGTCAGCATCGAGAGAGCGCTCGTGGACCTCATCCACGATGATGCAGAAATACATGTCCATGATCTCGGAGTCTTCGAGAGATGCGAGTTGTGCAGCGAGGACTCCCGAAGTTACATAGACAAGGCCCGCGGGCGGGCTATTGCTTACAGGGCCAGTCTGGTAACCCACGGTCTTGCCCATGACCATGTCTCGGTTCGGCCCCGAGGAGACATCTCGAGCCAGCGCCTGCGCGGTCAGTACCCGGGGCTGAGTGCACACTACATTTTGTCCTCTGTACCGGACAGTGGGGGGCTCGGAGGCGCCCCGCAAGATACGAAAGATGCCCACCGGTAGAACAGTAGATTTGCCAGCGCCGGTCTCGGCGAGTATGAAGAGGACACGGTCTTCCATGGCAGCGCCATTCCACCCGAACTTGGACCAACGGCGGCGCAGCCAGCGCTGCACGTAGGCGAGGCCGGTCTCGCCAGGCTCAACGCCGACAGCCATGAGTTTGCCGGGCTCAAGAAGGGTAGGGACCTTTGACATCGCAGAGAAGTATAACTAAGGAAGCAGCCTTTAGTACAGAGGCTAGTCCGGATAGTTAACTCTGTCGGGTTGGCGTCCGGATTGAAGGGGCAACAGGCCCGCGAAAGTCGGCTGAAATGGCAGCAAGCGCTGCCATCAGCGATGCAATATTTCGAACTAGAAATAGAGTCGCTGATGGCAGCGCTTGCTGCCATTTTCAGCCGACTTTCGCGGGCCTGTTGCTCCCCTGGTTGTAGCCTTAGGCTGGCGTGGCCCCGTAGGGGCCACCTGCCCCCTTGGCATGTGTCCCATGGACACTGCCGGCCTCCGGTATCAACCCAGACGCCAACCCACAAGAGACAACCGCTGGAAGATCGCAGATAAGAATAGGAGTATAGGAGTAAATGCTGCCCGATTGGCGAGACGCACCGACAGCCCCACGGGCGGCTTACGGAGAACCCCCTTACAATTGGAAGAAGTGTGGCCCTTTGGGCCACACAGGGACCCCCTATGGGGGTCCCAAGAAGCCCATTCCGTCACTGGTCGAGCCCGCAGAGCCGCGCTACAGCCCGGGAACCCGGGACGGGCCTAGTCCGATTAACACGGCCAACCAGGTCGACCCGTACGTGTACGTGGGGGGCTACCTGGCCGCGGCTGACCCGGAGTTCCTGCGGCGAGAAGGGATCACACGCGTGGTGAAGCTCTTCGCCGACGACGACTCGTACCCGGGCGGTGCCTGCCGGCTCCCAGGAGTAAAATACCTCGTCTTGCCGGCGCTGGACACGCCGTCTTACGACATCCGCGGGGACATGATGGCCGCGGTCCGATACATCAAGGAGGCGATCGCGAACGACGAGAAAGTCCTCGTGCACTGCCACGCCGGCGTGTCCCGGTCGCCCACAGTGGTGCTGCTCTACTTGATGATCGTGCGCAACTACGAGCTGTGGGCGGCCCTGGCGCGGCTACGCATGCTCCGTCCAGTCATCAACCCGAACGACGGCTTCATGGCGCACCTCGGCGCAACCGACACGCGTCTCCACCGACTGCGCGTCGGCGACGAAAAACAGTACATAGCGCCGCCGCCAATCCTCATGTACGAGGCCGAAAAAGAAGGCTACGTCAAGCCCGCGGCGCGCTCGCCCAAGTGGCGCTGGTAAACGGCGGAGTATTTCTATTTCTCAGTTTCTTCTACAACATGCATATGCACGCCGAGGCGCGCAAAGTGTTCGAGCACATCGTTGTCGAAGTTTAATTCTAGCCACTGGACCAATGATTTCTGTTGTTTCTCGTCTAAGTCTTCGAACGTCTGTGATCTGAGCCAAATAAGGTACCCATCGCACAAATCGTTTTCTACGTTCTTAAATACCCCGTCATCATCTTCGCAGTCGTTGTTCCAGCACACTTCACAGACAGCGTAATCGAATTGATACCCATAGTATCCAAACGTCTCCAACAAGCTAACATACAAAGTGCCGTCAAACTCACCGACACGATCATGGTTCCTATCAAACCAGCATTCCTCGGAAGAGCAAGGAACATGTTCATCGAAAGCAGGTAGATCGAACTGGAGAGGAATCCAGGTTTTAAACTCATCGTACGCATCTCGGATGAAAGCAGTCGGATCGCCGACCTCTTCAGAGTTAACAAACAAAGACCACGCTGTTTCGTAGATTTTTAGACGCAGTTTTTCAGCTTTCAAGTCGAACTCTGCCTTCTTTCTAGCATATTCTTCATCCTTTTTGAGTTTCTTGTACCCGCGGACTATGCGAGAACATCCTTCCAGCAGTTCTTCGTCGCTGATCGCCAAATCAGTGGCCAGTCGTAACAGCTGGTTCCTTAGTTCTTCGCGGGTCGCCATTCGTACCATATGTGGTAACGCTTTCAGCTTCAATTTCCAGCCCAGAAGGAGGGTGTCCTTTCACGCTAACAGCCCGTTAAATTAGAAAGAGGGCCGCGAGCCAGCCCGATCCTATGTTTGCCGTTTATGGTAGCGGCCCGACTACAAAACGGCAAACATAGGATCGGGCTGGCTCGCGGCCCTCTTTCTAATTTGAAGCAAGTCGGCGCAGGGCATAACAGCGCACGGACTGGGCGAACGCATGCAGGAGCTGGATTGCTACACGGACGCGTCCTACGCCAAAGACGTGGGCGGGTCGTTCATCGCGTACAAGATGGGCGACTTCCCGATCTGGCTCCAGTACCTGGAGGGCGTCAAGAACACGCAAGCTGAGGTGTTCTCGGCCCGGCAGTGTGTCCGGGTCGCGCGGGCCCTGCACCCGAACCACGTTATCAACGTGTACACCGACTGCCAGGCGGTGATCAGAAAGGAGCCCCGGCAGAAGAACGTGAACTTCTTCAAAGTGGAAGGGCACCCGAAAACAAAACAGAAAGACGAAAGACAGCAGGTGTTCAGCCAGGTCGACAGAACCGCACGGAAGGCGCTCCGAGAAATGAGAAAAGAGAAAGCCGCAGCCCTCAAAGAGGGAGCGCAATTAGGCATCCAGGGGCAATCAGGCATCTATGATGCCAAGGCCTCGGCAACCAAGACAAAGTGGTCTGAAACCATCTGATAAGGCTCAGTGGCCCACATAAGTTTTTCGAACAGCTTGATCTTGTTGTCCAGAGGGAGTAGTCCCACTTCGGGCAGGTGGGGGAAAGGGAGACACACGCGCACATCGCCCCAGCGTCCCGCGCCGACCACGCAATCTAAGGGCGAGAACTGCTGGCCGGCCTTCGAGACCAGCTCCGGGTGGTCTTTGAAGCACTCGGCAGGCACCGGGTCGGTCGCCCACGGCGCGAACGTGATGTCGGAGGGCGACGCCCCGTACACGATGCCCGCCGGCTCGAGCAGCGCAGTCCTCTTAGGGAATTCTTCCACGAGACGGTTGAAGTCGCCAATAGCGCCCCAGTTCTCGGAGCCTTCGGGCCCGCAGAGCACTTTCAACTGCTCGGCCTCCAAAGCCCACATAAGGCCGCCAAAGAAGTCGAGAGTCAGGTGGACGAACAAGATCTTGTGGAGCTTGCCGGAGTCGGGGTCGACGTGCAGGAACCCGGCCGCTCGGCAGACATCGCCTTTGCCTCCGACCCGGAGCGTGACAGGCATTACTTTGCAATTCGCCAGGGAGAGGCCTCGCACGAAGACCGCGACCGCGAAACTCCTGTCCGCTGGGTCGTCTTTGGTGGCCTCGCCGGCAAAGATCCAGTCGAAATGAGACATAAGCAGCATGATGGATGTTTTGGTCTTTTCTTCCATGTGTTTGCCGCCCCACTCGGACAGACCCAGCACGCGGACATCTCTCCGGCCGAGGGTGTCCAGGGCGCCCAAGAAAGCGCCAAGCCGGTGCGGGAGCCCCTGGCGATGCGCCAAGTCCTTTTTCGAATTAGCGCAGCTGATGAACGCTACTTTCAGGGCCATGGGTGCTATAGGTGAAGTAGCTTCTCGTTTAATTTGCACACAGCCACAGCCCCGCACCTCGAAAGAAGGCCTCTCGGGCCAGATAGAGGCCTCTATCTGAATCGCGGAATTGTTGAATGTAGTTCCTTAAAGTGCACAGAGGCAAGAGCCCCGCATCCCAAAAGAAGGTTACTCGGGACAGACAGGTCTTCTTTCAGGGTCGTGGAACTGTTAGCAGCGCCGCGCAGAGGCAAAAAACGCACGTTGGTGTTCGCGACAACATGCAGACAGCATTACACATGCAGACAGCATTACACTTGCTGCAAACACTGTCGAGCAGATCCCCATAGTTGATCTACGGTTGTAGAATGTCTGCGGCCGGTCGCAAGCACGACCATCTCGTCCCCTTTGCCAACTACGAGTGAGTGTTCTTCACAATCGGTGCTGATCATCAGACGTGGGCGTTCCTCGCATCGCTCGCCAGTGGCTTGCAGAGTGAAGGACTTGCTGTCAAGACTCATGACTAATAGGGCCATTTACGTGCCTTCAAATTAGGGCGACATCCACGGAGGCAAGGGCCCGCACCCCGAAAGAAGGCTTCTCGGGCCAGATAGAGGCTTCTACCTGGATCGCGGAATTGTTAGCAGTGGTGCATGGATGCAAGAGTTCCGCGATCCCGAAGGAAGCCCTCTCAAGCCAAATAAAGGCCTAGTTCGATATGAGCCCGCGTCTAAAAGCTCTCACCAACCTCGTCCGAGAGCCCGGCCGAATCGCTCCAGCCGCCCGCGCGCAGGTTCTTGGACCCGACCGGCGCGGCGCCCCCATAGCCGCGGTCTTCGTCTGCGTGGCCGAACTCCTCTTCCGGCGCCACGCCGATGCTGACCTGCCCCTGGCCCGCCGAGCGCCACTCGGGCGCCTTAGAGAGGCCCACCGGCAAGGCCTCGCGCGCCTGGTGCCAGCGCGCCTCGTCGGAGCCCGCGGCGTAGGCGGCCCGCCGCTCAGGCCGGTCGTACACGCCGAAGCCGCGCTGGCCGGCCTCGCCTTCAGCCGGGGCGTGGCCCCGCGCGCCGTCTGCGACGACCTGGCCCGCGATGCGCCGGCGCGCACTAGCAGAGCCCTCACGCAGGCCCGTGACAATGGCTGCGACGTTCGCGAGATGGGGGTTCGCGGACAGGTGCGAAGTATGGACAGCTCGCATCGCGTTTTCAGGGTGTGCCGCGGGCGTGAGGCCTGCGCTTCCGCCGAGCCAGCCGCCGTCGCCGTCCTGCACCTCAGCCCGGGGTCGACGGGACTGCTCCTCGGCCATCTGCCGGTACAGGGCCGCGACGTCGCGCGAGGGCGCGAGGCCCGAGCCCGGCGCGCCCCGGACAGCGAGCGACGTGCCGTGGTCCTGGTCGGTCTGGCCGCTCTTTTCCGCGGCCCGGCTGCGGGCGGCCAGGGCCATCGTGGCCCCGAGCACCTGGCGGTTGGCGGCCCGGGCGCGCTGCGACACGCCCCAGTCATGGTCGGCGCCGACAGCGTTCACGCGCCCGCCGCCCTGGGCGTTATCACCGAGCGCCGAACGACCGGCTCCCCGCTTCTGGCCATACGCCTGGACGCCGAGGTCGACGTCGCCGGTCGTGTGGCGCCAGGGGGCGGCCTCAGCGGTGTCGTCGACGCCTAAGCCCCGCATGCCGCCGTTCAGAGCCTCGGTCGCGGGGGCGTGGTCGCCGGCGGCGAACCGCTCGCGCCACTGGTTGTTAGTATGGCTGGCGTGACCGGCGGCGCTGTCCTCGTAGTTGCCAGTCCGGTAGGCGAGGGCTTCGTCCCCGGCCCCGATGGCGCCGGCGCGGAGGGCGTTCTGAGCCCACCCGGCAGCGTAGTTGTCCGAGACGACGTTGCGCCCCCAGGGGCGTCCTTCTTTCTGCACAGTGAAGATCTTGGTATTCCCCTTGAGCTGTCTGTGTATCTCCTTCATGCCGTAGCTGATCGACTGGTTCGTCCACGGGCGCTCGGCGATGTGGTGGTCGTCGTTGTCGCCCATAGCGACTGTGAGCTCCGCGGCGCGCGCGGTGATGTGCCCGCGGGTCTGGTCAAATCTAGGATCATTAACACTTCCGCGTGGGTCATTTTGCATAAAACCTACGAAAAGCTCGGGATGTCTTGGAAGTTCCGGCTGCGAGCCTCTTGTACCATTGTAGTGCAAATTTAAGACTGATCGTGATAAACCTGGATCGCGTCGAGTTTTGTCGCTTTCTAAGAAGGGCGCATCTGGAGTCCAGTCAATGATCTCGGATCGCGTATAGTTCTTGTATTCATCCTCGACATCGTAAAACTCGTCGTACCCGCGTACATTTTGTACAAGTTCTGGGTCAGTTTCTTCTAGACGATAAAGCAGGACATCATGGGGCATACCGCCATAAGGAAGTCCGCCATTTCTACTATTTATCTCTGTATAACTCATCAGACTTGGCTTGGCTTATGTTGCGTTTTCAAACAACTTCCGTACACTAATATTTCATTAGGTCTGTCTAATCTGACGCCTCGCTCGACAAGCATATAGGCGAGAGTCGCCCGCCGGACACAAAAAGCAGACATATCGTAAACGAACTCGTCAACGCATGGGGCTTGTGTACACAACGTCTTCGATTTCTAAATCCTCCCAGGAAACATTGTCTAGTCGGTCGGGGGAGGAAGCGTCTTTAACACTGGGCATCGGGGCCTGGCCCGCCCCGCCTGTGGTGCTCTCCCGGCTGTGCTGGATGCCAGCGAACACATCGCGGATGCCTTTCTGTTGGGATGTCTCGCGCGCGGACTTAGTGACCGCGTAGTGGTGGACGAACATCACGGCAGTGACCAGTAACCCGAAGTATAGGGCCGCGCGCATGGCGAGTTTGGCGCCGCCATTGCGGAGGGCGTCGCTGTACAGTGCCAGGGCCACTATCGCGCACAGAGCCGTGATGAGCAGAGCCGTATAGATCGGGTTGTTGACGATGGTATGGATTATGGGCGCCCGGCTGACCCAATCGGCGGCGGAGTTCACGGATTCGCCAAGACTAAACCCGGACATGGCTGAGGTACTACCCCTACTATAAGTACTCTGTCAAACTGTTCGCCCCGTAAACAGCTGGCGCTTACAGATATTCTTCGAGAATGTCGTTGATGTCTGCGTCCCCTGACCTAGCATTGTCACTTTCCGCATCAGTCATGATCTCTTCATCAAGCAAATTGACAAACTTCGCGTGTGCGGGTGGCTCGGGCGCTGGTCGGGAGTGTGGAGCATTACGTGTGCCCTGGGTACCGCCGCGGCGAACAGGCGGCTGGCTCGCAGGGCTAGCCCCGCCCGCGACTTTGAAGAAGTTAACAGGGATGCCGCCCGCGGTCGCTTCGCCTCTAGGAGGCTTGGCGCCAGAGTTAGTCTTTTTGTCGGCGCCTCGTGGCCCCTCTGGGGAAGTCTCAGCGATGGTCTCACGGTGCGGGACGGCGCCCCGCGCATGGCGCCCGCCCTCACGGTCGTACCGGACGTTTTCAGGCTCGGCGATGGTCTCGCGTTTAGGGATCGCGAGGGCCGCGCCGGCGTCCTCGGGGCCAACATCTCGTCCGGCCTTAAGCAGTTCGACAAGCTTGACAAGTTTGGCTTCGCGAGCCTTGATCTTCTTCAGCCGGTCTCTGAGTTCGTCCACTTCGCCTTCGGCGTCTTCAGCGCGGGCAACCGCCTCGGCTTTCTCTTTCACAAGACGTCTCAGCGCCCGTTTCATGTCATCAACGGCGGCCAGGGAGACATGCTCGCGGGCCTGCCCCATCTTCTTCAGAAAGCTGTTGAAGATGCTTGCGCGTTTGGAGAAGAGGGCGTTGACACCGGCATCCTGGAGCATGCGGATGGTGACCGGGCTTCCCGTGATGCGGCCGTCGATGGTGCGGTGGAGCATGTCGGGGGTCGTCGCGTAGGTGGCCAGGCTCGAGATCAGGTCGCAGACGATGCTGCTCAGCAGCTCGTCCTTGTCTTGCGTCGTGAATTGACGGAAGTAGTCCTCAGGCACACAGACTTTCACGACCATATCGACGAAGTCGGCGAAGCTCAGAGTAGTGTAGCGGGTGTTTATGGTGAAGTACTTGTGGATGCCTTGGACGACATCGCCATAGCAGCGCTCATCGTTCTTGATGCCGATGACGTACGCCTGGACGTGGCGGACGTATTCGTCGGTGAGCGACGTCCGGCCGCGCTGAGCATCGGCGCTGTGGTAAATATGATGGTAGATAGTCTCGGTGATATGCGCAGAAAGGATCTCAAAGATCGAACAGATGAACGGATCCTGATTGGCGTTGCTCTTCTGGGACGTCATGGTGCGTGGCGCAGTACGCAGTGTTATCCGCAGCCGCAGCGAGCTCTAAAACCGCAAGAAGGATACGCATCATCGCATCAGGCCGTAAGCCACAGACCGCCTTAATGTTTGCCCCAAATGTACCCTAATTGTTGCCATAAATAGGCAAACGGCAGACTGCTTAGAACGCCGAATTAGAGAGCTGTTAGCCAGTGTAGTCCCGGGCCGGCTCAATGTTTGCTTCGTTTGTAGACCCACTGCTACCATTTACAGCCAAACATTGAGCCGGCCCGTGACTGCATTGGCTAGCACAGTAGATCGCCCGCCTGCAGATCTGGCCCCCCGCTATTCGAGTCTATGTGACAGACAGATGCGCACAAAATTGAACACAAGATAGGCGAAGGATCATGGAGCCCGTTGATTCCCTAGAACAAAGAGTACTAAACGCACTCGCGTCGAAACCCGCCGGCAGCTTCGACGCACTGCAGGTGGCGAAAGCCGTGATAGGGCCGCAGGGGACGCAGGCGCAAGTGAACCCAACGCTGTACAAATTGCACAAGCAAAGAAAAATAGAAAGAACTGATCGCGAAGGTGCACGGCCGCTCTGGAAGATAAACCTCAGCCTGCCTGAAGCCGAGACCGCAGACGCACTCGATGCCGAGGCCGCAGCCGCGCTCGACGCCAAGATCATAGCCACGCTCGAGCGAGGGCCAGCCGAAGGACTGTATGCGCTCCAAATCGCGAAGGTCGCCATAGGATTAAAAGCGAAGGCCACAGAAGTCAACTCTGCGTTGTACAGGCTTTTCGAGGAAGGGAAGGTCGCAAAGGAATTGTCCGAAGGGGGCTCTCGACCTTTATGGCGTAGTACTCGTATAGCTAGCGGCCAATAACAAAAGTGAGCGCGTTCACAGGCTCGCGGTATTTTTGTATAGTACGGCAGCCGCAGCTAACCCATGCTAGCTCTCTAATTGAGGGTGCAGGCCACAGCTAACCATATTAGGATCTCTAAATGAGACTGCAGGCCGCAGCTAGCCCATGCTAGCTTCTCTAATTGAAGTTGCAGGCCGCAGCTAACCCACGCTAGCTTCTCTAATAGAGATTGCAGGCCGCAGCTAACCCATGCTAGCTTCTCTAATTGAGGTTGCAGGCCGCGGCTAGCCCATGCTAAGCTTCTCTAATTGAGGTTGCAGGCCGCGGCTAGCCCATGCTAGCCTTCTCTAATTGAGGTTGCAGGCCGCAGCTAGCCCTTACTAGGTTCTCTAATTGAGGTTGCAGGCCGCGGCTAGCCCATGCTAGCCTTCTCTAATTGAGAGAGCAGGCCGCAGCTAACCCATGTCAGGATCTCTGCTTAAAAGAATTCCAATGTGTAAACTACAGCTAACCCTGTGTTAGGGTCCCGTCAAAGTCGTATCTCAGTTATAGTTTGAACTTGTCGTAGTAGGGGTTTTCCTTGTCCATGGCGACGCCTGAGCTCTGTATGTCTTCGCACAGCTCGCGGAGCGCGGCGCTCCCGAACATCGAGGCGCGGGGTAAAGGGTACTCGACGTAGTAGAAGTACTGGTGGGCGTCGTCTTCGCGGATGTAGGCCAGCTTGCGGTTGCCGACCAGGATCTCGGGTGCAATCTCTTTGACAAAATCCTTAGTAGATTTAGGAAATTTGTTAGAAACGCGTTCGAAATTGCTGGCACAGACGACCGGCTCGGTGAAGAACGAAATAAAGGCATTTTTACGTAGATTGGCGGGTATGTCAGTATCGTCTTGGGCACACAACAAAGTAGTAATAAAACTATGCCGATTCTGGTAAAACAGCAGGCGAAATATGTCTTTGTTGAAGAAGGGCTTTAGCTGGGCCGCGCAGTCGTCGAAGACCAGCAGGAGGCGCGGGTTGAACAGGAGGTACGCGAGGCTGTACCTCTCGTCTTCCGAGAGGTCGTCGCGGGCCCAGAGCTCGTCATAACAGATCGCGATGTACTTCTTGTACAGCAACGTGAGCATCTTTTTGAACTTCTCGTTCGCCTCTTTCACCTTCTCCTGGCTTCGGCCAGGGGAAGGCGCGTACTTTTTCCGGACCTTCTCGATGACTTTGAGCCGCATCTCGTTGATGTCTTCAATGTGGCGTACCCCCTCGGCCCGGTAGATCTTGGGCAGTCGCCCGAAGAGCTGCGAAAGGACAGTCGGGTTGTTGGCCCGCGTATAGATCGCCGCCATCATCTCCTGGCGCTTCCACACGGCCTCGAGGAAGCGGAGGGCGCCCCGCGCCCCGTCGTCCTTCTTGGGGTTCGAGGGGTCGGGGAGGTACATGCGGTAGTGGATGAGCGGCGGGTGGACGTAGCCTTCGTACGACCGATTCGAGGGCTCTGAGGGCGAAATGACGAACACTTGTTCGATCTGGCCGGCAACAACTTCCATAATGTGTTTAGATATCACCGTTTTCCCGGTCTTGCTGGGGCCATAGATCGCGATCGTGCGGTCGACGAACATGGAAGCGCAGTCGGGCAGCCGAGGCACCTTCTTCCCGCCCTCCGTGCGGATAAAGTCGCGGTCTTTTTCCGACATTCAGCGAGTACTCCCAAGCGGGGGCTCTCTAGTTGCCCGTCGGGCACCTTCACAAGCGCGCCGCCGAGAGCAAACAGCGCAGCGTTTGCTAGGGAAGTTAGCCGACTTTCGCGGCCCTGTTGCTTTGCCGAGCGCCGGCGACCCAGAGTTCGCGGAAAAGGAGGGTCGCCGGTGCTCGGCAAAGCAACAGAGCCGCGAAAGTCGGCTAACTTCCCTAGCAAACGCTGCGCTGTTTGCTCTCGGCGGCACGCCCTCGAATTGCTCGCATGTTCACCGTCAAGCTGCCCTTGTCTGCTATGTGCTCTGTTTGCCGATAAAGCTCTTACAAAGTTGACCCGGCGGCCGGACGCGCAAACACTGCATAATTGAAAGTCAAGCCAGTTATGAATACGATGAAACGCTCTCAGCCCACAGAGCTGTTCTGCAGATATTGCGGGCAGACTAAGCCTTATAAGAGTTTTTACGCCGGCGTCAGAACTAGATGTAGCGATTGTGCTAGACGAATGGCCAAAGAATACGCCATTGCACAAAAATGTAAAAAAGAGGCCGAGCGCACATCTCGTAAGATGGGCACGTTAAGATTAACGTTCATCAGGCTACCAGAGGATGTTACCAGTGTTACTGAAGAAGAGGCTGAAGAAGGGAAAGAGCTGACAGCCTTTCCGTCTGAAGAAGACTATGTTTGTCGTTGTTGCAAAATCGATCCCCTTTGGGACATAGAGAGAGCCATGACGATGACTACGGTGACTACGATGACTAAAGCAGGCGAAATGGGCTGTGCTCTCTAAAAACAATGGCCGGCTTTTATTGCGTCGCTTATGAGCCATTTTGTGTCGCAGCGATGGTACTATCGCGGAGCGCTTCAGCGTGCATCTCGTCTGCCGTGCGAGTCTCAGACTCCAGAATGTGCTGTACAGCGTATGGAGCAAAGGCGGGAACCTCGTTAGGGTCCCACTTCGTGCTCGCTAAGGCCGGGGAAGGCCGGGCGGTTTCTGTATCCCGAGTGGTAACCCCTGTAGAACCGGCGGCCTCGATAGCCGCTTTTTCTTGTTGGGACAGCGATGCCCTGACGATTGGGTGGCCAGGCTCCCTGCTGTGGTCTTCACGGGCCAGGTGCTCGGGGGCTTCCGCCCTCGAGTAGAAGTGAGACTTGCCGAATGTACCAGAGACAGGATCGTTCGTAAACACGTCGACCTGGATGGCGTCGTCGGGCACGGCGGCCATCTCGCGGGCCCGGGCGACGTGTGTACGGGCCACGGCGAGCTCTTGCACTTCCAGATCGGAAAGAGCCTGGCCGGAGGTCTCTTTCTCGCCTAGACGCGCGATTGTCTTTTCGTACTGCTCCAGAACCTCGAGTTCTTTCGCGGCTTTGATGTTCCCTCTTGCTTTCTCGAGCCGGAGCATTTCCTCTTGGGAGATGACCTGCTCGACGCCCTGGCCGGCGAAGCCCTGCCCTTTCGCGAGCTGGCCGGTCTTGTACTGCACGAGCGCAGGGTCGTCGGGGCCCTCTTCGGCGATGTTCTTGGCTTTCGTCTGGCGGACACGGTTCCGCATGAGGTCGGCCCCCAGCTTCTTGTCTTCGGCGTGTCGGTCGAGGATGCGCTTGAGCACTTCGGTGTTCTTGTTGAAGAACTGTATCTTCTCGCGGTTCTTCTTGAAGTCGGCCAAGAGCGACCACTGGCCGAACTCGAGGGCCTTGAGCGAGCTCGGGGCCTCCTCGGCGTATCGCTGGCAGTGCTTCTCAAACGCGGCGTCGACTTCCTCGGGCGCGCCCTCGTAGCTCTCCCAGAGGGCCATGGCCATGTCGAGGTCGGGCCGCTCGGGGTAGAGCGCCTCGGTGACCGTGCGCAGCTCCTCGTAATTCACCTCGGTGTAGTAGGCCCAGCGGTGAAACGTGTCTTGGGGCGGCACGTGGTCGGCTGCGGGGCGCGCGCCCTGCTCGGGCTGGACGGGGGCGAGGTAATGCAAGAATGCTTGGCGGGCCTCTTCATCCCCGATGATGTTATGCAAGGCATGGGCGAGGTTCTCGCACCGGAAGAGGGCCGCGAGCGCAGCGCGGACGCCCGGACAAGAAAGGTCCACCACGCCGTCGACGCAGTCGAGCGCTGCGAGGCCCGCCGCACACAGCCCGGGGTCGCGTAGGAGCTCGACGGCCGCGGCCCGCCCCTCGTCGCCGTGCATCATGATCTGCACGAAAGGGGTTTGGTGTTCTTTCGAAGGCAGGGGGGCTTCGCCCCGGAGGGCCTCCAGGGTGAGGTGGCCCGGGTCTTTCGTATCGACGGGCACTTCGGTGTCGCCGAAGCGGACCTTCTGCACGGCGGCCGCGATCGTCTTGGCGTCGTGCCCACTGCGCACGTGGACGCTCGGGTCGAACTCGAGCCAATTGCGCAGAAACGCGCCGATGATTTCTTTCGCAGTCTCGGCGGGCATCTCCTGCGTGCCGGGCTCGGGCGGGAGGGGGTAACGCGCGATGACCGATTTCACTTCCGGGAACTGCAAGCCTGCCTCGATCGTGGCGCGCAAGTGGAGGCTGGCCTCCGTGCCGATGTGATGGGCGGCGTGGGTGGCGGCGCAGAGGAGCCCCGCGGCCTTAGAGGTAGCCGCGGTGGCCTCGGCGTAGCCCGCTTCGACCGCGGCCTGGGCCGACGCGTACCCGACCGGGACGCGCTGGGAGGACCCCCACTCAAGATCGCGTTCGGTGGCGAGCCGCTTCAGTTCGGCGGCATCTTTGGCCGCGGCTTGGGCCTCTTTCGCGACTTCGAGGGCCGCTTCCAGGTGTTCGACGAGCCTGTCGGGGTCCTGCGCAGAAGGGACGTCGGTCGCAGGCGGGGCCCAGCGGCGCTGGGCGCTCGGCACTTCCCACTCGCCGTAGACCTGGAAGAGGAAGCCCACGAGGCTCGTCATAGTGAGGCGGCGCAGGTAGTCTTCACGCAGGTTGGTGTAGCTCACCACGGCGATCTTCTTCTTGCCCTCAGGCGGGCGGGGGCCCGCGAGGCCCGCATATGGGTTCAGCCGCTTCTGCAGCTCCAGGAGCTGCTCGTGGCTGATGCGGTTCTCCTGGAGAAGGATTTCCGGGTTTTCCAAGACATCTTGCAACAAGGCGTCAAAAGCAGCCGGGTCCTCTATCGGAGCGTCGGCACCCACCACACTCGTCTCGCGGGCCGCTATAGGCCCCTGTTGCTGCGGGCGCTTATCTGGCTGGGTGGCCGCGGCCAGTCTGCGCCTGTCGGCCTTCGGCGGCTTCTTTGCGCCCCGTTTGTGTTGCGAAGAAGAAAGGCTCATGGCGTCTAACTAATGGGAGCCCAGACTCCGGTTCAATTGCTCTTCGAGTCTGCCCTCACTGGCCTAGGAGGGAGTAGTAACTAACCGCCGCGAAAAGGTGGTACACCTGGGTAGCAGATGCTAGCATTTTCGTACAACTTTTCGCGGCGGTTGCTTCCCTGTTGGCCGGCAACCTCATCGCCAACCCTACAGAGCTAACTGATGCTCGCAGTGTAGGGTTGGCGATTAGGTTGCTGGTCAACAGGGAAGCAACCGCCGCGAAAAGATGCGGGACTTGGGCGACAGATGCTAGCATTTTCGTGCAACTTTTCGCGGCGGTTGCTTCCCTGTTGACCGGCAACCTAATCGCCAACCCAACAGAGTTAACTGATGTTCGCAGTGTCGGGTTGGCGATTAGGTTGCCGGCCAACAGGGAAGCAACCGCCGCGAAAAGTTGCACGAAAATGCTAGCATCTGCTGCCCAAGCGCACCATCTTTTCGCGGCGATGTTACTACTTAAAGCGCCCGGCTGTTCGGACTCAGTCCCCTTCGGGGCCCTAGGGCTTTAATGCCACGAGTAACACTTCTGGGGGGCACTACAGCAATATTCTGTTAGTGGGCGTTGGCCGCTCTGCAGAGGCCCCAAAACAGACGAAACACATCGCAGGAAATTTGCATAGGAACTTCTCGCAACGTGGTTAGAATGCAGAGCCGCCTTGGGTGCGAGGACTGCCGGCTGCGTGCGTTAAGGACTTGCACCCGGTTCGCCAGTTTTCTGGCCAAAAGCGTCGGGCCGCAAGCCTGTTGAAGACACGGGCCCTTGCTGGTACTAAAAAGACGTCACATAGCCGCCCTCTAACGCTTGCCCCCGCAGCGGATGGAGACAGCCTCACGACAACTGCAGATGAAATTCGACGCCGCGCGCTCGGCCCTGGGATCCATGGCTGAGCTCGACCTGGAGGCCGAGCCGAAAGGCGTGATCACCGCCCTGGCCTGTGAGCTGGGGGGCCTGGAGATCAAGTACGCCCTCGCGACGGGCCACCTGTACGTGGCGGCGATGATGGGAGAGACGGAGCGCCTCTCCGCGGGCGCCGAGTTCGCCCGCATTCTTTCTTCGGAGGACTTCTCCGGAGACATCGACCGCCTGGTCACGCAGGGCGAGGCGGCCCTGCGCGGGGCCGGCGTGCCCCTGCGTGACGCCGCGCCGGCCGAGACGAAGGGGCGCCGGGGCCGCGGGCGGGGTGGCGCGGCGGGCGCGACCACGCGGACAGCCAAGAAGCTCTCCCCCACGGTGTGCGCCGCGATCCAGAAGCACCTGGACGCGTACCCGCGGAGGGGGCCCGGGAACGCCCCGTCGGGAGCGGCCGAGGCTACCGCGACGGCCGCGTCGGACTACGAGAGCTGCCCGGCCTGCGGCGGCCCCACCGCGGTTGACGCCGCGCGGTCAGTGCTGCGCTGCAGCGACCCCGAGTGCGGGGCCGTGAGCGAGCTCGTGGGCATCGCGTTCGACGATTCGCAGTTCTACAGCCAGGAGGGCCAGAAAGCTAAGTCGGGTACGTTCAATCCGAACCGCCACTTCCAGTTCTGGTGGACCCACATCCTCGCATTGGAACCCGAGGAGGAGATCGGGGACAAGGACGACCCCGACAACCAGTACGGCGAGAAGCTCCTGGCTCGGCTGCGCGAGATCATCGCCCGCGACCGCCACATCCTGCGCCTGCTGACCGTGTACAACGTGCGCGCGATGCTGCGGGAAGCGAACCGGACCGACCTGAACAAGAACGTGCCCCTCCTGATGAAGAAGCTCACGGGGGTCGGCCCGCCGCAGGTACCGGATGCGTTCGCCGTGCGCGTCGAGAACCTCTTCACGAAGGCGATCGAGGCGGGCGAGCGGATCCGGCGGGAAGGACGCGTCAACCGGAACTACTACCCGTTCTACATCGGCCGCATCGTGGAGGCCCTGACCACCGACGAGGACGTCGACCTGCGGCGCATCCTGTATTATATCTACATCCAGAGCAAGGAGACGGTCGAGGAAGACGATGAGGACTGGGAACAGATCTGCCTCGATCTCGGCGAGATCAAGTACACGCCGACCGACCGGACCCTGGGACAAAAGTACGCGCCTAAGTGACGGAAGAATGTGCAAACGTTCTTCTCTAATTGGGCGCGCCCTGGCTTGCCGATGTTCGAGTACATGCTCTAACAAAAAACGAGCGGAAACGACCGCCAAGCGAGTTTGGAGAACTCTCCGGCGCGTGGCTTCAAATCACAGCGAGCTCCTCGAGCTCGGCGAGTGCCACACTTCCACTGACTGGCTCGACAAGCGCGTCGAGCCAGTCAGATAGCTCTTGCGTTTCGGCCTCCGACCTGACGTCCATGAGCGCCTTCACGGCATCTTCGGACAGGGTCTTGTGCGCGTTCCGCTGCCACTCCAAGAACAGGGTCGCCGCGAAGTCGCGATCCTCGAGCGCGAGGCCCATGGCCGCGAGCACTTCGGTCGGCGCGGCGCGGGCCATGGAGCTCCCGAGGGCCCGCAATGTCGCATCCGTCTTCAAGAACTCGACGGCTCGATATTTGTGGCAGTCAGCCACGTAGCCGTCCTGGGCGAGCTGCCGCAAGCTCTCGTAGAACCGCACGCGCATTTCTGGGACCCCTGTTGGCACCACGATCGTCGTGCGCACGGTTGGATTGTGGTTGGTCAAGCGCATGAGGCGTCCGATGATCTGGGAGTACCTCTGCGAGTTCACCCAGTCGGGGCGCACGACGATCAGCTCCGAGCCCAGAATGTTGATGGCTTCACTCATGCTCAGCCGGATAAAGAGAATGCTCTTTTCGCGTGAAACAAAGGTGTTTATGACAGCCACCGAGTGTTTGAACACGAAGATCTCCCAGCGGTTGTCTCCGGACAAACATATGCGTTTCTGTACTTCGGGAACGATAAGGTCTCCCGCGTCTCCATCCGGTAGGTAGATAACCACTTGACCTTTTTCCAACGAAGAAAGCACACGTCTGATTTCTTTGACGTAGTTGGCCAGGTTTTTGCAAATGAGGTCATATTTGTGCTCGCCGGAAACGAATGCACACGTTTCATCGAACCCTAGCGTACTAGGAGACACTGGCGGCACGGTGGCGACAGTCAGGACGATGTCCGGGACGAGCCCCCGGGCTTGCACGGGCGTGACGACCATCGAGCCCCACACGCCCCATTCTGCAGAGAGCGGCGCGGCCGACAGACGCAGGACCCATTTGCATGTGCCATAATCGTCTTTGAAGCCCACGACATGGGCCTCGTCGACGATGAAGCGGGTAACACCCCAGGGCTCGAGGATGCCCCAGGGCTTCTTAGCCACCGACGAGATCACGATGGCGCGCACATTAGGACCGAGGGCCTCCTGGACGTCTTCCCACTGTAAAGTTCCATGGTAGAAGTCGTACAGGACTTTCTTAACTCGCGCAGCATGGGCCGCTACGCTGCTATGCGGGAACAAGACCTGAGTCTCGGCCGTGAGGGCGCTGGCTGGCCGGCCGGACACTTTCGTCCATTCCTTGACAAAGGTGTCGTATGCCTTTGGTGGCACCACGATGCAGTATTTGTGCCCGACGTTGCAGGCAAGCTTGCTGAGCGCCACCGCATACGCGACGATGGTCTTGCCGAAGCTCATGTACGCCTGGAAGTTGAACACAGCCCGACCGAAATCTTCTTCAGGCTGGGGCATCTCGAGAACTCTCTGGACAGCCTCGGCCTGCAACGGGCTGAGCCGCAGCTTGCCGAACTTGAGCCGCGCGAGCCCCTCGATAATCGAGTGCGAGGCACGGCAAACACAAGCCAGGACCGAGATCGACCGGAAGTCCAGAATCGCGAGTAGCTTCCGCCACATGTCCGGGGGCAAGATGCTTTCGATTATCTCCAGATCGGGCCCCTTTTTTCCAGCTCGTTTGTCCATGCCCCCCAAAGAAGGAGGCAAACTGGCGCGGAAGGGTTTCTCGCGCTTGGCTATTTCGGCCTTCGTTTTCCGGCTTTGGGAGGTCTTGGCCATCCCGACGCGCACAGTAGTACTCTCAGCGTGGCTTCAGTTTGCACGCGGTTACCCATAGAAAGCTCCGTGAACACAATAGAGCCTTCTTTCTAAGGTTGCGGACAAGTTTGCTTGGGCCGTAGGACGTCGGACGTGAATCCACTAAAAGCGAACCTCGGCCGAGGCCCTGACAGCCGGAAGGTGCCCGGCGCGCACGACCGGCCATCGATCGTCACGCACGTGCCGCCGTCAGTCAGAGTTACCCTGCCGACGGTACTGACTGTTCTAGGCCCAGAAGCTGCGTAAAGCACCACTAAGATTACTGTAATCACGATAATAAGCCCGAGAAACAGGGTCTCGGCCATGCTGGGGAGTATTCGCCCGAAATAGAAAATTGAAACGGGTAAAGTGGTACTATCTCCAGAGGCTATCGACGAGTAACCTATGGACAACAAAGACGCTAAAACCGAGTTATTGTTCAGCCGTTGCGGATGTGGCTTCCTTACGCCAAAAACGGCCCCGAACTGTGATTATTGCAACAAGCCGTTTCTCAAATACCCAGAGCCAGTAGTAGCGGCAAAGCCCGTCGTTGAGGCTCCAAAGCCCGTCTACAGCGATCGCGTGAAATGTTTCGTATGCGGTAATAAAGATACCCCAGATTCATCTGAATATTGTCACAACTGTGGTGTTCGCCTACTAATAGAGGTAAAAGAATCTAAACCCTTTGAGCCCTGCCAGATTCCTCTTCAAGGAAAAGATGTTTTAGAAGACATCAAGACAGTGCGCCAAATAGTGGCCAAAGCTATCAAAGAAGACAAAGAGTGTCGACGCCCGGGCGTCACTGAGGGTATATACCCTTTGAGCGCCCTCATGCCGTTCCAACGGCTGAGGCACGGGGTCCCCATGATTCGCACTGCAGACTCAGAAGGACGATTTACGCGAGCCGTCGACAACAATGCATTCAAGTTCCGACTCCAGAAATTTGCGCCGTTCCTGCAAGGTTTGGATTACCAGAAGCTGGGTCTTCGTCTGGCAGGAGGGGCCGCGAGCGCTTTGCTCATGCGGTCAACCGAGGACTTAGAAAAGGACGAATCCGCCTTCCACGATTTCGATCTGTTCCTAGTAGGACACAAAACAGATAAAGAAGCCCTAGCGGCGATAGACGCTCTCGCAGTACAGCTCGGCGAGCACTGGAAAGAAAACATGTCCGTTCACCGCACGCAAGGATGTGTGTCCTTCCATACGCATTGGGCTGCCCACCGGGGCTATCGGTGCGGCGAGCATATGTGCCCGGCTCACCATTGGCACTGCGCGGCGTACGATCCAAAACACCCTGAACGCTTGCATGATCCACCACGCTCAGGTTGCCTCGTGCAGGTCGTCCTCCGGAGGTACTCGACGAATGCGGAAGTTATCCACGGGTTTGACCTGGGTTCCAGTGCATTCCTCTGGGACGGCGAGCAGGTCCTCATGACGGCCCTCGGCAAGCTCGCGGCCGAACACGGCGCCAACGTGCTCAACCTGGACGCCCGGCGCGGGAGCCACGAGCACCGCATCGCGCGGTACTTCGGTCGGGGCTTTGACCTAATCGTGCCAGATCTCGACTGCTGTGCTTTGATGGTGGCCGGCGGGCGCATGCCGTATCTCTACGCTGAGGGCCTAGAATATGGTGCCGATCACTGCGCTTGCAGTCTCTGGGCCAAGAAACTCCACGCGACCCGCCCTGACCGCGGCGACCACGGCGAATGGATAAGTGGCACTACGCAAGGCGAACGCAACATAGTCGCTGTTTCTAATTACGCCTACACGGACATCCCATACGGAAACCAGTTCGCTCTCACTTCGCGCAACTTGAAGACGCTCCGCGCGCTCAGCAACGCCACGCAAGTGTCCGGAGCCACTACGGCCCAGACAGAACAGAAAAACGACGTGGCAGCGAAGGTCGCGCAGTTGTGCGGGTACGTGGCTTACAAGCCCGGCATCATTCTGACCGAAGTCCACCCCTGGTTAGACGGCGAGAAAGTCGGCGAGCTAGCCATGTGGGCTTGGCGAGAACGTTCCGACACGGTTGACCTTAATAGATTGCGCCGGATCCTCGGCCCTGACCGCGCGACAATGCTCGTCCTCGAGTACATGTCGACAGGCAAGCGCCCGGACAGGGAGCAGTTCATGCGCCACGGCGCGGACATAGCCGCCCAACTGAACGAAATTGCTAGCCTCCCGTTCGTCTTCATGCGAGTGGAAGACAAAACAGCGCTCACAGGGCCGTTCCCGCGTGAGCTTGTTTCAAAGGAGGTCTGGTACGGCGACGCTATGCGTTTCAGTGCGTAGGAGTTAAGCATCGTGTGTTTGTTTTTCGACGGAGGTAAAGCTAGGAGCGACCCCCTGTTGCAAACAGAGGTACTTGAGCACAGAACTAGCTTCTAGCCAAAGAACACTGTCAGGAACTGATTCTTCGCCAAGGGCAAGCGTGGTGAATCCATTGTCCATTACTATAGCTTTTTTGCCATAATAGGCATATGTTTCTAGCCAAGGGCATATAGCTTCTCTAACGCCGGTAATAGGATTAACCCAATCAAGTATAAATGGCCCGTCCATTCAGTACTAGTGGCAAGCGTTAATGTTTCTCCGTTTTGACGTTCAAAAGTAAGAAACCGAGCGGCTTGCAATGCGGCCTGGGTGCCGGTATACCGCGGCGCCCAGTATTAACACACAGCGCACCTCTAAAAGCAAGGCGGGCGCATATGTTAGCCGGTAGTTGACGCCTGTTGTCCGGCAACACGAAGCAACCAGCCCATCTCATGTAGAAAATCAGAGTAGCCAGCAAGTGATAGCTGCGATAGGCCAAGCGAGATCCCACGGCAGCCCCGTGGCCTGCAGAAGCAAGAGAATTTGCGCCGAAAAGTTTTTCTTGTGTAGAACGTCCAATTCCTGCTTAAATGTGTCAAGACTTGGCTCCAGGATGCAACGTATGTGCATCTTATATCGGGCCCAGCGGACATGCTTGAGCGTAAGCACGTGCGCTCTATGTGGGTCCTCGTATCCAGGTATCAGCCCCGGTGCACGCACGACACCTTCGTCCGTCGGATCGTCCCAACGTATCCACTTGTGACATTTTGCACAACATATTGATGCACCATTAAAGAAGTAATTCTTCTCGCGGGAGTGTTTTCCTTCCTCACGGGGGCAATAGAGACTTACAGTGAGCACCATCTCTATAAACAGCAAATCAGACTCTTGTTTCATATGGCGAATGAGCAATAGTTTCCCGGATTGCCTTCAAATGTGTATGAGGGCTCCGCGGCGCCACGAAGCCCAGTAAATCGATATTCCTAAAAGTGGCTAGGTTCCTCGCAGGAAAATCAGAGTAACCAGCAGGCGGCAGCGGCAATTGGCCAAGCAATATCTCCCGGCAGCCCCAGTTCTAACAACAGTAGGAATATTTGCGCTGAACGATCCTGTCTGTATAAGTAGTCGTCGTTAGGTCTGGATCCTGGATCACGCGCAATCACGCATTTATCACATACGAGCTCGCGTGACCATTCTAACTCTTCGTCATATTCTAACATGAGCCTGGGCACCAGTCTGAAGTCTTGCGGACAAGGCCTGGACAACGGGAATTTACACCGTATGCATGTGTCGTTACCGTATTGATTTATCGTATCTATAGGCCACTGTACCATCGCGATATCTAGTAAGACAAACACCAGCGATTGGTGCTCTTTCTCTGGCTCGGCGTTCATCACGTCCACCGCAGTGCGGTTATGTTTTCTCGGCTGGCCTTTCAAAAATAGGAAACATTCGCTTGCAGTGCATGATGGCGCAGTCGCCTAGTATTAACAGAACGGCCGATGGTCAATCAGAGCAGCCAGCAGGCGACCGCGGCGATCGGCCAGGCGAGGTCCCCGGGCAAGCCCAGTTCCAACAAGAGCAGGAGTGTTTGCGCGGAACGGTTTCTTCTTTTTACGAGTTTCTTTCCGATCTTTGGGATTGAAGGTATTCGCTCGTTTTCCATACGGCAGAGGGCTGCGCACGGGGCGTGACTCAGTTTGCGTTCCCAGTACACTGTCCCATGGGGATCGAAGACTGCGATGTTGGCGTTAGAGTAAATGGTTCTATCCACTCTATCACCCGGGAGCATGGCGAAGTGACAGTGCGGGCAGGTCCCTATCGCCTTCTGGTCGAGTGTCACCTCTAGCCAATCATAAGCCCTTATTCGACTAAGCAACCATGTTCCGATTTTTCTTGGCGGTCTCACAGCCATATCAAGAGAGTCTCTGCAAGGTATTCTTGTTCAAAAGAACCGCAGCCGACAATCCGAGACGCCAAAAAGATGGCACTAACGGAGCACCCAACAGGCGAGGGCAGTGACCGGCCAGGCGATGTCCCACGGCAAGCCTAGTTCTAGAAGAAGCAACAGGGTGCGCGCCGAACGAGCTTTCTTTGCATCGTACTTCTTGGTGTCCGCGCCAGTGAACGGGAGCATGCTCCTGGTGCCGAGGATGTCGCGCCGGGCGCAGCGCAGATGGGCATATACGCGCAGCCATTCGCGAGTGTTCGAATTGTGGTGTCGTCTGGCTATAAGAGCTCGGTAGCTGATTTTGTCTACTGTACGTATTTCGCGTCCGCAACATTTGCACCACCTGTCCGGCAGTACACGGGTTAGAGTTTTTTTGCGCGGACGCGCTATAGCAAACCTTTACTATTTGCTTGAGCTCTTCTGCATAGGGGCAGGGGGGTCTATCCATGTACTGCCTTACTGTCGGACTGCCTGGCGTTCAATTAGAGCAGGCTGGCGCCAGGTCGTGATAGCAGTTTCTAAAGGTAGTGTTCTACTTTTGATGTAAACGCGCGATCGATTCAAATATTGCGACGTTTATCAGCTCCTGCCGCTTCCTGACTCGTAACTGACCTTCAGGGGTGGTGTCGTCGTCTAACTCGTACTGCTGGCCCTCGAAATAGACTTCGATAATCTGCCCATCGCCGGGATAATTATGTGAATAATACCTATTTGGATGTTTAGCATCGCGGATGTAGTTGACGATTAGCATCGGTCGTTTTTCAGTAGGTGTAGGGTTTAAGCTCATCATTTCTTATATCATGGGATTGTCGACTCTAATTTCGCGGACTAGAGCAGCCAGTAGGCGGCCGCCGCAACGGGCCAGGCGAGGTCGTAGGGCAGCCCTACCTCCAGCAGAAGTAACAGGACTTGGGCCGACCGATGGCTCTTTTTGCGCCAGGAAGTGTCCAAGGGTTTGCGTAGCGATATAGGAGTTACACATCCTGTGCATACGTATATGCGGCTCCATTTTACACTAGTATAGGGATACGCTCGTTGATGCGACAAGACATTAACTGGCATTTGACATCTGGGAATTTTGCCAGCACAGCGCCCACATGGTAGCTTATACCAAAAATCTGTATTGCGCCACGTATTCGGATCATAGACGCATACCTGAATCCAAACACGGATACCGTTCATAATTTTATCGTAGACGTTTCTAACGGCCGAATCCATGCGTACCGCAGTACCACGAGTACAGGACGTTCAAATAGAAGGAAATTAGAGCAGCCAACAGGCAACGGCGGCAATAGGCCAGGCGAGGTCGTAGGGCAAACCCGCGGCTTGCAGGAGCAACAGGACTTGGGCCGACCGCTTCCTCTTCCGGACGAACGAAAGATCTACTTCTATGCACGTGGGGACCACACACCTTGCATGTAGCGTCAACCGGATCCATCTCAGATCGCTATAAGATTGCCAAGGCTCGGCGGTCAAACAGGCATCCATGATCTGGCCCGCAAGACTATGGCTGCAACGAAGACATAAATCATATGTTGTTTGTCTTTCGAAAGGGCACCACTGTCTTTCGTGGCCTTTATACAGCTCGACACGAACATCGATATTTAGCACGACTAGGTCGTAGGCGGCCTTAACAACCGGATCCATAACACGCTACATGCTACGAGTAGCCGTTCAAAAAAGAGAACTAAAGGATCCAATAGGCCAAGGCGGTAACGGGCCAGGCGAGGTCGTAGGGCAAACCGGCGGCTTGCAAGAGTAACAGGGCCTGGGCCGACCGCTCCCTCTTTTTGTACCAAGAAGTGTCTAATATCCTGCGTAGTGGCCGAGGGGCCGCGCATCCCGCACACACGTACCTACGAGACCATATCATGTTACCAAAGGAGAACAATGAGTGCGGCAACAAAGCAGTGCACGGTTTTTGATCTTCGGGAATCTTGCTAGAACACCGTCCGCACGGCAGTTTGTACCAGAAATCATCTGGTGTACTGGGACACACGAGACTTTTCGGACGTAGATAATAGGGTTGGACGCATTTATTGATGCTAAGCAAAGTCTCGCCGTAAGCGGTTTTAACAGCCAAATCCATACATATACCAACTGTGTGAGCGGCGTTCAAAAAGACGGCCATCATAACAGCCAATAGGCGGCCGCGGCGATCGGCCAGGCCACGTCCCAGGGCAAACCTAGTTCTTGCAGCAGCAACAGGGCCTGGGCCGAGTCGTTTCGTATTTTTTCGAAATTGTATAAGTAGTCCTCGTTAAAGTACATTTTTTCTTCCATAGCCCTATCTAAACAGGAAAGGTGTGCATACGGACGTAACCAGGGAAATTCCCATTCACGACGAAGTTTTATCAATTCTTCATCTCGATAAATCATCCCTCGCTTTATGGGCATAGTCATTTTATCATTACAGTAGTGACAGAGATCATACGGTATCTGATAAGAATATTCAACAGGCGTAAACACCTCAACAATTTCCTCTAATTCGAAGAGGACTATGTTGTAGTTGGTTTTAACAGCTGGATCCATAGTGTGTGCGTGGTCAAGAATTTATGGGTATGTGTGGTAAATTGCCCTAAGGCAGTATCTAAACCATGGCGTTCAATTTTGGGAAGACTTAAAAAGAAGGGAGATTAGAGTATCCAATAGGCCAAGGCGGTAATAGGCCAGGCCACGTCCCAGGGCAAACCTAGTTCTTGCAGGAGCAACAGGGCTTGGGCCGATCTTTCTCTCTTGCCGACGTGTTTTATATCTATCGGCAGGAACGTTTGGCCTTCGTGTGTTGCAGGTATACAGGCTATATGTGACGAACGCCGGAACCAAAAGTAGTTCTTCCAAGTCAAGTTATGTAGAACTTCGGTAAGCACTCCATCCACAGGATCTCCGTCTATAAAGGGTATGTAGCAGATGGCACATGAAGGGTGCTGCACCTCGTTCTCAGATTCGTGCTCAGATTCATGTGAGCCACTATCCGAACTAGTATCGTAATAATCGTCATAATGATTTTCTATGTAGTACGGGTGGGGGTTCCCGGCTTGAATGGGTCCAGCTACAGGTACCGAACTGTCTTCGCATATTGAGTAAAACCGTCTACCGCGTTCGCCACGAACGCCACGTGCATCGCGACCAAAACGATCTTGTATCCTGTATGTGTCATACGTATCATATCCAGAGACTACGAACAACAGTTCATCTATGAGCGATATCGTAGATAATACATGTTCCGCGAATATGTCGAAATTTTCATCATCAACCACTCTTATGAGTCTAACCACCTTCGTTATGTGGATGGCTACTACGTGCGTCGGAGTGAGATCCATGCCGGTATATCGCCCTTCTCACTGAATCAAATTTGAAAGGCGTATGAGGCCGTTACCAGACATGGAAGTCCCGCAATCAGACAGCGCACGATCGCCTGCAAAAATCGTCGTGGTTCTCGATCTACAAGCAGCACCATGTTGCGTGGAAGGGTGCCCCTTAGATAGTCACGATCATGATGGGTTACGTGAAAGGAAGCCCGAAGTCCTCAGCAAAGAAGACGAAAATATGATCGCATGTTGCGCAGACAGTGTTTGCCGAAGTGCAAAGAAGGACACACTGACGTACACTGGAGAACCAAATCTAGATTTGGTGAATCCAAGAGCCCTGGCTTGGATCATAGAAAAGAAAGGTACTGTCATAGCCGACCCTAGTATGGTCGGGGAAACACCCAAGAAGGTAGTCCTGAAATGTGACAAGGGACACAAGTGGAAAGTCAGGATAGGAAACCTCATCTACAACAAAAGTTGGTGCCCTGATTGTTATGGAAATAGGCGATCGACTATAGAAGATATGCAAACACTTGCCGAGAATCGTGGTGGTAAATGTATCTCGCCTGTCTACGTGAACAACAAAACTAAGCTCAATTGGGAGTGTTCTTTAGGACATGGATGGTCTGCCACTCCTGGGAACGTAAAAAACCATGGTAGCTGGTGCCCGCATTGTCGTGTAAATGTTGGTGAAGAATTGGTTAGAGCCTCTTTAGAAGAGGCTTTCCCCGACCAGGGTTTCGACAGAACCAGAATCCTCCCGTGGATGGACGGATTAGAACTAGATGGGTTTAATGCAGAACTCTGTCTTGCTTTCGAGTACCAGGGCAAACAGCACAGCGAAAAGATCGAACACTTTCATCGCACAGAAGGAGCCTTTGAAGATCAATTGCGCAGAGATGCTCGTAAACGTGAGTTATGTGCTGATAATGGGATTACCCTTATCGAAATATCGCATGTAACCAAGTTCGTTGATATTCGCGATCTGGTCAGATTTGAGCTAACCGAGTTAGGGTACGATATTCAGCCCATAATGTGGTCTCAGATGGAGTTCTATGATAGGATCCGTGCTATAGGTAACACTAACGATAAGATGTACGCGCGTGTTCTCGAGATTGTGGCTATCAAGGGCGGAGTATGTATGTCTGAACAGTATGTCGGCTATAGAGTCCCTCTATTCATCAAGTGCCGTAAGGGACACTTGTTTAAGGCAAGCTTGGAATCTATAGACCAGCCCGCTAGCCGAGGACCCAGATTCTGCCAAATATGCGGAGGAACGAAAAAGAAGGACGATGAAGAGCTACGAGAATATGCTGCATCTATCGGATGGGTATTTCATAGTGCTACGAGAGAGCATGATGAAGGTGGACGCACCCGCTGTTATTTGAATATAACATGCCCTAATGGCCACCCGGAACCGAGAAAATCGTTAGACAACTTCAAAATTCGTGACGGGAAGCCTAAAAGAGGATGCATGGAATGTGCCAATAAAAACAAAGGGAAGGCATTAAAATTAAATATCAGTCGCTGGGAAGATGAGCATAACATTACTTGCAGGGGCGGTTACAAGAGTAACGCTACTGTCTGTTATTGGGATTGCGACGATGGACACGTTGTATACGATTCGTACAACGAACTCAAAAAGAAGACAGGAGGGCCCTGTACTGAATGTTTCTTGAAAACTTTCGAGATTGATCACGATTTAACTTGCCTTAGTGTTTGGGGCAAAGACGTAGATAGAATCAATTCAAAACTCGATTGGGAATGCAATACGTGTGGCAAACGATTGTGTCTAAGCGTCAAAGACTGCGTCGCCCACAATAAGCGCATTGATGCTACTGGCAAACCTGTCGTGAAATTTGGATGCCCGACATGTGCATACTACTAGCTCACGAGCGAAAAAAGCTCAACACCTGTGGTCTAATTACCACAAGTGGAGCAAAGATTGCTTTTTTGAAAGTCCTTCATGTACTATAGCGAAGGACTGCAGAGCCGTCTGTTATGAGGAGGAAATTTATAGCAACTGCCACAACTAACAAATCCGCAGGAGTTGATGAACTTATGTAGCTCGTGGTCCAGCTCAGGTAGGTCTCGCGCGCGCGGGAGATGTTGAGGTGGCCCGAAGGCTGGTAGCTGCGCGGGAAGAGCGACATGTTCACGAACAGCGCGCCCACGTCGTCGGGCGTCACCAGCGCCGAGCCGCCGTAGTGGAACGGCATGTAGGCGTTGAAGAACAGGTCCTGGAAGTGGTCGAAGATCACGATGCCGTGCGAGGTGAGCGTCATCGTGTTCACCGTTGGGACCGGCAGCCAGTACTGGTCCGGCATCACCTGGCCGATGCTGCTGCCTAGGGCCGCGACCGCCGCGAGCGAAGGGACCTCCGCGCGGGCCGGCTGGTCGCTCTTGGCGTCCACGTTGAAGGTCATGCGGTGCCAGTCGCGCCAGACGTTCTGGTTGCCGGTGGCCACGATGCCGCCGGTGCCCGCGGCGACGTTCTTGATGTTCCAGACAGGGCGCAGGCCGACGAACATGTACTCGATTGGCCACTTGAGCTGGGAGAGCAGCTTCTCGTCGTGGGTCTCCTGGTTGCAGCGCTGGTTGTGTTGGCGGTACACGCGGATGAGGGAGAACCCGATCCTCTTGATGTAGATGTCGTGGATCTCAGGGTTCACGAAGATGTTGTTGATGTACAGCTCCATTTTCTCGATGGCGGGCTCAGTCTGGCCGAGGAGCTGGAAGATTGGGGTGTAGGTGATGGTTCTTTGATTAGCTGGGCCTCCAGAGATGCCCGCGGTAGGGTCGACGATGGTCTCGAGGTAGATGCTTGGGAACTCGAAGGTGAGCCTTGCCTGGTCGGACATGTCGATGGTGATGAACCGCTGGCCGAACGGGATCGAGACGGAGGCGACCGCGAGGCGCACGTCGTCGTTGAACCAGAAGCGGAGCTTGTTCCAGAGCTCAAGTGGCGGCTGGACAGGCTTTGGGGTCTGCGGCCCGTTGACGAAGTACTTCACTTCGCGGGACACGTCTTCCTGGGGAATGGCGAAGTTGAGGGTGGAAGTAACGGTCACGCCGAGGAGGGTGGAAGGGGCGCCGCCGGTCGCGATCGGGTTGAAGAGGTCGACGGACTGGTTGCTCTCGCCGGCGACGGCCTTGCTGATGCCCGCGGGGGTGTTGGCCGCGTCGGCGTCGGTGACGAGGGCGAAGCGCAGGCCGCCGTAGCCCTGCATTGGGACCTCCTGCCCGGTGAGGCGGTCGTAGCCGACGCGCTTGTTGGGCGTGGTGCAGAACTTCTCGAGCATGGCCGGCACGATGTCGTCGTACTGGTCGAGGGGGTTGCCGTTCACGTCGAACTTCACGAGGCGGAAGAAGCGGTTAGCTGGGTACTCGCAGTAGCGCACGAAATTGCGGTAGGCGACCGGGGCGGCAGGGGACGTCGTGGCGTTTCCGAGGACCACGCGGTTGCCGACAGGGTCCACGATGTTGTAGAACAAGGCCGCGTTGACCACGCCAGTGGAGGTGAAGCCGTTACGCGGGAAGACGGCCGGGCTGCTCGGGGTGCCGAGGGCCTGGACAGGGGTCAGGCCGGAGTTGCCCATAAAGGCGCCCAGGCGGGTGCGCACGACCATGTCGTGAAAGAAGTCACCGAACTGTGGGATACTGAAGGTAACTCCCCCGCCGAGCGAAGTGGTGCCACTTTGTGGGCGAACTTTGTTATACTCGTACCCGATGGCCGCGAAAGGCTTGAAATGTGCGTTCACATAAATAATGTGAGTCCTCTCCAAATCATTAATAGTTGGAGTAATGTCAGCCTTTCCTGCGCGCTTGCGAGCACACATGACATCTTTGATTCTTTGATTAATCAGCTTAGTAGCCATAATCATCCTGTCTGCTTTTCCATCGTTGGCAATAAGCTTGAAAACTGCTCCCGCGGACATACTTCTTTAATCAAAGATTAGTGATTACGTGAACGCTGGTGTTGCGCAGTATAAAAGGACTTGAAATTAGGCATAGCCAAAAATAATGAGCGGCCCATCGGCCATTAGCGCGCAGACAGATTTCGTTCTTCACTTCGTGATCGATCTGCAGTTAAGACAATAACCATCTCTTCTTGATGTTATGTTGATCCATTTTTCATAGAACCTGTTGTCACAATGAAGGCAACGATAGTGAGATAATTCATCTCTTGGTACGAATTTTTTGTCCAGACATTCTAGCCCTTTTTCTTCATAGTGTCTTGGTTCAGCTTTCTTCCGATTAGCCTTTGTATGCGAACATCTTGAACATCCCCTTCTGGGCTTATCCTGTGGACCACATTTTGTAGGTTTGAAATTGTCTCTAGTTGTGTCGACATCGTGGCCTTCTGGACACAACATAATTAATCTCTTTACTCTTCTTTGGTTACCTGGACTACCCATAATTTTAAAGTAAGTCTCCAATAGTATATAGCCAAATTGTTTAGCTAATATTCGATCCTCTTCTTTAGTTTTTAGTCGAGTTCCACCGCATTCAGGACAGAATCTCTTTCGTTCACTGTTTTGCAAATGACCTATAGCATTCAAGGAAGTAGTGAAATCGTGCCCGTGTTTGCACGTAAACTTAAGAGTATTGGCCTTGGCATGCAAATATGCTGTGCTGTGACACTCTCCGCCATGTGACTTAGCAATTTCACATGCCTTTTCTAACTGTTTGGTCGGCAATTCTTGCGTATCGGTTACAATCTGACAGAATTCATCATAGGAACATAATTCTTCAGGAAGAAGTGGAACTATCTCGCAACCCAGGTCATACACGACATTATGAACTTTATCACGAATGTATTCATGCTTAGTATGATATGTGATCTCTATGAATACGATTCCTAAGAAATTCAAGATTTCTAGTTTGCGGGCATCCCGTTCTTGCTGCGTTTGGAACTTTTTCAAGCCTTCTTCGCCATGGCCATGGAAGATTGGTGTGTATTCAAAATGCTGTATACCTTGGTACTCGAACGCAATTTGCAATTTTTCGTTATATCCATCAAGTTCTAAACATTCCAACCAGTATGGTCTGACTTTATCAAAGTTATACCCCGGGAAGAGCTCCTCCAATGCGACTCGCGTAATGCACTCGCCCATGCTACCATCCATCGTTATTTTGAAACGACCGTGTGAAACTTCTTTGCGTAAGACGCCATTCGAATCATGTGAGGCTTCCATTGTACTAATTGTTGCCTCTAGCCGCATTCAATTTTGATGGACAGAAAACTGCGGAAAATTAGAGCATCCAGCCGACTAAAGCGGCTATAGGCCAGGCTATATCCCACGGTAGGCCAGCGGTTTGCAACAGCAACAAGGTATGGGCAGATCGTTTTCTCTTGTCTAGAATTTCTAAGAAACTTTCTTGAAATGTGTACGGGTTTAGCTTTTCTTCTAAAGGGCCATATGCACAATAGCTATGTCCCCAGTATCGCGACCAATAGCAATTTCTAGGTTTGGTATCTCCGGCATTATACAAGACTTGGTCTATAACTTCGTCTTCATATATCAATCCTAGGCAAACTGAACAAACAAGACCATCTCCAAATACACGATCTTTTTCGTCTTCTGACAAATCATCATAATTATATGCTTCGAATGCTACTCTTTCCAGATCGAGATCTCGATCAATCGCCTCTAAGTCATATTTTTCTATAAAGAAATCAATCTGGGCCGCTATTTTTACTTTGCATTTCACTTGGGCAAACAAATAGCTTTCTATTTCTATACCTAGTGAGATCAAGCAGGAACATAAAGCTCCGTATAGTTCGTTGTCTAAGCCTTCCATTGCAGTAATACTTGAAAATATGGCTTCAATTTTGGTCTGAGGAAAATCAGAGCATCCAGCAGGCTAGGGCAGTAACGGGCCAGGCCACGTCCCAGGGCAAACCAACAGCTTGTAATAGCATCAAGATTTGTGCAGATTTATCCCTTTTGCTTAAGAATTCTAACATTGTTTCTTGTAATGTAAACGGGTTTAGCCTTTCTTCTAATGGGCCATACGCTGCACAATAACTATGGCCCCAGAGCCTTCCCCAATAACTATCGTCATAGACATATAGAACTTGGTCCATATGTTCGTCTTCGAATATCAATCTTGAGCAATATCGACAAACAAGAGCTGCGCCGCCTATGCGTTCTTTTTCACTTTCTGGCAAATCATCGTAGTCTTCAGTAAAGTGTTGTATATCATATAATCTGAGTTCTCTATTTTCGGCTTCTACATCATATTCCGTTACCGTGCCACAAATGTGATCAACTATAAATACTTTGTGTTTTACGTGAAGTAATGGGTAGTCCTCTATTTTTATGCCAAGTATGGCTAGCCGGGAACAGAAATTGCCGAATTCTTTGTTGTCTGCGTTTTCCAGTCTTTTGTGGAGTATTTCGGTCGATACTAGCATCTTGTCGTTTTCAGCATACATTACAGTACAGAGTTCAAATGTCCCAAACAAGAATACATGTTAGACGCACGGACCGACCCGAGCATGTAAGATGTCGGTCACGGCCCAACAGCTGAGCAAATCGGGGGCCCGCGGCAAGGAGCTCGACGGGATTATCAACGAGCAGTTACACGTGATCGACGCCGCGCTGCAACGCGCCGAGCGCACGTGGGGGCGCAACGTCGTTCCCGTGAGCTTGCCCACGAGCTTCAGCAGCATGCTCGGGCTGTCGAAAAAAGACGCACAGCGTATCGTGTACAGCTCGATCTTGAAGAATCTGGAGAGCCGGGGCTTCGAGGTCCGGCTCCTCATGGAGATGGAGCCCGAGCGGACCACTCTGTACATGGCCTGGATGACTGACCTCGACAAGGCCGAGCTCGAGGCCATGACCGCGCTCATCAAAGCCAAGCGGATCACGCGCGACAAGCTCGATGAATTCATGGCCCAGGGCGCTCTAAAAGCCCCTAACGCGGCGTCGGAAGTCGGCAAGGGGCGTGCCGCGCCTGCCCCCGCCCTGTCGGTCAAAGAGACCGACATGGTCATGCAGCCCCGCGGTGGCGTGGGCATCGCCCCGTCGACCACCACGCGCCCGGCACCGACGGGCCCTGCGACCAAGGCAGAAGCGGCTATGCTTAATTTGTAACTGTTAACTAGCTCTGCACTTCAGTGTGCGGGTACTTCTGGTATCTCCACGCCGCGCGCATGGGCGAAACCCGCCCTGAAGCTCTTCTTGAGCAGCTTTTCGAGCGAGCGCGCGTTCCGGTTTGCAGACATGAGGGCCACGGACAGCAAGACGATCACCACTACCAGGATGAACATCTGCGCGTCCTGGGTCGTGAAACGCGGGCCCTTGCTCTCCGGGGCGGCCTGCCCGCCTCCGAACTTCTCTTTTGACGCCGCCTTGTCTGTTGGCACGGCTGGCCTGGCAGATGGTGGGTCGTCTGGCCAGGGGCGGCCCTGGCGCATATCGCAGCACTCGGCCGAGGGCGCGCCGGGCCAGGAACTCGCCCACGGCCGGTTGACTCCTTCTGACTGGGACAAGATCGGGTAAGCGAGGCTGGGCGCGGGCCCGCCGTAGTAAGGCCGGTCGTACCGCGAGGGCACGAGGTGCGCCCAGTCTGTCCCGGCGTTAGGGTTGTAGTGCATCGGGCGCTCGTCCCAGGCGGCGTTGTACACGCGGGCCAGCTGGCCGTCGCCGCGTTCGCTCACGATGTTGCCGTAGAAGCCCTCACGTTGTCCGTGGGGCGCCCCAGCAGGTCGCGGAGGCGTCGTTCCGCACGGACGGGCCATGCCGCGCGGCGCGTACTCGTATCGGTTGATGGGCACGCGCAGCTGAGGGTCCCAGGCGCGGTCCGCAGCCTCGCCGGCTTCGTCTAACAGGTACACGCTCGCCGTTTGCTCCGGCACGTAGAATACGCCGCCGTATACGCGGGTGTAATCGTCCGAAGACCAGTCCTCCATGATGTATCTGTTTGCTATTGGCAAACCAAGACACGCGCCCTCAGACGCAACTATACAGGCACGGAAACACTCTCTTACTCAGCGGCACAGGCAAGCAGCCGCCGTAAAACTAGGGCAACGTACGCCTAGAGGTATGTAATTGGTTTGATCGACAACATCTCCTCTAAGGGCTTCATTTTACCATGCACGGAAAGCGTGCGGCCCATAGCCGTTAAGTGTTCTACGATGTCTGGGCTCGCAAACCCGCACGATGCATAGTATAATGGGCGACCGTTTTGCATAATAGCCTTCAAGGCAAAGAAATCAGACTTTCTTTCAGCGAATAACAGTCCGGAAAGGATGTCCATTAAATGTTTCTCGAGCCCGGCGATTCGAGCAAAGGTGGCGTGCCCGACCAGAACAGGGCGAAACCAGCCAGATGTCACGGACGAAGGAACAGTGTCTAGATTGAATACTACGACATATTCATTCTGTTGGATCATTGTCTCGTTAATCATGTAATTGTATACATCACCACACATCTGAAAGAAAACGTCTTCACTCCGAGATACACGCATTGTATGCTGTAGATAGAAGACTGTTTGCCCAGATATAGGAAACATTCCTCAGATTCAAGGCTGGATTCAGACATGGTCACGTTTGGGACTAGTCCCAAACGTTCAATTTTTACTACGATGAGCCAAAAATAGTTTCAAATGATCCAGTATGTGAGAGCGGCGATAGGCCAGGCTAGATCGTGCGGGAAGCCAGCCTCCAGTAACAGGAGCAATAGATGGCAAGAACGCCGTTGTTTTTCTGTGAACGTTTTTACGATAGGGCCGACGGAAGCGTGCAACACACAGGCCGCGAGCCTCTCCAAGGCACACCGGCTGTGTACCCTGCAACGCGGCCAGCTCGTGCTGCCGATACTCTTGCAAGGAGGGAACAGTTGTTCGTCGACTTCTTCGGCGGAGCGAATCTTGCGGGAACAGATGTTGCACTCGAGCCACACCCCGTAGTGGGCGTACTCCTCGACCATCATCATGTCCACCCGGGGGTCGTATAACCCGACAAGCTGACGCAATTCGCTAAAGAGCAGCAGACTGTGTTCGATGCACCGAACACACTCCATCTACATGCATTCCGCCCGGTTCAAAATTAGGCGAGCAGCCAGCAGGCCACCGCCGTGATGGGCCAGGCTACGTCGCGCGGCAAACCCGCTTCTAACAAGAGGAGGAGTATTCGGCCAGAGCGTTCTCGCCTGTGTAGGGCTTTTTTTTACGTCGACATAGGTATCAAGTTCTTTGTGTTTCGGAGCCCATATATCGCCTGGTGGCGGGGCACACCAGGGATGCACCCATGCTCTCTCCCACATCAGACGTCTGGGAGGTCTGTCGAACATGTACGGACGAAGATGGTCCTCACCTTGATCCTGTATCTCCCATGGAGTAATGTCGTCACAAGCAATACAAAGAGATCGTGACTCATCAGGCGTCTGGGGACTGCATTTGTCGGTCTTGCTGCGTATATCTGGGAGAAGCGTGTTGCGTACGTAACTCAGATGCAATTGGCAATCATCCATGTGTGGATAGTTTGCCTATGCTCGTTCAAATATCGCCCAGAACGTCAGACTAACAGCCAGCAAGCCACTGCCGTGATGGGCCAGGCTACATCGCGCGGCAAACCCGCTTCTAACAAGAGGAGGAGTATTCGGCCAGAGCGTTCTCGTCTGTGTAGGGCCTTTTTTATGGCATCATGGGTATCGAGCTCTTTGTGTTTCGGAGCCCATATTTCGCCTGATGACGAAGCACACCAGGGATGCACCCATGCTCTCTCCCATACCAGACGTTTGGGAGGGCCGTCGAACTTGTACAGATGAAGATGGTCCTCACCTTGATCCTGTATTTCCCATGACGTAACTTCGTCACAAACGACACAAACAGATCGTGACCCAGCAGACGCCGGGTGCCGCCAAACGGTGTTGCATCTGTCGACCTTGCCGCGCATATCTGGGAACAGCACGTAGCGCAGATACAATTGGCAATCATCCATGTATGTGAATAGTTAGCCTATGCCCGTTCAAATATCGCCCAGAAGAAAATCAGGCAAGCAGCCAGCAAGCCACGGCCGTGATGGGCCAGGCTACGTCGTACGTGAGTCCGGCTTCTAATAGGAGCAGAAGCATTTGGCCTGATCGCTGCTGTTTCATTGTCGCCAGGTCAGTCATGGGGCACTTATCTACTCTGTAGTATCTCGCGGCACACGACCAATGCATCCAACGGCGCTCCCACGCCCTTGTACCCCTGCCGACCACGCCATACCTGGGACTGTAGAGATACGAGTCTATCGCCCTCTTGACGCCATCTACATCCCCGCCGCAGCACCAACATTCTTCGAGCCATGAAATGAAGATAGTAGGAGGATAACTGGGCACTATCGAGCGCAGTTCGTCAGCATATGGCGCCTTCCTCTCGCCGGCGGCTTCTAGCGCCCTTTTCATCACATATTAACATAACAGCCTGTTTTCAAATTAGAGTCCGGGAGGCCAACTGCGACTAGCCTTTATATTTCTAATTTGACATATAATAACTATGGAAGGCTATGAGTACGGCGAATTTCGTCCCTTTTATGAACCATTAAAGCGAGATAGGCTAAAAATGGCCGGCCATATCAAACGAGCAGCCAGCAGGTCACGGCCGTAATGGGCCAAGCTACGTCGTATGGGAGTCCGGCTTCTAGTAGGAGTAGAAGCATTTGGCCAGAGAGTTTTTGCTTGGACTCGGTCCCTTTCGTTTGTTCATGAATACTGGACAAGATATACCTCGTGGGCTCAGGACGGGCGCATGAAGTACACAAACGATAGAGATACTTTCTATGCCAATGGAGGGCAACGGCATTAGGGCGGTTAATATGAATCCTGTAAAGAGCGCTTTCGACTTCTCCTTCTGAAATATCTTCCATGCACAATCTGCAATCTCTCTGAGGGAAGAGAGCACGGTCATATTTCTCAACTTTGTTAACCAATTCGTGAAACACTTTATTTTCGAGCTGTTCACGAAACAGCCTGAAGTGTGGGAGACAGTCCATGATGTACTCAATGCGAAGAGGAGTTCAAATGTCGTCGAGCCGCTGTCTGTCGTCCGAGGCTCTAATTGTGCCGATGGCGAGGCGCGCGTCCGCCACGTGGGGGTCGTTGGCCAGGCCCGGCTGGCCCCGCTGCTTGCGCTGCTGGCGCGGGTAGAGGAAGAAGCTCGGCAGCAGCTCCATGATGATGCGCGCCGTCGGCCCGATGTTGTACTTCTCGATGATGCTGCCGACGACCTGAGAGGTCTCGAACCGCATGCGGTGCAGCTTGCAGGCCACCGTGGAGTGGTAGCCGGTGTAGTCGGGTTTCCAGCCCAGGATCGGGATCGCGCGTGTGCCGTCGAACACGGTTTCGATCCCCTCCGCAGCGCCGAGAATAACCTCCTCAGCTAGGGACGAATAACGGTTGCGGTCGTTCTTGAGACGCAGGATGTTCAGCACGCTGTCGATCTCGTCCATGGCGCTCGCCATCGACGGGTTCGTGATCGACGAGCAGTCGATGCCCTCTTCTTCGAGGGCCAGGCGGAGCTGGCCGATCTGCTCAAGCTTGTTGGTCTTGATGTCCTGCACGCGCTCGCGCTCGACCCCGAAGGCCGTGCGCGTCTCGCCCCGGATATCTTGCAGCACGCTGTTGATGTGGCGGTGGCGCTCCTGCTCGACTGTGGCCCGGTCTTCGCGCGCGCCGCGGTCGTGTTTGCTGGAGTAAACAGGCACGGTGGCCGCGTCGGCCCCCCCGTGGTGGTGCGTCCGGTGGCGCGAACGCGAGCGGTGCCCCCCGTGGGAGCGCTCGCGCCGGTCGCCTGTCCGGATTCCGAGGTCGTTCTCCATGCGCGAGATAATGCGGTCGACCTCTTCGTCGTCGCCGACCGTGTCTTTTCCCCGGCCTCCGCGGTGGCGCCGATGTCTGGAGGCCTCTGTCTCGCTGGAGCGGGAGCCGCGCGGACGGCGGGCGTCCCCCTTCCCCTGCTCTGAGCCGGTTTCGCTCGTTTCGCTGCCCCCGTCGCTGGTTTCGTCGCTGCTGTAGTATTCGCTGGTGTACTCGGACGTGTACTCTGACGTGTACTCGCTCGTCCCGTCTTCGTCGCCACTCCGTTCATCACGGTGGCCCCGGCTCCGGCTGTTGCGCGCTGGCTTCTGGCCGGAAGCCGCGTAAGCGCTGTAAGAAGGCCCCCGCGTAGTCGCCGCGGCGCCTGTTTGCTTCGTAAATGGGCCCCCATGCCGCGACGTAGGAGTACTGTATGGCCTAGGGCTGTCCAGTTTGTCTACGAGCGCCGCCACGCGGTCACGCCCCGGAGGGCGTGTACTGAAGGTCAAGGACCCCCCGGTATTGGTCGGCGCCGCCGGAGTATGTTTCGAAGAAACGCTCGGGTCCCTGGTACCGTAGCCGTCCCGGCGCGGGGAGCGCTGCCCTCCCGTATACAGCGGCTTCGAAGGAGGAGGGTGGCGTGAAGACGTTTTGCCGGCGCCGGCGTCAGCGTCTGTCGGTTCGTCATTCAGGAGGTCGATGCCGAGCTCCTCAGCGAGCTGATTAAGTTCGGCGGTGTAAAGACGTACCGGGTCTTTGTCGGCCCTTTTGTCTGTGTTGGCTTTGCCCATGATCGCTTTCTCAGCCTCGTCGAGGTTGGCGCCCGGGCGGATATGGGCTGGATTCATAAGCGAGGTCATACCGGCGAGATTCGCAGCGTCCAGCCGCGGGGCGCCACGCTTTTTCTGGCCATTGGTCTTCTCGTTGTGGCGGGGCATTCCCGTCGCCCGTATCGGCATCGGCCCTCTCTTCCAATTACATGTCTTGCGATGTGTGCAGTACAGCCGCATAGGACACGGAGGCCGCCACAAAAACGATCAATGTCAACGAAAAAACCGGCAACCGGCGGCAAACAACAGGCCGGAAAGCCTAAACCCGTAAAACGCGCGGGCGGGCCCAGTGCGTTCCGGAAAGCCTCCCCGGCGCAGCAGGCGCCGCAGACAGGGGCTCTTGCCGCGGCTCTCAGCATCGCCCCACCGCAAGAGCCCGCGACCCCGGTAGAAGTCTTTACTGGCTGTAAGGCGCCACCTAAGTGGTTCTTGAGCTTCGACTGCGCGACGAAGACGTTCGCCTTCTGCCTGGGCCGCGTCGACCTCGACCCCGCCACGTGGGCCGCCTTGCGCGCGCGCGCGCTCGCCGCGCGCGAGGTCCTGCGCCGCGCGGGCCAGTGCCTGGCGGCCGGGCAGCTCGCGTTGGCGCGGCGGCTGCTCGACTCGGCCGCGCCGCTGGTCGGGGCCCTGGACGTCGAGACCGCGGCCCTCATCCACGCCGCCGACGGGGAGACGACCGACCTCGTGCCGGGCGTGCCCGACAAGCAGATCCCGACAGTGAAGCGCCTGCGGGCCCTCGCGCGGCACGTGAAGACGCGAGTCCTGCCGGCGGTGGAGGCCTGCGTCCCCGCCGGCGAGCCCCTGCGGGTGCTCGTGGAGAACCAGATGAGCTACGGCGTGCAGAACCGCGCGATCATGTGCGCGCTGGTGGCCCTTTTCGCCGAACACGACGTGGTCATCGTGGGGCCGACCCTGAAAAACAAGGTCGCCACGTGCGAGGAGGGGCGCTACTGCCACTTCGCGGCGAAGTACGCGGCGGCGTACGGGGCCAACAAGGCGCACGCGCTGTTCAACTTCCTGCGGCTCGAGGCCCTCTTCGGGACGGCCATCCCGGCGACCCGGCCCGCGTCGCTCCGAGGCCACATCGCGGACGGGCTCATGCAAATCCTGGGCCACCTGCTGTACGGGACTGAAAACGCGGTCGACCACTTCTAACCGCTGATACCCGGTGACCCCTTCTCGGTGGCTCTTCGGTGGCCCCTTGATGGCTTTTCGGTGGGCCCCTCAGTAACCCCACGATGGCCCCTCGGTGGCCCCTCGGTAGCTCCTCAGTGACTCCTTGGTGGGCCAGAGGCAAGCTAGTCTTTTGCCGCGGCGAGGATGTCTTTTGACAGGGAAGGGCAAAAGAACTGCTCGCTGCGGCAAAGATAGGCTTGCATGCGGCCGTGCAACCGCTGGCCACCGGTCGTGACTAGAGATATGTCCCCGCGCCTCTAATACGTGATAGACCGCATAATGCAAGCGTCTGTTTGCCGGGGCGAGGATGTCTTTTGACGGGGAGGGCAAAAGAACTGCTCGCTGCGGCAAAGATAGGCTTGCATGCGGCTGTGGAACCGCTGCCCACCGGCCGTAACTAGAGATACGTCCCCGCGCCTCCAATAGCGGAGTGATTGCGGTTGTGAGCCGCGGGTGGCGGCAGAAAACGCAGCAGGCGTACGCGGTCGCTGCTCGTCGCGTGCCAAGCCTCAGCGGCTCACAGACAGTCCTCTAGCATCTGGGCCAAGTCGTCTGTCATGCCCGGCAACGTGCTAGCGCTCGCGGTGTGGCGTGCTGCTGCCGGTTTGACTGTTTTCGCGATTGGCACAGAATTTGACTTAAGGGGTTTAGACGCCGCGACGCTTGGCTTGCCGACGACCTTGGGCGCCGTTTTTTCTGGCGCCCGCACAGGTTTGGCTGCGCTAACGGCAGCAGCCTTCACCGGCTTAGCAGTTGCCGTCTTGGGCGGGCCTTTAGCGCTGCTGGTCCCCTTCCCGCCGGCTGAGGTGCGGCTCATGGTAGGCAGTTCGCGGAGGGGCTGCTTGGTGATAGCTACCGCGGGCTTGCTCGCTGCAGCACTGCTCTTAAGCGCTGTTGTAGAGCTCTCTTTGGGAGCGCCTTCTGGAGGGGGTACTTCGCCGCTTGGCGAGTCTGCGAGAAGTTCTTCCCAGTCTGCGTCGAACTGGGACGAGCCCGCGGCCAGTAAGGCATCCAACGCGGGCGCTAGGTCATCCAACGCGGTCGGAGAAACGCCCTCTGCTGGGTCTGCCCCAGAAGGCGACGCACCCACCTGCGCAGGCGGGTCCGCGGGAGGCCAGGGGCAGCGGCGCCCGAGGGGGCTCTCGTACCTGGCAGCCTCGGCCGCCTCGCGCCCGCGCCTCACGGAGCTCTCCCGGACAACGGCGTGCGCGAGGCGCCCGTTCTCTCTCCTGTGCAGGCTCCACACGTTGGCGAGGCCGTCCACCAGGGGCTCCATGGCCAGCACGTCGAGCGGGCGCACGCTCGCCCTGTCGCCCAGGATCGAGAGCGCTGCCGGCCCCCGGTCGCGCTCCGGGACGACCGAGCCGGGCGTGTGGTCGCGGAGGCCCGCGACCGGGTCGAGGCTCCGCATGCAGCGCCAGTACGTGTCTTCGTCCCATTCGCCTCCGTACTGCATGAGCTTCGTGCAGGGCTCGGCGGGCCGGATGTGGGACACGAAGACGCCGGTGAAGATGAAGTACAGCAGACACAGGTTGTCCTGGGCGCGCCAGCGCTGGTCGCTCTTCCCAGCGAAGTAGACGACGATCCAGGCCGCCGCGCAGTTGAAAGTGCACATGTTGCCGAGGACCCCGAACTCGATGCTGCCGTCTTCGGCCTCGCGGACGAAGGTCGGCACGAACTTGGGCCGGTCGTCGAAGGTGAAGTTGCAGTTCCAGCAGCGGAGGTTCGTGCGGTGGGGCCAGGTGTCGAGCCCGGTGAAAGTCGCCGGGATCTTGTCGAAAGGCAGGGCCGACTCCGGGACGCCCTCGCCTGCTTGCGCGTTGTACTGGCCCGTAATGTTGTCCTCCCGCCACGCCGTGTCTCCGCCGCCCGCCAGTGTGTCCAGCAACCGATCGTCGGCCAGGTCCTCGACCGGCACGTAGTCGTCGAGGGTGATGTCGGTGAGCCTCAGGATGCTGGGCGGCTTGTAGGTGTCTTCCATCTCTTCGAACCCGTGGGCGGCGTTGCTTCAGACGTCTTGACACCTTCAAATGAACGCGCAAGTATGCATCCCTAATCGCGCCTCTGTTGGGCGCCTTGGTTTGCTTTTTGGCCGACCCCGTTAGCCGGTCGCGATCTGGGGTACCCTAAGGGCCTACGGCGCTCCTGGTACCTGTATATCGCCGCGGCTAACGGCGCGCGGCAAATTGAACACTGGCGGCCTCTAAATAGAGGTGTAGCCAGCGGGGCCATGGCGAAGGAACAGAAGGAGGCCTATCTCCCCAACTTTTTGCGCGGTAACATTCTATCTTGAAAGAGACAGCTGTTGTCGACAATTAGGCTGTCGATTTGTCCACGTGTCCAGTGTGCGTAGAGCGCCGCGCCGACGTCACCCCCGACAAGTCTCCCCGAGAAACAAGATGTATGGGGCTATAGTTCGCAAGCGGCCGAGAGCTCTACGGTTATCCCATTTAAGAAGTTTTCGGCCCCCTGTCGAAGAATAGGCGCTCAAGACAATGTCTGTGATATTTTTCTGTATGGTTCGATCGTACAGCCCCAAATCGATAAAACCTGTCTGGGCGCCGTCATTCCCATGTTCGCCGACGAAGACGTAAGAGTTTACAGGAAAGCGTGGACCAAACAAGTAGGCATTCCCTACATCGAATTTTTTTCGATAGGAGAAAGACTTTGGCGCGCGCAAGAGAACTGGATAGAAGCGGTCAGACACTTGAAACTCGACGCCCCCACGTCCGGACCAGCTGTAAGGCTCGCAGAATACTATTCGGTGGGCCCCGCCACGAAGCGTGAGGCGTGGACTGGAAAGCGAAGTGGAAGGCACAGACCGCACCAATTGCCACCGGCGGGTGCCAGTTTTGGTCTCACGGACAACCCACATCTGTCCATCGTTCCCCTTGCGTTTCGTTCCGACAGAATATTGGGTAGCACTTTCAGTGGGCCCTTTGCGTGTCGCCATGCTATGGTTGTGGCTAAACGGATAATAACTAATATATTACCACATTAAATAACGAATGGTTGTTTTATCTGTCAGCAGCTTATTATGGCCGTCTATCGTATTTTAGTGCGATATGCGGGTACCAGGGGCGCCGTAGGCCCTTAGGGTACCTGTATATCGCCGCGGCTAACGGCGCGCGGCAAATTGAACACTGGCGGCCTCTAAATAGAGGTGTAGCCAGCGGGGCCATGGCGAAGGAACAGAAGGAGGCCTATCTCCCCAACCACAAGAACCTGGACGATGAGATCCTGCTGGAGCCGCCCGAAGTGCGCTTCACGGAGCTCACTCTGTTCGTGTGCACATACGTCGCGAAACTGGGGAACCTTCACATGGACTTTGTGGAGCTCTCGCACCTCCTGTGTGAGAATCCCCACGGCGCGCTGCTCGCGGTCAACAGCAACTTCGGCCATGCTTGCCAGCCCGGGCACGAGAACCTGTTGAAGCTCCCGAAGCCCCAGCCGGAGCCGTTCGTCAACGGGCAGACGCCGTACGTCCCCTCGCGCAGCCGCCCCCGCAAGGTGCAGGGCGACGGCACCAGCTTCAACAGCGCCGTGGAGCCGATCGTCTGGATCGACTACCCGGGCCTGAAGGGCAAGGACGGCAACCGCTACAAGATCAAGTGCTTCCCGACCACGGGGGAGACGCAGGTGCCGGGGGTCGTGTGCGCGGACCTGAGCGACGGCAGCGCCGTCCTCGAGGCGTACGTGGGCTACCTCAACGAGCTCGGCGTCGGGGACCGCCTCCCCGACAGCGACCTGCGCGCCCCCGTGAAGGTCGACTACGAGGGGCCGAACATGATGAACTACAAGTGGAGGCTCGTCCGCAACAGCCCCCGCATCCTGATCAACACGGCCGCGCTCGCCGAGTACCTGGTGGCGCTCGAGACCGAGAGGCTGATCGAAGGGAAAAAGGCGCGGCGGGCGCAGCTCGCCCGGTTCGCCGGCTGGCCGCACGTGCTGCTCCCGCCCTTCCCCGTGCGCGAGACCAAGCCGCCCACCGACGACGTCAAGGTGTCGTTCCGGTTCCAGTGCGGCGAACGCGCGCCGCGGGTCAACGTGTTCCAGGAGGGCAAGATGAACATCCTGGGGGCCAACTCGGTGCAGACCGCCCAGCAGATCTACGACTTCTTCGTGCGGCTGTTCGAGACGAACTGGAGCCGCCTGGTTTGCCTGCAGCCCCGTCAGGACCTCGAACGCAAACAGCGCGCGACACAGGCTGCGGCGAGCCAGCTCGCGCATGAGAAGGCCCAGCGCGCGAACGCGCGGCTGCCCCCTAGCTGGCGGGCCACCGGGCGCGAGGCCCGCGCGCCGAAGGGGCCCCCACCGAAGATCCCGGACGCCGACATCGCGCGGCTGGTCAAACGCGGCTACTATCCGGACGACGCCAGCGTGTCTGTCTCCTGCGAAAGCACGCCGAAAGCCAGTGCATCGAAGGCTGTCACCAGTACGGAAACTTCCCCGGAGGGGGAGTTACTCTCAAAGCTTGACATCTATCGTGCGCAACGGGACGCGTTCTATGCCTGCAAGAGTCTTGTATGTGAGCCTATTGCATACCAGCCCCTCGCCGACCCTCTCGACGCCCATGTGCTAGGCCCAGGGACTGCGAGCAACGTGCTTCAGGAAGTCGAGCAGCTGTTGGACGGGTACCTCGACGGCGGGAGCGGTTCAGAGGACGCCGCTGTCGGTGAGATGGCCAGCTAGGGCGAACAGGATGACGATGAAGATCCCCTGCAGTACGGTTCCCCAAGAGGTAGGTGACCGCCCCTTCACTGCTTTTTCCCCGAAGCCCGAGAGGACGCTGTCGGTGAAGAAGTCGGAGGCCACGAAGATGAAGATGAGAAACAAGGTGAACAGCATCTTGACGCTCGTCAGCCCCATTGGCCCCCCGCTGCTGGAACGTTTTTTGTCCGCGCTGCCGACGTTAGTGGGCACCAGCGGCACAGAGTCCTCCATGAGGTAGATATACTGTGGCTGTAGAAATGTGCCCGCCAGCCCACGCGCACACCGTTCCAAGTGGTACTTCAAAGTATGTAGCATTTGCTAGCATTTTTGGTCAACTTTTCGCGGCTGTTGCATTGCTATTGACCTTCAATCCGAAGCCAACCCACCAGAGTTAGCGTCAGCCAGCCCTAACAGGTTGGCTTCGGATTGAAGGTCAATAGCAATGCAACCGCCGCGAAAAGTCGGCCAAAAATGGTAGCAAATGCTACATATTTTGTGGCTTATCGTCATCTTTGTCTGAATATGCATTTACTGCTTTTAGGGAGCGGGTATCTACCTTTACAGAAGTGGTAACCCGTTGCATGGATACAGACCTGCGACGCGGTTTACGTCGTGTAACGAAATATGATGAAGAGTATCTAGACTACATCTTTTATACGAATGACGACGATCCAGTAGATTGCTGGCTGTGTCAACACGCAATACCTCCGACTGCTACTTGGACCGTGTTTCTCTTACATGCTCGTGGGGACAGAATCTGGGACAGATTGTTTGTACACGACCGTTGTTACACACAGAGATGGGATGCCATGGTACCCCGACGAACTGGTTTTACAATGTTTCAGCCTGCGCTCCAAGTCAAGAAGTCTGCCCAGCTACTCCTTTTGCTGCTAGAAGTGGGCTTCTTGGGCCCCCTGTGGGGGCCCCGTGGGTGTCCCCTTTGGGGACACCCAACAAGCCGTTCGACATAGCGTGGCCCGTGGTTGCCCTTGCTCGCTGGCTGTTGTACTGAGTCTGCACTGGTTTCTCAACAGCGGACGTCCCACAAACACATTTACCCAATATAGTAAAAATTGTAGCAAATGGTATTATTTTAATCCGAGTTTCGCGGCGGTTGCATTGCTATTGACCTTCAATCCGAAGCCAACCTGTCAGTGTCAGCATCTGTTAACCCTGACAGGTTGGCTTTGGATTGAAGGTCAATAGCAATGCAACAGGGCCCCAAAGTCGCTTAAAAATGGGGATAAATGCTATAAATATCCGTATAAAATTGAAAACGCGATACTCCTCTCATTCACATGGACAAAGAACTGCTACGACAAATAAGCAACAAGAATGCACTCTACGACAAAAAGAAAGAACAAGATTATCTATCATCGCGTTACCGGTCACTGTGTAGACTGTGTAGCCGAGACATTCTGTGGCCAGCGATTGAGGGGATCACGGTCCCTCGGTGTAGTGCGACATCCAGATGGCTCAGAGTAGCTGTGCACAGAGATTGCTTTCGCAACAGTCAGGAGGATGATAAACGGCTCGCACTGTACCTAAAAAGGCGGCAGATTTATACAAATGTAACCAGATCGGCTCAACTGCTCCTTTTGCTGCTAGAAGCGGGCCTGCCGTTCGACATAGCGTGGCCCGTGGTCGCTCTCGCTCGCTGGCTGTTGTACTGAGTTTGCGCTGGACCCTCTACAGCGAAGGACAGAGGGACATTCCACAAATACAATTTAGTCGAATAAAGAATATAGCATTTGCTATCATTTTTGGCCGACTTTTCGCGGCGGTTGCATTGCTATTGACCTTCAATCCGACGCTAACTCTGGTGGGTTGGCTTCGGATTGAAGGTCAATAGCAATGCAACCGCCGCGAAAAGTCGGCCAAAAATGGCAGCAAATGATATGATAGGGCATCTTATATTTGAGACGTGCGCCGGCAAACAAATACATGGACTGGCATGGCCTTCGAAAGGGGGAAGCTGTTGTTTGAGTTGTGCGACAGTGTTGCCCTTTGCACTAAAGAAGACGTAGACCACGACCAGTGGCGACGTGATTGGCGCATCGAGTGTTATCTGTGCGGCCGAGAGATAAGTCTGGCAGCTACCTGGACTACACGTCTTGCACGTGTATCACATTTCGGCTTCTGGGACAGGATGTATGCACATGAGATCTGTTTGAGCGACTGGAGGCTATGCAGATGGCCCACGTTCATCCCGGAGAGATGGCGGCAGTTGTACGTGTCCAGAGCCAAGTCGGCCCAGTTGCTATTGTTATTACTAGAAGCAGGCTTGCCATACGACATAGCGTGGCCCGTGGTCGCTCTTGCTTGCTGGCTCCTCTGAGGCCTGGACTCTACACAATAGCCATAAACTACTAAAGAACATAGCAAATACTACATACTTCGAACTGAAAAATTGATTCATGTATTTTCTGTGTAGCAGCGCCTACATGTATGCGAAACTATTGGGTGAAATAGGTGATAACGTCGCGCCCTATGACGGATTAGTAGACCATTATTATTTATGTTGGCATCCGCGATGTAGACTGTGCGGCCATAAAGTTCAGTCGGCGACGATGGGGGTTACGGTTCTTTCGCGTTTTAACTTCAACTGGGACAGAAAGTATGTGCACGTCGCTTGCCTTCTCAGCGGTGAGCCATACGATACATACGATAGGTGGCCCACGTTCATCCCAGAAAGATGGCGGCAGGGCCACACGAATGTAGCCAAGTCGGCCCAGTTGCTCCTGTTATTACTGGAGACTGGCTTGCCGTTTGACATAGCGTATCCGGTGGTCGCTCTCGCTTGCTGGCTGCTATGAGCCTCAGCCGAGGCCTAAACTCAAGTGTTCCCCCGGCCGCCTGATGAACGACAGGGGCTCGAACACTCCCGCAGACACGGCCGCGAGCAGGCCGGACTTGCCAGGGTTGTGGATGTCGGCTGCGAGACAGTCGTAGAAGTCGCCGAGGCGGTCGGCTGGCACGACCAAGCGCCGCTTGCCTGAGACAGACGCGCATTGGCTATGCGTGGCAGCAGCAGCGACTGCATTACTGTTAGCAGAAGAACACGAAACGTAGATATTCTCCACGGGGCGGACGGTTTTTTCGTTCACAGTAGTGATGTGTGTCCCTAGCATTTCTTTCAGCTCGAGCACTACTTCGTCGTGGGACTTCAGTGCGCGTAGGCGCGCTAGAGACTGTCTGTCGAACTCAAACGAAGAAGCGTTGATCGCGGCTAGCGCCTCGCGGGCGGCGTCGTCTGAAGGCTGGGCTTGCTTGATGGCGTCTCGGACGGCTGCGAGGTCTCCAGGGTGGCCCGCGAGCACTTCAGCTAAACTCTGGCGCAAAGCCTTGACAGATTCTGAGGATTTGAAGTCGGTCGCTTTCAGGGCGGTTGCGATTCGCTCGCGCATGGGCGCGTTCCGTTCAGCTCTGAGTACCTCGGAGAATTCGGCCAGAAAGAGGCGGTATAGACGGTTGCGGTTCGTTGTCACCGCTGCCAGCGTCTCGACTGAGTCCAGCGCATGAGGGCTAGTCTTTGATGCTTGTCGTTTTGCCGCAAGAATAGCCAAGTCTATCTCGCGGACATCGTATGGGAAAGAGATGGGAGCCCCTTCTGGAGAATTGGGGATTAATTCAGGATCGTGGAAGAAGTAAAGTGAGTGGGGCTTGGCCGCCAGAAACCCTATACACGCTCCTTCCGGGTTCGTAAGGGACGCGTTAGGCACTATAGGGCTCCCTTTTTCCCGACGGATGAACTCGTTAATATCTGCTATCGCCTCTTCTAGAGCTTTGCGCGGTAGTGGCACTTCGGGGCGCGTTCCGTAGATAATCTTGGTGCCGTTGGCAAGTGCACCATAGAGCGAAGGACGCACGGGAATGTAAACAGCAGCGGTGTCGTCGCGTAGCATGACCCCGTAGCAGCAGTTGTGCATGTCGACTAAGAGGGCTTCGATCTGGGGACTATGCTTGCCAGGTTTGACTTCCTTCGCGCGCGTGTAACGAAGAAGAAGCGCTAAGTCGAGCGCGTGAGATCGGACGCCGCCGGACATCTCACGGGCCGCGTAGGCCATCACCTCGCGCACTGTCTTGACAACTTTATCTACGATGGGTTCTTCGTCCTTCAGTTGGCTCGCATGCTGGTGAGGCGCGTAGCGCCCACTGGGCCCTTCGGGCCCTGAGCTGACTGAAAGGTCGATCGGGCCGTCTGTGTAGATCCGGCGCCCGGCCATCCAGCGTGAGGACAACGGCACTCGCGTGTAGAACTTCGGGTTCATCGCGACCACCGGGAATGTCCCGGTGGGGCCCGACGCGAATAAGACGACGTTCAAGGGCGCGGAGCGGGGGTCGGCGAGGGCTGCCACGGCTTCCGGCTGTGCCTCGAGCGTGATCGCTCCGTCCCCTAGCGGGTCCGCGAGCACCACCACTTCGACCCCGTAAACGTGGCGGGCGAGCTCGGCGAGGATGGCCGGCCAGATGTGGGCAGCGACGCCGCCGGGGCCGAAAGGGGACAGCGCGTCTTCGCGCCGCACGAAGGCCCCGAGGATCGCGTCGGCGAGAGCCTGGGCCGAGGCGAACGCGGCCCCGCTCCCGCTGCCGAGGACGTAATAGGTGTCGGTCATAGTGGCTGCGAGCCCGGCAAGAGCAGTCAGGACGTCATCGGCGGTCTGTTCGCCCTCAGCGAGCACGTGGGCGAGCGAGAAAGCGTAGCCGGCTATGGGGACCGCCGGCACTGACTGGGGGACGCCGACCTGCTGGAGCCGGTAAGGCGGGGGCAGGGCGTCCAAGAAGAGCCCCTCGGTGACTTCGCGGGCGACTTCGGCCACCCGCCCTTCAGGGATCGCCTTCCCGTACGAGAAGACGTGACGCGAAGAGCCTAGTTCAGCTTCCTCTTCGGCCGTGGGGGCCCAGGCGTGCTTGCGGATGCAGCCCAGGTTCGCGAGGGCCGCGCGCGAGCCGGGGGGCGCCCGGGCCTTCTTGCAGCAGGGGAGACAGAAGCCGAGGGGGTGCAGCCCGGCGCGGAAGCTCAGGTGCGCGTAGCGGGGGTCGGGACAGCCGTAGAAGGCGGGCGCGCCGTCCGTGAAGTTCCAGTACCGGATGAGTTTGGCGCGCTTCTGGACGCCGAGCTCGCGCGCTTCGGCCTCGTTGTAGACGTGGGGCTGGCGCTTCGACTGGCACAGGACCGAGTACTGCGTGGCGTCAGGGTCGTAGCGCTTGAGGTCGAACAGGACAGGGTCGCGCTCCTGGAGCCGCTTCAGCCGGTGGGAATGGTGTTCTACCTTCATGACTGTTGGTTCGACCTCTTTTTCCCTGCTACGCTCCTTGGCGCTCCGGGACTGCCAAAAGCCGTCCAGGAAAGCGAACACGTATCTTTGGATGAGTTCGAATTCTGCGAGACTGTCGGCGCCTAGGACCTCCACGCGCAGGTCGGTCGCCCGGTGGTGGATACGCACAGTGCGACCCTGGAACGCGGTCGCCCAACGGGCCGCGACCGAGGCGTCGGTCAGCCACGCGTACTGGTTGACGGTGCCGGCCACCGCGCGCGTAGTGCCCCGCACGGCGCGGTCGGCCGTGCGGGGGTCGTGAGCCGTGACGCCCCGCCGGAAGAAGAACGCGTACGCGCCCGCCTGTTGCAGGCCCCGAATTCCGACTATTCCGGCCCGTTCATACTCGCGGAACGCGGCCTTCATGTCGCGGAACGCGGCCGCGGTGAGGGCGTGCGGCCAGGACGCGGACGCGGTGACCGCGCCCAGGGACGCGTACGCACGGGGGGCCTTGTCTGTCGATTCTAAGCGGCCGCCGATAGGAAAGGCGGCCGCGCCCATCATGTTGACTGCTTCGAGTACGGGGGCCGCCACGCGCTGGGTCTCAGTAAACACGGCTTCGAGGCCTACTCGGTCGTGCTCGGGCCAGTCGGCCGCGACCTCGTAGGAACCGTCGGCGTGGATGACCAGCCGTGCGTACCTGATGGGTTCGAGGTCGGGCCCGCCCGCGTGGGCCCTAGAGAGACCGACATCTCGAGCCAGCGCGAACGCGACGTCATCACGGCGGGGAGGGCGCGCAGCGAACGCGTCCACATAGTCGGCCGCGCGCGGCCCGAAACTCGACGCGTGCCGCTTCACGGCCGCGATCAGGACGTGTCCACTGCGCAGCAAGAAGCTCGCGGTGCCGCTCGCATCTAAGGTACCCGGCGGGGCCCCTTTCCAAGAAACCCCGATCTGGCTGATAGCTTCCTCTTTCTGCTCTTCGCGGAGGCCTCCAAGGTCGACCTCGAAGCGCGCGGCGATCGCCGCCACGGCAGGACTGGTAGGAACCAGATCGAACACATTCCGGATAGCGACCCGCATTCTGGCGGCCAGGGGCGCGACGCGAACGCTCGCGGAGGTCACGGCGACCTGGGACTTGCGCCCAGCAGACGCACTCGACGCGGGCCTCCACACCGCGGCCCGGTCCGCGAGGGGCCGCTCCAGCGCGAACCGCGTTTTCAGCACGTCGGGATCGGGGTCTAGCGCGGGGTAGGCTTCGCCGACCCGGTCGGGCGAGGCCATGGCCAGGCCGAACGCGTCGGGGCTGAGCTGCGGCCACCAGCGCACGACCGCGCCGTAGTACAGGATGTCGAACTGCATGCTGTCGCGCAGGATGCCCGCGAGCCCGTCGTTGGGGCGTTCGGGCGCGTTCAGTGGCGGGAGGGCCACGTACAGGTCCACGAAGTACGCGCGTGTGATCCGCGTGTTTGCCGTCGGCCCCAGGAGCCGGAACGTATCCAGCGCCTCCACGTACAACGTGTCGTGCCGCTGCATAAGTTTGGAATCAACTGCGAACCCGGCGAACACTTCCTGGGATGGCGTTGCTTCGCGACCCGCTATGTCGCGCCAGTCGGGCAACACGGGCGCGCCGTCCAGCGTGAGCCGGTACGGCAGCTCCGGCCCTTCGTCGTTCACGTAGTAAAACAGATGCTGTCTGTAGGGCGCGACACCGGACGCCAGGTAGAGCTTCAGGCGCAACTCGTACACGGTGTCTTCCGGGTAGACCGCAACGTCGGTGTACGTCGGCGCCGCAACGCGTACTGTCGGTGCCGCGCGAGGCATAGAAGCCGAATCGGATTCTAAGAAACTGTCGGGATCGTCTTTCGTATTTTGCGTCTCCTCTAGATCGTTAAAGGCTCGCAAATCTCCGAAATCAAGCTCAGCACCGCCCTTCGCACCTCTAATAGGATTCTCAGGGTCAGATGGGGTGAGGAGTTCGCGCCAGTGGGCCCCGTAGTAGCCGCGCAGGGTCTCTCTGTCAGCGGGCGCCCAATCTAGTGTACCTAGGGGGGCCAGTTTGCTTCTGCGCGCGGCCTCGAGGACGGCGCGGGGTACGGCGCCCAGGAAGAAGTAGGCCCGCATGTGGCGCCCAGAAGCAGGGTCGACCTGCGCCACGCAGAGCGGCGCACGCGCGTACGGGTTCAGCGCGCTAGCTTTCAGCGCCATCGTTATTTAGACCGTGCATTTGTCCATATTTGAAGCATCGACATGGGAAAAGTAGAAGACATGTCACGCAGCAGTTTCTGGGAGTATTTGCGCGTAGGGTCCGCCACCTGGTGGACCGTAGTGATATGTATCATCATCGGTCCGGATAGTGTGGCCCTCTCTGCGATCTGCATCCTGTTCTGTTCCTGCACCCTGTGGTGGAGCCTGAACAACCCGCCGCCGGACAAAAACAAAGAGCCAGCCTTCGAAGGATTTCCCTTTCGGCATCCATCCAGCATTAAAGATTACTCGTAGTGACAAGCTCGGCTAGCATAGTAGGGCTTTTCAGAGCTGTGTGTTGAACAGACACTATCGTTATTCAGACCATACCGCATAGAAGCGCCGCATGGAAGAACTAGGAGAAGGTCTATCAGACGCCGAGCCGACATGCGCCGACTGGGGCAACTATATCACGCGTCTCTCGATGGCATTCTTGGCGAGCGCGCTTTTTATGTACTGCGCTTTACGTGTGGCGTGCTACTGGTTGTCACTGCAGTCTGGATCGAGGCCTCCGTTAGTCATTGAACAGAGGGACCTGCTGAGATGTATGAGTTAATGGATCTTGACTCCGGAGAAGGGGGCTCGCCGCAGGCTGACGAAAAAGTCTTGCCGCCTCCAACGAAGGCCGAGACATGTTGCTTTCTGTGTGTCTTGACAGTGCCTTGCTGTTGTTTGGCTTTGCTGCTCGTTCCGCCCATCGTTCTCGTTCTCCTTCACCCGTAACTGCGCTTAGACTCAATACGGCAATACGGACATCCGTAAGTCGAACTTTACTTCATAGAAGTAGTTGAACTCCAGCGGCTCTGCGTGCATGAGCGATGGATCTAGACTCCGGCGAAGATCATCTACCAGATACCAATTCGGTCGAGTTACCGTGCGCCAACTGGTGCAACTATATCCGGTGGTTTTTGGTAGTATTCTTGGCGGGTGTGCTTTTCGTGTACTGCGCTTTACATTTGGCGTGCTTCTGGTTGTCGCTGCAGTCTGAATCATGGAGACCTCCGTTAGTTATTGAACAGAGGAGCCCGCTGAAATGTATATTATGATGGATCTAGACTCCAATGAAGAAGACCCTCCGCAAACTGACGAAAAAGTCTTGCCGCCTCCCACAAAGGCCGAGTCATGTTTCTTACTGTTGTGTGTCTTGATAGAGCCTTGTTGTTGTTTGGCCTTGTTGCTCGTACCGCCTATCGTTTTCATTCTCGTTCATCCGTAACCACGCGTAGACTCTTTGTTAGTCCCTTATAACCGTACCCAGATAAATGCAAAACACTCTCCCTTGGTGGGCGATCGCGCTGATAGTCGTCGTCGTGCTCGTGGTGCTGGTCGCGATGGTATGGGGCTGGGGCCGCTCGAAAAGCTACTACGGCGGCGAGTTCGACGAGCTGGACTCACCTGGCGAATACGACTACGACGGCGACTACATAGAAGGGGACGGCATCTTGGGCGGGGGGCCGTTCCGCATAAGCGTCCGCGACCCGTGGTACACGGAGATGCTCCAGGGCAAGAAGCTGGTCGAAGCCCGGCTCGACAAGAAGCCCTTCTCGACCCGGCTCAAGGCCGGCAGCCCGGTGACCGTGGTGCGCTCGCGCCCGCACGGCAGCACCGAGGAGTACCCCGGGGGCCGCTACAAGTACAACACCAAGGTCAAGCGCATCGACAAGTACAAAGACATCGAAGCCCTGCTCAAGGCCGAGGGCGTGGGCAAGGTCTACCCCGGCAAGAAAACCGCAGCCGAGGGAGTCGAAATCTTCCGTGAGTTTGCGCCGGACGTGACCTTGCCAGTTCTCGCGATCGAGCTGGCCGCGCCAGAAAAGTAAAGAGCATCGCGCGCCATCAATCTGTCCTTTTTGTGCCCGCAGTCTAACACTGTTGGATAGAGACTCGCTACCGACGCAAAACCAAAGATTATGCGCAATGCTGCGATGTTCATACTGCGCCACCTAATTATTTTCGTCGCGGGCATCCTCGACCCGCCGACCCGCCTCTGCCCGGTGGCATCTCCGTGTTGCCATCTTTACGGCGTAGACCAAGCAACACGGAGATGCCACCGGGCAGAGATGGGTCGAGGAGGCCCGCAGATGCCGGCAACGAAAATAATTAGGCGCCGGAATGTAAGTTAAATAGCACGCTCTTTAGTTTTGCGGGACTGTACTCTGCTGACATAGACCTCCCAAGCCCGCTGGTGCAGTCCGGCGCAGTCCGGCGCAGTCCGGCGCAGTCCGGTGCAGTTGAGCAGAGTAAGAGACTTGTTCACCGGCACCGAACCAAATGTATTTGTCTGCAGTATGTAAGTCTGATCGCGCCGCCTAATTATTTCCGTCGCCGGCATCCTCTGCCCGGGCCTCCCCGGTGGTTGCCGCCGTCGAGCAGAGTAAGAGACTTGTTGACCGGCACCGGACCAAATGTATCTGTCTGCGCTACTCAAGTTAGCTGGCGCTGCCTAATTATTTTCGTCGCCGGCATCCTCTGCCCGGGCCTCCCCGATGGTTGCCTGGGCTTCTCCGCAAAAAAAGCAACCATCGGGGAGGCCCGGGCAGAGGATGCCGGCGACGAAAATAATTAGGCAGCGCCAGCTAACTTGGGTAGCGCGGGCTAAGCTTTCTGGTCCGGTGCCGGTCAACAAGTCTCTTACCCTGCGCCTTTATCAGCTCGCATGCGAGCTGATAAAAACTATGGTGGCGAGCCGACACCCGTGCCAGCCTATATACCGGTGAGGAAAGATACCTTGAGCGCGACGGTTGACTTAGGTAGCGCGGGCTAAGCTTTTTGGTCCGATGCCGGTTAACAAATCTCTCGCCCTGCTCGACCGACCGCGGTTCGCTGGCGCTCACCACTGAGCCCGGATGCGTGCCTTGTTTACCGACATCGGACCAAACGTGCCTGTTTGCGCTGCCCAAGTCACATCTCACCGCCCCAGGTACTGTTCCTCGATGTCGGCCGCGCTCTCTATCCTCGGCTGCCCGGGGATTGCCGGATCTTCGCCGAAAAAGGGGCAATCCCCGGGCAGCCGAGGATAGAGGGCGCGGATTGTACCAGAAGACTAGTTGGGCAGCGAGGGCGGATTGTACCAGGAGACTAGTTGGACAGAAAAGTAAAGAACCTCGCGCAACCTAAATACCGTTTCTTTTTGGAGGTTTGCACGGCTCGTAACAACGAGACGGGTTTGAGCGCTGCCGAACAATCTCCGCAAAAAATGGCGCGTATCGTAATAATGGCGTACGCGATCGTGGCCGCAGTGCTGTTCAAAAAAGAGCTCCCCCTGTCTGCGTCCTGCCTCCGGAGAAAGAACCAGAACCAGATCCCACTACACGTGCACGAGCGTTTCGACCCCGTGTCCTGGGTGTGGGCAATCCCTCCCTCGGGTCTCTTCTACGAAAAGGCGCTCCAGATAATGCTGGACGAGGCCGATCATACGCAGTACATCTTGATATTCGGAGGAACAATGGAACTGTTTCTCGCAAAAGCAAGGGCTGAAATAAAGAAATACGCGATACTTCAGTACTTGCTGCCACACATTTTGGGCAAAGACCCGTTCGGCCTCGTCAAGGAATTTTACGTGCGCGCACATGTGAAGGATAAAAACATCAACACGCATGTAAAACGAGGGAATCGCGCGTGGGCGGAAGACGAAAATACTCGCATACTTGCTGCACAAGATAGTGATTGCATCTTGCTTTAAACACAAGTTTTGTACGAAATGTTTGTGCCCTGAATACTATAATACTATAATACTATAATACTATGACGACTGTGCAGACGCAATCGGGCGCGCTGCGTCTCCTCGATTCGGGCGACTCTAACTACGTGACACTGCAGGCGCCTTCCACGCAGACCTCTTCGACGACATTTACTCTGCCCCCGGTACCAGCTTCGGGGGGCCTAGTCTTGACCTCGACAACAGGCGGCGTTATGAGTTGGATGAGCGCGGGCTCGTCGCCAGCGCTAACGGCCACCAATGTAGGCTACGGGAACGCCAGCAACGTTCTTACAGGGACATCAGATTTTACCTGGACGGAGTCGACAAAAACTTTAAATCTGAACAGTCAGTTCTTATTTCTTTCCGACCCTGGGGGTTACGTGTATACCAGTATAGGCCCTAATGGGGCTTCTGGGCCTCTCGTCGGCAGAACAAACGGGACCTTTAAGTTCTGGAGCAATGGCGACGCCACTGGCGATATGGCTATAAGAAATTATACTGATGGGAAGATCAATCTGGGTGTCCAGGCATCTTACCCCAGCTTAACAGTAAATAGTACCGGCATACAGCTCCCGAACACCAACAACTCGGGCACGGCAACGACCCTAGACTACTACGAAGTGCTGAACACGTCATTCACGATGTCTGGAGCGTGGTCGGGATCTGTGAACTTCACGTTCACGCGGATCGGCAACATCGTCAGCTGCAGCTGGGCGGGTTTCCGTCAGGTAGCCTCTTCGTCGACCGTGCTCCAAGCGACTGCCGCTGTACCTTCGAGGTTCCTCCCTCCATCTTCGACCGTAAACACGGTATGGGTCGAAAATGGGGCCTCCCCTGGGGTGACCTATTTGACAGGGATGTTCTTTATTTCTTCAGGAACTAACCTGGTGACATTCACTGTAGGCGGCTCCTTCGGCGGCGGTTTTACTAGCGGGAACTACACCGGCGCACCTCAGTCAACCGTTTGCTGGGCCATAGGAAGCTATTAGATCTGTGCTAGCCTGTTCTATCCAGATTTACGTCAGACGACCGATTATTTCTTTCCACGGCAACGGCCTGTGAAACAATAGGGTCCACGCAACCACCAGGCAGTAAAGTGCGTTTTTTCGGAGCGTGATCTCAGTCTGCCTCAGTAAGCAGCAGGTTTTGAACTATATGTACGCTCGTACGCTCTCTGGCCTTTTTTCTTGCCCGAAATAGTTATCTGCGTGGCTAAACGATGGACGAAGGTCAGTCTCTTAGCGCAATCCGGGTGGTCGGGCTGGCCACTGCCATCGTGCTCGTGGCCGTTGCCATCTATTACGTCGCGCTCTGGGCCCTACGCCGTCTCGAACGCTTCACGGTGGAGCAGACCGAGCCTGTGACGTCCAAGGTAGACGGGATGCCCTACCGCGTCCACGGGCGGCATTCGGCGCCTCAGGAGGCTGCGGACGCTCTCGCGCGCCTTAACGGCCAGATCATCGACCTCATGCGCCATCTCCGAGCCCGGTACGTGCGCGGCTCCGATGGGGTCGCTTACCCCGAGCGGCGCGAGGCTGCCCTGCGCCTGCTGGAGCGGTACAACCCGGACAACCTCGCAGAGAACTCGCCGCGCGACCCGACCGGCGACACCAGCTACTGTCTCGACAAAGGTGCCGTGGTGGCTATCTGCCTGCGGGAGCGCGGCTCCACCGAGCAGCTCATCCACGACCAGGGGACCCTCACGTTCGTCACGCTGCACGAGATGGCTCACATCGCGGTCGACGTCAAGGACCACCCAACCGAGTTCTGGGCAGCCTTCAAGTTTCTGCTGGAGGAAGCCGAGGAGATGGGCCTGTACCGAAGCCCCGACTATGTAAAAAAACCGGTGACTTACTGCGGGGTCCTCGTCAACTATAACCCCCGCTTAGATCCAAATCTTCCATCCCTTTGATCATGTCGCGATACCAAGGCTTACTTGCACACAAAGCTGGGTATTCTTTCTCAAGACGTAGACGGATTTCTTCTTGCCTGCGCTCGATAGGGCACGTGCCATGGCCTAGCGCAGAAGGGGTCTCAAAGAAGCCGATCGCCATGTGCAAACAGTTGTGCACAATGCAGCACCAGAAGTGGCCACTTTTGACCATTTCTCGCAGACAGTGGCCACACATATGCAAGATGCCCACAGACGGCTCTCGTCTACGATAGGCTACGACTACGTCACACGTCGGACAGCTCCGACATAACTCGCAATCCGAACAACAGAGCTCGCAGTATTTTTCGCCACAGTCCTCGCATTCGCTGCTAAGGATGAGACAGCTCGGATCTCCCCCCTCGGGGGCCTCGTGCGGACAACGTACGCCGGCGGTGTGCATCGTGCGGCGCTATAGAGTGATACCAACGGTACACTGCGCTTTCAAATTAGACCCGTAGCAAACGGCTGTGGGTCGGTCAAAATGCGAATTATACCACCTGGGCTAACAGTCCAACTTAGGTTCTAAACCTCCATTCCTTTGAGAAAGCCGCGGCGTGCCAAGGCTTACTAGCACACAGGGCCGGGTATACTTGTTCGAGGCGTTTGCGGATTTCTTCGTGGCCGAACTCGATAGGGCACGTGCCGTGACCTAACGCAATAGGGGTCTCCGAGTCGTTGGCCATCAAGTACAAGCCGTCGTGCGCAACGCAGTACCAGAAACGGTCTCCTTTAATCAATTCTCGCAGGCAGTTGCCGCATCTATCGATGGAGATCGTGGACGGCCACTGCCGGTAGGCTACAGTCACGTCGCACGTCGGACAACTCAGGCAGTGTACGCATTTCAAGCCACATTGGCCACAGTATTTCTCGCTACAGTCCTCGCATTCGCAAATAAGGTTAAAGGAGCCCGGTTTCTCGTGTGAACAACGCATGCTGGCCGCCGCAGTGTTGTAGTAATACTAGCCAGCATAACATGCTTTCAAATTAGAGCGGCCCTTGCGGCCAGTTCTACGTTGTGGCAAAAAGCTACAGTGGATCGCGACACTCCAATCAGCCCATACTACTGCTGCCTGAATCTGATTCTTTGGCGTAATAGTGGCGCCGAAGGTCAGCGCAGTTGGTGCGGACTTGCTCTCCATTCAAGAACCACGGTCGGCTCTCGCACACTTCCGGGTACTTTTGTTGAAACAGCCAGCGAAGTTCGTCCGGGGCGTTTTCGATGTGACACGTCCCGTGGCCTTGTGTGAGAGGGGTCTCGAACGGGTCAGCCGCCGCCAGGAAGAACAAGTCGTGCGGCACGCAGAACCAAGCCCAGCCGTGGGCGATCATAAAGCGTAGGCACGCGCCGCACAGATGACGGGGGCCGACTTCAGCGAGAACGTCGCACCCAGGACAACCATTTTGGCAGTATTGACAATCCAGGCGACAGAGTGCACAAAACTCTGCTTCGCACGTAGGACACTGGTACACGGTATCGTTGTTTTCCGGGTCAGAGTGGCGACACAAGCACGGCCAGTCGGCCTGATACCGATGATCCATTACTGTACTACTACAGTACACTCTGGGTTCAAATATGAGACAAAAAAGATAGCATCTCGGTTGAGGTCTCGGATTTTAGGCGTTCCCGGACAATATCCATTCTTTGAGGTCAGCCTTTACTATCGTGTTCGGCGGCCACCCGAACGTTGATACCAGCCATTTGGCTAGATCCAAACTATTCTCCTGAACTTCTCTCCAATCATAAATCTCGGTCAATATGTATTTGTCGTGGCAGCGAGAGTAAATGTCACTTGCTGTGTAACTGTACGCAGATGCTAGCCATTTAGCTATTTCTAGGTAACAACCCTTGCATGCGGCCCACATGGCGTAGTCCCCATCAGAATGAATGTCCTCGTCCGATAGTCCGAGTTCATCTGTCAGCCATTCTACTTCTTTCAGGCCACCAACGCAACATGAGTGGTGCAAATGTTCTATGCATAGTGTACGTATGTCCTCATTGGTATTGGCCGTAATGCCGAGCTTGGCGACGAACCACTTGGCCGATTCTAGGTATCCATTTTTGAGCGCTATAGAGAGATACGATTCGTACTCATCTTCATCTATGTTTGCGACAATATCGTAACGCGTGTCGAGGCATTGCACTATGTCCAAATACCCATTATTCCACGCTTCGGAGAAAGGGCAATCTTCGGCAGAGGGGTAAGAGTACACGTGTTCACGGTGGACGCCTATTTCTGTGATAAGCCATTCAGCTATTTCAAGCGAACCGCATTCGCACGCGGCATGCAGAGCCATACAGTTCGCTTTAGAAGCATAATCACTTTCTCCGTCCAGACCAAGCTTGGCGGCTATTAGTTTGGCCACGTCTAAGTGGCCCCTCTCGCACGCGTGCCAAAGGGCATCCCTGCTCATCATGTCCCTCGTTCCTACTAAATCAAACCTGTCGATCAGCCATCGTGTTATTTTTAGCTCGCCGCGGGTACATAGTGCGTCCAAAAGATTGGTCCCGCTAGCGTATATATCGTTGTACGTGTACGCGAAATTGTCCCCTAGCCATTCAGCTGCCTCCAAACACCCATCATTACAGACGGCTTCTAGCAATTTATATTCTATGGCAACATCTAGGTCCAATCCAGCGAATTTTGTTAAATGTTCGAGGACTTCTAGGTGGCCTCGCACACACGTAGCACGTAGGGCCTTGATCTCCGGAGAGTCCAGATTCTTGCGACTGAGGTCCACATTGAATTCTGCGATCAACCATTTGACCATGCCAAGGTGCCCATTTTTGCATGTTTTACAGAAGGCTTTACGCACTTCTCCGTACATATCCCCGGCTGGCCACCGAAACGTATTTACCAGCCATTTGGCGACCGCTAGATGCCCGTTCACGCATGAGCGCCATAAGGCAGCGAACTTCAGCGCATGGGCATCAGCGGCTTCGAGCCCGAAAGACTCTACGAGCCATTTGGCCACCCCTAGGTGGCCCCTCTCGCACGCGAGACGTAGGACGTAGTTGTCCCGAGCTCGAATATCGTCCCGGGAAGGGTCGAGCGCCGCGGTGAGCCACTGGGCCGAGGCCAAAAGTCCTCTACCACACGCGGTTGCTAGAGGAGCGGAGAGGCCCCAGGAGGGGATCCGACGGGGCCAGAAGGGTCCCACCACTGATGGACACAGCAGAACGCGCCAGATACCTGTATTACCAGGTTCATCGAGTGCTAGCTTCCATGCTCGGCAGACGGCGCGACAGGAGATCAAGGCCGCCAGTTCCTTTGTGCGGGAGAAGAAGATCACTGTCCAGATCTCTATCGGGACGGATTCGGCCATTGTATGCAGTATTGGCTATTGATTTCAATTTAGAGGCCGGGCCGCTAGCTAACTTCCCCGAGGGGAAGTTAGCTAGCGGCGGTAAACCTCTGTCAAATTAAAAAGGTTCCGTTTAACTGTTTTAGGCGCGGGGGGAAGAAAGCGACACCTTTAGCCAAAGTTTACTTGCTCCATACCTGTGACACATAAGGGTGGTTTGCGCCTGGGTCTCCGGACCATTGAGCACAGACGTTCAGCATCGGTTCGTGGTCCTGGGCGATTTGGCGGAGGGCTGTCCTGTTTGTTTCAATCTCACACTGGCCGTGCCCAACCGGTGGGAGCGATTTCGCAGTATAAAGATGCAGTTCGCTGTGCGTGGCACAGGCCCAGACCTCGTTGCCAGCGATCGCGTCGCGCAAGCATGAAGCACACAGATACTGATCCTCAACCTTCACTAGTACAGTACATTTGGGACACGCATCGCCGTATTCGCATTGCAGCCCACATAGTTCACAGTATGTCTCCCCACACGTTGGGCACTGTGCCCAATCCTCCCGGCGGCCATTTGAGTCGTAGCCCACATTTTTGCACGTTGGGCACCGTATCCACCCCTCCTGGCCATTCGAGTCGCGGTGGGGACACTCTTCTGAACCTGCATACATCGTACACTATTGCGTAATACATATCGGCACGCCGGTATCAATTTACATAAATCAAACAGAAAGAGGGTTGCGAGCCAACTCAATCGGACTCGGGCGATCTTTTGCCAATTTATAGACTGGATGCTATCATAAGAGGCAAAAGATCGCCCGAGTCCGATTGAGTTGGCTCGCGGTTGCTGTCATTCCGTCTTCAATTCGACGCCCAAGGTCGAATATAAGATAGTTGCCTTATGCTCCAATTACTACCATTGTCGGTCAATTAATGTCCCGTAAACAGATTGGCCGGGCGTTCTTTTTGGCCATTCCGCTGCTATTTGAACGGGTGCGAGCCTACTGCATACCATGGAGCCCTTGGACCTAGCAGCGGGCCAAGAAGGCAACAACATCCTCGAGGAGGCCGACGAGGTCGAAGAAGCTGAAGATGTTATTACTACGGATACTTCGCCACTGCCTGTCGACGCCGGGGACGTTGGCGACGCGGACGAAGCTGAGGAACCCGGGGCGCTGAGCCTCGGCGAACCCCTTGTGCGCTACAACGGGGCCGATTGGCTCGGCACCGGCGTCCCGACGCGAGCGGACATCGTCCGGGCCTGCGACGAGTTGTCGACCAGCGGCGGGGTCTTGTCAGACGAGATCCAGACGAAGATCGACTACGTAGACTCTGTGTTCTTCATGCCGACAGACCTGGAGGAGACGAACATCTACCCTTCGGGTAAGGCTCGGTACGCTATCCGCTTCTTCGGCCCCCTCATGGACGGCTCGAAGGCCGAGGTCACGGTCACCGACGTCCCCGTGTACTTCGACGTGCTGGTGCCTGGATTTGGCCAGCCTGGCGCATACGGTAAGAACTTGGAGGGAATCGAGGCCCAGAAAGTGCTCGAGAAGTTTCACTCGAGTCTGCGGGGCTTGTTCACCGCGGCCGACGTGGCCCAGCCAGAGTTCATCGAGACTGTCCACGCGTTCCCTGTGCGGGGCTTTCACCCCGAACCCGTGCCGTACAAGCGGCTCCACTTCCCGACTCTTCAGGCCCGTAAGGAGGGCATCCGCACTGTGCGTGATGCTGGCCACACGACGGCCTCTGACGACCTCAGCGCCTACTACCGCAAGGTCGCTGGCGAGGCGCGGGTCCCCCTGTGCGACTGGGCCGAGCTGCAGGACTACGAGTACGCGCCCGGCCCGACCGAGAAGTCACCGCTGTGTGCTCACATCTTCAGCGTGCCCCTGTCGGGCTACCGGGCCCTCACCGACCCGCTCGACGCCAAGGACAAACGCGCGGCTGCAGAGGCCAAGCGGGCGAGCATGCCCCTCCTCGCGCGGGACCGCACCCTCGTCCTCGGCTGGGACATAGAGACCCACAGTGCCCGCGAGGCCGGGGACCTGCCTACGGCCGAACACGAGGAAGACAACGCGTTCGCGATCGCCCTCACGGCCCACTGGAAGGACGAGACGGCGCCTCTCGCGCGCATTCGCCTGGTCGACGTCGAGTCAGACCCTGTGCCCGGGCGCACGACTGTCGTCTGCGGCTCGCCGAAGAACGTGTTGCGGGCGTTCGCGCTGTGCTGGCGTGCGCTCGCGCCCGACATCGCAGTCGGGTTCAACGACAGTAATTACGATTGGGAGTTCATCGTGAAAAAGGCCTTCCGGTGGAAACTTCTCGCGTGGATGTGCGAGAAGATGAGCGCGGCCCCCCGTCGCGCCCAGAACGACGATGCCGCTTTGAAGTGGAACTACCGGGCTGGCATGGACGGCAAAGGACAGAAAATTAAGATCAGTCCCGAGGAGGTGTTCTTTAGCAAGTATTTCAAGGTGCCTGGCTGCGTGCCGATCGACGTGCGCGCGAGCTACAAGCGGTTGTACCCGAAGAGCGAGACTCCGGTGGCCGGTTCGCTGAAATTCTACCTCAAACTGGTCGGGCTTCCCGGCAAGGCCGATATGCCCATCGGTCAGATGTGGCGCTACTACCGGACGGCTCGGCTCCTGCAGGACGGCACCGTGAAAGCCCCGCTAGAAACTGTCGCAGCCTCGAAGCGAAACATGCGACGCGTGAACGACTACTGCGAGATCGACGCGCTGAGCTGCCAGAGGCTTCTCGTGCGTCGCAACGTGGTGAACGAGTACCGCGAAGTCGGGCGCTTGACCTACACGTCCCTGTACGACTGCCACTACTACGCCGACGGGATGAAGGTCTGCAACATCCTGCGGGCCTACGCCTCGCGCGAGAATATCCTCGTGTCGATGATCGGGCTCTCGCGGGAAGAAAGTGGCAAGTATCCGGGCGCTTACGTCTTCCCACCGAAGAAAGGCGCCGTGCCCGACCCGGATCGGCTCGCGACGCTCGAAGCAGCTGTCGCGGAGATGCGGGATGCCGAAGCCCGTGGCGACAATAAGGCAAAAGAAGTCGCGGCCGGCAAAGTGCGCCAGGCGTTCGAAGCCTTCGCGGCAGAGCGCCCTGTCACGGGCCTTGACTTCTCATCGCTGTATCCGAGCATCATTATGGCCTACAACCTGTCACCGGAGAAGATCCTGCTCGATGAAGACGAAGCGAAGTATTGGAGAGAGCAGGGGCTCGACCTCCACAACATCGAGTTCGACTACAACGGGCGCCCGATCCGGGGCTGGTCTATCCGCCACGGATGCCTGGACAAGAACATCGGCCTGTATCCGCGCGTCCTCATCGAACTGTTCGCGAAACGCGCGGAGATGAAGAAAGTCATGAACACCCACGGAGCCGTTGTCGAAGTGATCGACCTGGTGATGGGCCGCGCGAAGAAAGACGGCGTGCGTGTTGCCGAGGCCACGTCCCGAGTGTACTCAGACGCGCGCGAAAGCGAGCGGACGTGCAAGGCCGCGCTCGCCCCGGACGCCCCGCCCCCGCGCGTCTCGCCGGGAGCCACGGTCGCCGAGGAGCTCGCTGATTTCAAGCGCCGGCTCCGGTCGGCCGAAGAGCAGCTAGAAGTCCTCAAACGCCTGTACGGAATGGCTGCCGGTGAGAATCCGAGTGACGAGGCCACCGAAGCGGTAGTCGCCTCTGAGAGCCGGCGCGCAACTTTCGACTGGGCGTGCGCGAACACGAAGCAGCTCGCCCTCAAGAAGATGATGAACTCGTTCTACGGGGAGACCGGTAACGCGATCTCGCCGTTCTTCCACTTGGCCCTCGCCGGCGGGGTCACAGACGCGGGCCAGCAGAACCTAAAGAATACAGCCGACTTCGTGCTTTCGGAAGAATACAAGATTCTCTACGGTGACACGGATTCATTGTACATAGTTTGCCCGACGAAGAACTTTGCTGAATGTGATGCCGCATTCTCGCGGGGTGAGCTATCTCGGGAGGAGTGGTGGGAGGCCATGGTCCGCATCACTATGCGCTCGATGAACACCCTGCGCGACAAGGTGAACGCGCACCTGCGCGCCAGGAACGGCACGCCCTACCTCTCGATGGCCTACGAGGAAGTCCTGTACCCTGTGCACTTCACGGCCAAGAAGAAGTACTACGGGGTGCCGCACCTGAACGAGGTCAACTTCCGCCCGAAGAAGCTCTTCGTGCGGGGGGTCGATGTCGTGAAGCAGGGCCTGCCCGGTCTCACCCGCGACATCGGCTGGCGCATCATGTGGGCGAACATGGCGCCCGACTGCAAGCGCAACGTGCACCGCGTGGTGGAAGACACGCTGCGAGACGCCATCGTGAACGCCGCGCAGTGGGACTTCGAGCACTTCATCAAGACCGACGCGTGGAAGCCCGACAAGAACAACGTGGCTGTTCAAACCTTCATTAAACGCATGAAGGCCCGCCTCCAGGCCGGCCCGCCCCGGGGCTCGAAGACGACCGCCGCCGAGTGGGCGGCATTGTACGCGCTGCCGGACCCTGGCGAGCGCTTCAGCTACGTGATGGTGAAGACTGGGGAGACTCACAACCTGCGTGGGCTGGTCGCGGCCCCTAAGAAGGGCGATCAGATGGAGTTCGCACGCGCGGCCAAGGCGTTTAACCTCGAGGTCGATGTCGCGTACTACTTGACCCGGTCGGTCGCGGGGCTCTGCGCGCGCTTTATCTGCGAGCACACCCAGTTCCAGCCGCCGAACGCCGAGCGCCTGAAGGAGAAAGAAATCGACGACTTCTCGACGAAGGCTGCCAAGAAGTTCCTCATTGAATACATTCAGGCCCAGAGTGGGCTCTCTAAAGCTGCGCTCAAGAGCCGCGGGTTCGCGTACCGCCGTGCCTTCGGCAAGGCGGCCGTCCAGGCTCGGGTCGCCCTCGGCGCCGCCGCGGGCCGCAACGCCTTAGAAGTATTGCATGGCGAGTGGCTCGACTTTGAGTTATTGCTCGGCAACACGGCGCCTGATGCCGACGGCGAGCAGCAGGCGCCCGACACCGCGGAAGACGTCTCGCGTCTAGTCAAATCCGTCTGGGAGTCGGCGGAAGCGTTCGCGGGCTCGGTATCCGGCACAGACGAATGGTGCGCGGACCTCGCCAAAGCTCGCGGCATCGGCCCGAACGGCGAGGATCTAAGCTCGGGCAGCAGCTCTGGAACGAGCACGCCGCGCGGCCGAGCGACCGCGTCCCCCGGTGACACGAGTCGCAGCTCTTCGCTCGCGCGGACGCCGAGCCGGTCCGCTTCGTCTTCAAGGTCGAAGCTGCCTGCTACGAACCTCTTCCGGGAGACTACTGTGGTCCGTGGCAAGCGGCCGCCGCTCGTGATAGCCAAACTCGCGTACACTAGAGCCCTCACTGTGGCTGAAAACGCGTGTAAGGCCTCGTTGGCCCAAATGGCCCCGGCAGTGCTCGACATCGCGTTCCAGTACGAAACAACATTGGAAAACCTAGTGCGTTCAGAACGTGAGTTGGAGCGCCAAGCGCACCCTGAGATCGGAACAGCCGGAGGATTACCGTCGGCGTCAGAAAACACGCTCGACCTGGTGGCCGAAGACAAGCGAACACTGGCGGACTTCCGTGCGGAGTGGTTCCGCGCGGCCGCGATTCACTTGACGCGCCGGCAGGAGACAGACTTCACGAACTACTTGAGCCGGTTGAAGAGTCGCCGCATAGGCGTTTCACCTGCGCCATCCCGCGCCGAACGGGCCAAGACGATCGCAGCCGCGGCAGCCTCGCTGCGCGTAAGCGGAGAACTACTCTGAAGCTCTCAGGCAGACGCGTTCCTTCCTTTTTCCCCTGGGGGTTTTCACGGTCTGCTAGTTTCGACCTTCGCCAAAGGTCCGCGGACATTATACGCGCTCGCGACCTCTCATGTCGGGAAACCAAGCGAACATTATTGTTGCTGTGCTGGTCATCGCCGCCCTTATAGTGATCGCCTACAGCCAGGGCTGGATCAAGTGCCCGAAAAAGGCAGAGGGCTTCTGCAGCGTGGCTACCACCTACAAAGACCCTGCTTACAACCCCTACACCGTGCTGAATAAAGATATCGACTCGCTCAGGGGCTACAAGAACGACGGCTACAACCAACCTCCAATTTGGCGCCAGCCCCACGGCCTCGATAGATACCGACAGAGCGGTGCAACAGTGAAGCCAGAGATGATTGCCGAAGCAGAGAGGGATGAATGGTATGCAGCAACTAAGGCTGACGATGCCGGCCAGGCCAACACGGCCCTCGTTCGAGATTCGCATGGCTCCGGCGACCCTCAAGCGGAAGCGTTTCACTGCGCAAACAATAATCTTGATTATGGCGCCTATATAACAGATCTCATTGTCGACCCACGGACGAAAGACAACCATAGGCGCTGGGTGGAAGAAATGCAGCCATGGTCAGGGACTGCTATGACAGTGGACGACCTAGAAGAGGCCCAGGAGGCCGACTTAGACTGGATAGGCCTAAGGCGCCCTCAAGCAGTTGTTCAGTATAACCCAATGATGTTGACTGAAGTAGGACCGGAACAATTATTAGGAAACAAACCTTTTAATTTCCAAGGATGATGGCGATATTTAGCTTAATCGATCGGACCCTTGTTATTTTTGGATAGCATATATCTGTAGTTTCCTGTATGGAGGTCGCATATACTATGTAGCATACGGTATATGATAGAGACTACGCCCATTTAGAGACTAGGGTATAACGGGTAGAAATGGAGGAGTGGAGAACTGCATCCGGCTATGAGGCCTACCTAGTGTCGAACATGGGCAGGATCAAAAAAAGTAAGAACGGTGAACTCTTGCACGGTACTAAGAATCCATCAGGCTATATAGTGATTAACATTTATGTCCAGAAAGGTGTAACAAAGTCAATACGTTTACATGCTCTGATTGCCAAAGCATTCATAGAACAGCCAGAAGGAAAGGATGTTGTCAATCATATCAATGGCCTTCGCGACGACAATCGTGTAGAAAATCTGCAATGGACGACGCGGAGGGAAAACAATAATTCTAAAGTATTTTCCAATACACAACCTTCTATGAAGAATCGACAACGCAAGATCGAGCAGATAAACAATGGAGGCCAAGTTGTTCAAGTATGGGACTCTATAGCTGCTGCTGCAAGATCTGTAGGCGGTACTTCTAGCCCCATTAGTGCGTGTTGTTCGGGTAGACAACAGACAGCATATGGTTTTCGTTGGCAACACTTAGAAGAAAAAGAAGTCGAGATACCGGACGAAGAATGGCGTGAACTTGTCTATAAAGAAGTCAAGTACGGAGTTTCATCCATGGGACGAGTGCGCCTCGCAAGAGGAGGCGTAACATTCGGTTCCAAAAACGCGGATGGGTATTGCACATGCAATGCGAATCATCTGATACATCGATTAGTTGCGCTCGCATTCTTAGAAAACCCGCTCGAAAAACCGTTAGTAAATCATATTAACGGTATTAAAGACGACAACCGTGTCTTTAACTTAGAATGGACTACGCATGCAGAAAATGTTAAACATGCGATAGACACAGGTTTAAGAGCAACGAAACCCGATACTCTCTACACGCGTGGAGTACGTCAACTATCTCTGGACGGCAAGGCAATAGCTGAGTTCAAGTCCATCGTGGAAGCTAGCAAAGCCACCGGAGTTTATAAAGGTAACATTGGGACCGCTTGCAGGGGCATCAGACTTAAAACTGCTGGCGGTTTTAAATGGGAATACGTTTCTAAAGACGACGGCTGCATCGATCGTGTTGAGGACGAGGCTCCAGAATCTAAACCGCACGACAATGCTGGCAGCACTGTCGAACCAGAAGAATGGCGAAAAATAGTTTACAAAGATGTTACCTATGAAGCTTCTTCTTTAGGACATATAAAAGTCGATGGCTGCCTTCTTCCCGGCTGTAATGTCGAAGGCTATATCCGATGCAACGGCCAGTCTGCCCACCGTATAGTTGCAGCCGCTTGGCTTGAAAATGCCGACGAAAAACAACTCGTAATACATGTGAATGGCATAAAGGATGACAATCGTGTTTCTAACCTTAAGTGGTCTACACATGCTGAACATATGCAACACGGTGTAGCCAACAAAACAAGAGAAACACCTGGCGGCAAAAACAAGAAACGCATCAGACAGATCAATATCTTCGGAGAGATTGTAGCCGAGCATGACTCCATAACCGAAGCTAGTAAGGCTATCGGGATCAGTATTACCGCTATAAGCAACGTATGTTGCGGTCGTGGAAAGACTGCCAAAGGTTATCGATGGGAATACATTTCTCAGCCGGATACAGACTCAGTTGTTAAATGTATTGCCCCATCTGAAGAGCAAAATCCTCCACTCATAAAAGAAGCTGTTCCTTTGATCTGCGAAGAGAAACAACTTTATGAGTCGTCAATACCCTCAGAAACTAGTGTGATAGACGAAGATCTCTTGTGGGCTGAATTAGGACTTACGGAGACAAAGTCGATCGTTCTTGCAGCTGCCTGCGTGTCAGACAATGATCCCCTTTGGGATGAACTCGACATCTAAAAAAAGTGCTCGTCCAGTATTACCGCCGGCGGATGAAGACCCCGTCCTTTTCTTCTACGTCCTTTAGCTGTTCTTCGGTTTCTCCGGGATATGGGTCCCGCCCGTAGAGCTCCAGCCCCATGATGTAACACATCTCGAGGCCGCTGCCCGGCGGCAACACGTCGTACCTGAGGGCGACCCGCCTCTTTTTGCACATGGTCTTGTCGATACCCACGAAGTGCCACAGCGTTCCCAGTTCGATCACGCATGGGATCACGTCGTAACGCAACTGCAGCGGGTCGCGCCTGTTCTTTGGTATGACGGGCGAGCGCCAGCAGTCGTACAACAGGACTCGGTAGTTCGGGTCGTTTAGGCCAGATATGCTCCGGTTCGAAACCGCGATACAGTTCACGTCTGTGCCTTCTCCTTTGTAGAACGTACGGACATACAGGTAGTGTTCTTTTTCCAACAGGTCTGTCAGTTCCTCCTCCGTGCAGTCTCGGAGGTACAGGTTGATTGCCAGCGGGAAGCTCACCATGGTAGGCAGCCCCTTGAAGAAGAGAGGACCCCAAGCTTCCCAGATGTACGACGTATAGCTCCCGTCGTTTGTCTTCGTCGACCCTTTCGTCTGCTGAAAGAAGCTCTCGAACTGACTGTCGGCATGAAAGATCCTTGCGATAGTTTGCATTCGTGGTCTACTGCACTGTTGGTAGACCCGTTCAATTTACATTTAGAGCACAGCGATGCATTATAGCACATGTCAGAAAAGAAAGCGTTAGCGCCCACGCCGCCCGCCATCGAGTTCGACGGCGGGCTCGATTATGGGACTTACATAGCGGGTCTTGCCATCGATCCGCAGATGATAGAAAATCATAGGCGCTGGGTCGAAGAAGTAGCGGCTGATGATGCGGTATTAGAGCTCGGCGACGCTCTTAACACATGTCAGAAGAAGTAACATTGGCGCCACCTCCGCCCCGAGGGTATCAGCCGAGCGCTGGTATTCGCTGGTGCGAATACCCCGGCCGAAATCTCTTTGCTAATGTCGTCACTTTCTCTGTCCCCGAATGGGAAGACGTAGAACCAATCTGGTTTCCCAAGGACCAAGGTTCGGCAGATGGTAGTGCCTAATCGCACGCTCCCGGCTACCTTTTCGAGATTTGAAGCAATTAGAGCTCGGCGATACTCTTGACACATGTCAGAAGAAGTAACATTGGCGCCCCCGCCGCCTCGCGACGAGTATCTCTTAGATCCGACAGACAACATATGGCCTTGGCATCTTTACCTGTGCCGTCTCCACGCTGAGCTCATCGAGGAACTACCCGGAGACGAAAAAGAGAACCAAGATTCAAGCTGATCATGCCCCCTCGGCTGCTTTTTTGAGCGGGGGCGGCACTGTCCCCGCGTAGTGGTACATCACCACGTACGTATTCGGCGTCGGGCCGAAGGCCGCGAGGCTGCACCCGTCGTCGTTCAGCAGGAACACCTGCTCGCCCGCGCGCAGGCCCCGGGCCCAGTGGTGGCCCCCGTACACGTCCCCCGCGTGCTCCATCTGGCCTACGAGCCGGAAGAGGAGGCCGCCCCCGTCGAGCGCGGGGATCTCGAGCTGCAACGGAAAGTACCGCGGCGCGCGCGACCCGCCGAAAGCGGTGTACAGATTGAACATGCAGAAGAGGATTTCGGGCACCATGCTGAGTCGGTAGATCCGCAGCGCCCGCCCCTTCGCCCCGCACTGCTCACAGGTGTAGTCGTCCGCCGCCTCCACGTTCAGGCGCAGCGCGCGCGAGAACGTGGCCGGGTCCGTGGGCGGCTCCGCGAGAGTGTCGAAGTGAAAGAGGTTAAAGTGCACCGCGTGGTCTTTCTCCTCGGATACGTCCTTGCCGCAGGCCCGGCACCGGGTGGTGCACGCGAACCGGTGCAGGAACAGGTTCGCGACCGGGTTGCGCTGGGCGCCCCGCGTTTCGGCGAGGCCCAGGGGGTCGAGGGGGTCGGCGGGGGTCAGCATGTCGAGCAGGTGCACGAGGGCTTCGGCCGCGCACTCCTGGCCCTGGCCGAAGTGCACGTGGGGCCGGCGCTGGGCGAGCGCCCTCGCGAGGGCCGCGCACACCGCGGCCGAGCAGTTCGCGACTAGCGTGGACGCCGGGTGCCTGGCAGCTACTTTATACGACGGGGCCAATTCAGTGAACATTTCACAATAGTTCAACAGGGCTGTACCGAGAGTCGTCCGCAGCAGATAGTCCCTGTTAGTAAGGATAGTTCGGGTCACGGCCGTGCAGCCCGCGAGCACCTGGAGCAGGCTGTTGAAATAGCAGATGCACCCAGTGTTGTGCAACCCGAAGGGCTCCGGCGCGAGGCCGATGTCGTACGGGTCCATCTCGGCGCAATATCGTCTGGTTGCACGATTTTAGCTTCAAATATGTCTTTCTGGATATTGTCTTCTCTTTCCAGTGTCAATCCTCCTTTTTGCCCATGGCGCTTCTGCGCAGGGGCAAACGAGGGATTGGCGCTGGAAAGGGACGGTTCGCATGTGCGCCCAATTAGAGAAGATATGTTGGCTACCGTGAGCTCTAGGGGAGAAAACTATTACAAGGGCTTGAAGCCAAACGTAGAGACGAGCCACCGCTCTACCTCTGAGTGGTTGCGAGAGTGTGCCCAGAGCAACGCGGCGTAACCGCAAGCGCTCGCATCCTCAACGGTAAGGCCGAACTTGGTGACGAGCCACTGTGCCACTTCTAGGTGGCCATTAGCGCACGAATAGCGCAGAGCCCAATTGTCTCTGGCGCGCGCGTCCTCAACTGTGAGGCCAAACGCATTAACGACCCATTGCGCCACCTCTAGGTGGCCGCCCGCGCATGTGTAGGTCAGGATAGAATTGTCTCTGGCACGAGCATCGCTGGCGGTGAGACCGAACGTGGCGACCAGCCACTGCGCTACAGCTAGGTGGCCGTTCGCACATGACTCGCACAAAGCCCGATTATTTTTGACGCGCGCGTCGCTGACGGTGAGGCCGAACGCGGCGACGAGCCACTGCGCTACAGCTAGGTGGCCGTTCGCACATGACTCGCACAAAGCGAAGTTGTTACTGGCGCGTGCGTCTTTTGCAGTGAGGCTGAACGTGGCGGCGAGCCACTGTGCCACAGATAGGTGGCCGTACCGACACGACTCGCGCAAGGCCCGATTCTCCTCGACGCGCGCATTGTCGGCCGTGAGGCTGAACGTGGCGACGAGCCACTGTGCCACCTCTAGATAGCCGTTCTGGCACGGGCCATACAAGGCCCTGCTAACTACAACATACGCACTATTGTTGGCAATAGGGCCGAACGTGGCGGCGAGCCACTGGGCCGTCCCTAAGTGGCCGTTCTCACATGCCCTACGCAAAGCATCGCCATAGAAGGTATGCACGTTTTTCGTAGTAAGTCTGAAAGTCGCAGCAAACCAAATAATAGAAAGCAGTTTACCCTTGATACTAAGTCCGTATAAGATGCCAGTCTTGTTATGTGACTGTTTCCTCCATAATTCTGTTCTCGCGGCGCCACTATCTAGCTCTCTCGCCCATCGCTTACAGACCAAGCGGCAAGGAGGCAGCTCGCCCCAGACGCTAACATGCTGCCATATATCTATCCACAGTTCCGTAGGTAGGTCCATCTCTGTCGCGATCCATTGCGTTCAATTCTGACTGGAAACTTTCCGGAGGGGTAGTTAGGAAACGGCACGCATGTGCGCTCTTTACTTCAAAGAAGTAGAACTTGTTTGTTGGCCGACGGGTATCCTGGGAGAGAAAAGAACAGCGTGTTGCGATACTACCTACTAGTCTTCAGCGCACGCTGAATTGGGTGTCTAGCCACTGCACCACTCTATAATGGCCATTCATGCGCGCCAGCGACAGGGCCTCGTCGCCGTTGGCACGCGCATCGATAGCAGTAAGGCCGAACTCTTCGACCAACCATTGCGCCACCGCCAGATGGCCGTTCGCGCACGACATACATAATGCGAAATTGTCTCTGGCGCGCGCGTCCACGGGGTTGAGGCTGAACGTCGCCGTGGCCCATCGCGCCAGCCCGAGATGGCCATTCGCACATGCCCAGTCCAGGAATCTGGTATTGCGGATATCGTTAGCCGTAAGGCCGGCTTCCGTGGCCAACTGCCGCGCCACTGCGAGGCGGCCATTCTCAATCAAACAGTTCAGAGTCGTATAACCATACTTGTCGTTTATTCTATCCATAGTTCTGGGGGTATTCAGTGGTGGCCTCAAAGCTAGTTCAATTTTGCTAAGACCGTAACTGCGAGAAACACGGGCAAACACGGGCAAACACCAACAGCCACCTACAGCAGTGAGTTTGCTGGACAAACTCAAACGGAAACGAGCTCGAGCATCGCTTTCGCCTGTATCCACTAGTCGCGCGGCCCAGTGACAAATGTCTGGATACTATCGCATGCAGGCCTCAGACATAAAAATATTAAAGCTTGATTTTGTAGGTTTCTATCAGCCATTGTGCCACTTCTTCGTGTCCATGTTTGGAAGCCAGTCGCGTTATATATCTAGCACCAACACCAATTTCAAGCGCGCGGTACTTGGTGGCTAACCACTGCGCTAGTTTTAAGTGGCCATTTACGCACGCCAGGCCAAAAGCCTCCTTAATTACGGGATGCCCCTCAGAATGAACATGTAACAGCAATGTATCAGCGAGCCACTGTACTATCGCCAAATGGCCGTACTTACATGCCTGTCCGAAAGCACACAAGCTGCTACAGGTCGTATACAACGTATCTCGAGCAGTGAGACCAAATTCAAGAACCAACCATTTCACAACCTCCAGGTGTCCATTTGCACATGTATACATTAGTATACTGTTGCCATCGGCACGTATGTCTTCGGCAGTAAACTTGTGTACATCATTTAAACGGATCGCTGAAACTAGGTCACCGCTTTTGCAGAAATCGTCTAACTTGTTTACAGCAGCTTCCTTAATCTTCTCAGCCACCATAGCCTCCATAGTCTCCATGATCTCTTGGTATAACAGATAACATACTTTCTGTTTTCAATTTTGTCTAGGGCCAAATTACGGGAAAATACGGGCAAACACGGTATGGTACTCTTTAAAGCAGCGGCTCGAGCATGGCCAGGTCCAGCGAGACCCCCGCGCACCGGCCCCCGTTGCCCTGCGCCATCACGTACGGGCGCAGCGTCGCTTCCGCCCGCACCCACTGGCCGCGCAGCTCGGTGGCGACCCCCAGCCAGTGCACGCGACGGTGGGCCGGGACCATGTAGTGGGCCACACCCCGCACGTCGTCGTCCGCCGGCCGCAGCAAGCCGCCCTGCAGCTCGTAGGGCGCCTGGTGGCCCGGGCTCGAGGGCGGGATCGCCTCCCGCAGGCGCTTCCAGGAGTCGTCCCAGCCCCCGTCGCGCGTCCGCTCGACGAGCAGCAGGCGGACGCGCCCGAAGTCGTCGGTGGCGCCGAGGATGCCCGTCAACGTGAGGCGCTTGGCCCCGGGGGAGGGCACGCGGGGGGCGCGCTGCTTCTTTTTCGGCGACTCAGGCTGTTCTTCTTCCATACAAAAACTTCTATACTTGATGCACTCGAAGTCTCAAAAAGGGCCAATGTTGTTAGCTGGATGGCGTGTATGCCATAGCCCGCGCGCCTCAGCAACAGCCCGCGACCCAGGTAGAAGCCTCCATTGGGCCGAAAATAAGACCCTTCGGGCTGGGGCCATGTTGCGCTCCTGGAACTACGAAGCGCCAAAGAAGGCTTCCAGCTAGGTCGCGGGCTGTTGCTGAGGCGCGGCGGCAGATCTGCGGGAGCTCGCCATTACAGAGTATCGCCATCCATGTCGTTGAACCTCGTTTGCCTATTGGGGTAGTTCTCGCCAAAGGTCTCGTTCGTGGTAAACGGATCAGCCCCGTACTCGGTGAGGTTTGCTGCCAATGCTGGGTGCGAAGCCACAATCACGTTGCGGCTCTGCGTGAGCTCTCGGTTCAAGCGGAGGCGCACGAGTCGCACAATGTTCACGATAAAGAACAAGTTGCGCACTAGAGTGGTGTCGAAGCGTGCCTTGCCTGCCGCCTCTAATACCGTCTTGACGCCTGCCGGCAGTGTAACCCTTTCAACTGTTTCCATTTTCTGGGGTTCGTTGGTGGCCTTGATGTAAGTGAGCGGCCACGCTATTCCAGCTATGCTTGCTGCCTCCACCCCCCTAATCATTCCTATTCCTTCTGTTGGCCCGGCCTCGTCAAAGGCTCCCCGATAGATCGAGCCAAAGAGAGCTTTGTTGAATACTTGATCGGACAGAAACTTAGGACGTCCCATGCCCAAGTTGTTGTCGCCGCGGAAGATTCGGTGGACGTAACCTGTCGAACCCTCAGGCCTTGAGTCTGACCCGTACCTCAGCGCGTCTATCTGAGTGTAAGGATCGACCAACATCCGTAGCAGCATTTGGCGCGTAGACTTAGTCTCGGTATCCGAGAGGCCTGGGCTCATCGTGAACATCTTGGTCTGTTCGCCGTACATGGAGGCCGCCATCTGTTCGAAAGTAAACTCGTAGTTGTACAGATTTGCCAGGGGGATTTCGCGCTGCATGGCGTGGAAATTGATCGGAATCACATTCATGTCGATCAGGTTGTAGATGCATTCTGTCTTGCGGTCGTTAGCAGCTTCCACTACAGTTGTGCCCACAATCGCGGTCATGCTTCTTATCTCGTCCGCCTGGTTCGTGTTTTCGACGACGGAGACGATGTCAGTTGCGGTCTTGTCTATCGCGAATGCAGCCGTGTTAGCCTTGCCGGCCTTCAACACGATGCCAGGCCCCTTGACATTGACAACACCTGTGTCCTGGATAAGGCTGCGTGCACTGAAGAGCCGGCTGGTATCGGCGAGCGCCGACTTGTAGTTACGGGAGCCCACGATATATCGCAGGCCCTCCACCAGCATCTGCAGGTATTTCAGGTACCGCCCTTCGTCTAGCTGTTCGCGTTTCGACGACACGCTGTTATAGGCGTCTAGGATGGCCTTCACGCCCGGCGTCTGTTCGTAAGAGACCGGGGTCGTGCGGGCGAGCAGCTGCCTGTGGCCGTACAGCACCCTGAACTCCGGCGAGCCCGAGGTGTGCATCGGGAACACCGAAGTGTCCTCGTAGCCCTGACCAGCTCGGTGTGGGACGTTCTTGAGGAAGTACAAAGCTAGCGAAATCGGCATGAGAGGCATTTTTCCATAACGCCGTTTGTACGTCTCGATAGAGCCTTCTTGAGTTTGAAAGAATTCTGGCCTGTCGCTGAGTTCCTTCAAGACTTCGGCTGCCGCGTTCGACAGCGTATACGCCCCGTTGGCGAGGCCGTCGATGATGGCCGTGAGGATCGCTCGCATGTCGCCGCTGTCTAGTGCACCCGTGAACTCGGACAACCCGGCGAGCGCCCCGCGTGGGAATGCCGCGTTGTCATCTCTCGCATTGTAGCCTGTCCCAGCGAGGATGACTCGTTCGCCCTGCACGTATGGCGCGCCCTTCGCGCGGAACACCACGCCCTTCTGGTCGGGCCTGTCGACGCGGATACTGGTTTTCTGCAGAAGCTGTTTGATAAATTCCCCTTTCTGACAGAGAAGATCAAACAATCTGATGAAGCTTGGTAAATTCGCTCTAAAGGTTTCTTTCATATACAGGGGAGTGTCAGCCAAAGTTGACGCTATGTGGTCTGGCAACTGGTTGTTTGGGTTCACGTCTTTCGCGAGCCTTTGCAGAATCCACGCTAACGATTGACATAATACTGCGTCCGGGCGCGGATCGGCTCTCAGGCCGAATTCCGTACCTCCTGCGGCTAAGTCGGGGAATGTGTTTTCGGCTGGGTTTGAAACCGCGCGACTCAGAGAACCATTGGCTGTCGAGTCGATGAGGGTTCGGTACACGCGGCTTCCGCCCGCAGTGTCTGTGAGAGTCGAGAGGTACCAGGCCACGAGCTGGTTGAACGCGAACAACAAGCTGCGATGTTTCGTTAACGGGTTGGCCGGGTCTGACGTCGAGAATACTGGGTACCGGCCGACTGCAGCAGCCCCGATTGCCGTTTTAGGAGAGGCGCCATCGCGTTTTTCTTTGATGAGATTGCCAAGAATGCTGTAGCCCGTAGTGAGGTCGGTCGAGCCGACGGCATTCATCTTCGTGTTAGAGCTGGCATCTGCGGCTCCGGTCTGTTGATCGGCCTCGGTAGCATTATAGAACACCATTCCGCAGAAGGCCTGTCCGTACCACTCACAACGAGACGGATTTTTCGGCTCTGGAGGCGCGATTATGCCCGCCCTGTCTTCGGCTGTGATCGCTCCGAGAGCCCCCGGCGTCAACCTGTCAAACTGGGAGGGCATCTCTCTGACCAAGGCCTGGAGAACGGCGCTCGTCTTGCGTGAGAGCCCGTCTAACGACTTCGTATTGTCGTCTGAATCGCCTCGGATATATCTGTCCATTAGGTGTTCTTCGAGCCAGAAGACAGAACCCGGATTCATTCGGCCTTCGAACTTATCGATAGCTTCTTTGGTCAAATACGGTCGAAACTGGTCGAAATAGAACTTAACTTCCTTAAGAGTATTTTCTACCAGTTCTCTTAATTTGGTGAAGCCTAGCTGGATCCCGGGCTGGGCCCCGGCCGTGTAGTGGAGCTCGACCAGGCCCTGTGAATCTGAAACTAAACCGAACAAGTTTTCAACGAAATTTTGCATAATTTGGCCGTAGTTCACGGATGCTCTGGCGAATACCTGAAGGGACCTTACGAACCTCTTCGTAGCTTCGACCGCGATCTCGACCGCGAAGGGGTTGGTGGACCTGTTTGCCGCTTCTACTGTCTTGCCATCGGCTGTTGTCAACTCGGGCGTCTGCGCGTAAGCGGACGGGCGAGAATATTTGTCTGCCAACTGAGCGCCCAGGCCTGCCGATCCGTTATCGTGGAAGCTTCCTTCTTCGTTTGCGATGAAAGCAACCAAAGCCTGGAAAGATACTCCGACTTTCATGCCGCTGCGGCCAGCGTAGTTGGTCGGTCCGTATATGTATTCCTCGTACGAAGTAGTCCCCATCCGTTCAGCGACCAGCCTCGCTAGGGCTGCGCCGCTACCCAGGCTGCCAGCCAGCCCCCCCGGGCGAGCCAGGACACTGGCCTCGCCGCTGGCATTCAGCTGACTTCCTTTAGAGAAGAGGTACAACGCGTCCATGACGGCTCCTTCGATAGCTACAGGGTTCATCTTGTCGATCCGTTTGTTGAACGACCACAGCATAGATTCTATGGCGCTCAACAGGTTAAGGCCCACTACTACTGTTTCGTGAAACATAAGAGCTTTGTTCGCGTCGACGCTAACGACGCTCGTGGCCTGGATCAGCCTGAACGCGACCTTGCGTTTCTCGTCGCGTAGCTGGGCGCGGCGCATCTCGGCTTCGGCCTGCTGGATCAACAAAGAGTACGATACGGTCCCGAACACGCCCCTCGCACTTTCAAACTGTTCATCTATGAGCGTCCGGAAGTTACGGAGCAACATCTGTGCGCCCTTCCCGTCCAGGTCTAGCTGGGTGCGTCCGGTGTATGGGGCATATTGGCTGGCAGGTGTCGCGGACGTTAAGCCGAAGCGGCTGCTGGGGGCCATGCCTTCTGTCTCATTGGCGTCTTCTCCGGGCAGGATCGCGTAGTTGGTGTCATTTCCCACCCAATCGCCCTGGGCCCGGTAGGCTTTGAGGGATTTCATGTAGCTGGCCATGTCGTCGGCCTTGACAATGCCGTAGCGCCTGTTGATTTCGACCACGAAAGCATCGAGGGCCGCTTTTGTAGCCTTTTCACCCTTCTTAGCTTTAAAGTGTTCGTAAATGCTGTTGATCTCTTCTATCATTTCTCTCATTTCGGACTCAGAATAGTCGCCGGTCTCGGGTGCCACGGCCTTCTGAAAGATCATCCGGATGAAGCCCGCGAACACGCCTTCTAGTTCGGGCAACATGGCGATGCGGAGCGTGTCGTTGAGCGTGCGCGCGTCGGGGACGCCATCCCAACGGAGGAACGAACGGTAGAACTCCGCCAAGCGCGGCAAACGGAAGTATAGTTCAGCTGCACCGTCCAAGATCTCTGGGTCCGCCTCTCCGCCCCCGACGATCATTCTGGTCGGAGTGAGTTCGCTACGAGGAGCAGACTTTTCGAACATTTCGTAGACACCTAGCGTGGTGAGAATCTTGGCGGCCATAGACTTGATGATCATCGCAAAGTAGCGGTCTTCGACCGCGTAATTGCCTCTCAGAGAAGGGTACACAGAGCCGAAGTAAGCGTAGTAAGGAGGTACCGCGTCTGCGACGGTCGTACGAGGAGTAGTGCCTACGGCATACGGCATGCTTAAGGCCGCTGGCTGCCCTCCTGCCGCCGGGAGCGTGTTGACCGACATCGCACTGTGTTTGAGATAGCCGAACAAGGCCTTGTACATCTGAGCAGGCGACATGAACACCTGCATGCGGATCTCCCTCCCCCCGAACTTGTCCCCGATACGGGCGAACGAGTTCACCAAGTTCTTCAGAGCCTGAAAGAGGTCCAGGGCGCGTTCGACTTCTTTCTTGGCGGCCTGCGCGGCTTCTGGCGCGACCCCGATTTCAGGGACACCTACCGTGGTCGCCCCGCCCTTCGCAGTGATCGCTTCAGAGACCTTCTTAAAGTAATGATCCGCAGACCCGTTTTTAGTTGCCGTCACACCGACGACGTTCGGCGCGTAGTGGCCGTTGTCTATCGATCCCATGTGTTCGAAGGCTTTCCACAGATGTTCACCGGTCTCTTCGTTAAACCATCGCGCGATGTCTTCTGTGCCGTTGAGGATCTTTTTGATGTCTTTGACAGCGTCTGGATCTTTAACGATCGCTTCAGTAAACACTTGCAAATAGAGGTCTACTGCCTGCACGACCTTGTAAAACTCGATCTTGGTCTTATATTCCTCTTCTACCCATGTCTTGATACAATCCAGTGAGGCTTTCTCTGTAGAGGTAGAGCCGGTCGCCGCTGGTAACCAGGGGCCGTTGCGGCCTAGCCGTCCGTACAGAGCGGCGCTTGGCGTCAACGCCGCCAGTCTGTCTTGTTTTTCTTTTTCAAGCTGGTAGAGCCTCGCCGCGACCGCATCGCCAAGGAGATCTTTGTAATCTTTTCTGTAGCTGTCGAGCTCCTCGGCCGTGCGACCGAAGTTCTGGCGGATTCCTGCTACGTAATAGAAGTAGGCGAACTCGCTGACGGCCTCTCTAAGACTGAGCCCACTGCGCGCGATTTCTGGTAGGGCCAGTTCGTCTTCGGCTGCGCCGCCCAACGTATCAGGGTTGCCACCCTCGCCGCCAAACTTCTTGGTGACGATTTCGGCATAATAGTCGATCGTTTTCTCGATCCCGCTGATTGCCGCTTTGAGGCGAGCGAAATAAGCCGAAGTGGCCCGATACATCTCGAGTTCCATGACCGCCTCGCAGGCTCCCTCGACGACGCGCAAGGCGTTTACGAACCTTTCTTTGCGTTCGCGTGCGTCGGCGTCTACGTACCAGCCGATCAGGGCGAGTTCGAGGCGTTTCTCTCCGTCACGCATGTCGCTGACCCGCGCGAGCGCGTCACGCAGGGCATCGGTCTTGTCTGACAGAGGGATCTCCCCGCCGAGCTTAGGGCCCATCGCTTTCACGGCCGCGAGAAACTCTTCGTAGTGTCTGGCCATGCGACCGGCAAACTCGCGGTTGATGAGCCCCTTCTCGGTCTGCTCACGTTTAAGCCGTTTTGCCAAAGTTGAGCTGTTTTCGTCGTCCTCAGCCCCGCCGTGGTGGCGTCCGCGGCCACCTTCTGCGCGCGAGACTTCTTCGAGAGCCTCTCGGAAGCGAGGCTCCTGGCGGCTCCCGAAGCTGTCGCGGATCACGGTCATCGCCCGTATGTACTCGGCTATTTCGGCCGGCTTGACGCCTTTTTCGACCATGTCGTGATCGTGCTCGAAGGCGGCGTACTCTGGGCTGTCGAGGTACTGACGCACGGTCGCGCCGACCTGTTTAAGCGCTTTATGGACGCGCTGAGCGATCGCCGCCGAAGTCCCGAGGCCGCTCAGGGTCGCGGCAAGCGCATTCGCGAACTCGCTCGTGCCCGGCTTGAGGCCCAGGCGTTTGATAAGTGCGTTCTGTTCCGATTCGTCGCGTAGCGCCAGTTCGAGCGCCTGGGCGACGGGCGGCAGCTGCACGTGGAGAATGTTTTTCAGGACTTCCTCGAGGCGCCGGCGCTCGGCCTGGGCCCGGCCGAAGACCTCGCGAGACCCTTCGATCTCGCGCAGCATGTCTTGGTCCTTGCTTGCATCAGCTTTCTTGAGAATTTCCCTGTTGGCGCGTTCCATAACGTCGTCGAGAACCTGTATCTTTTTGAGGAGGTTTCGCACACTGGCGTGCACTGCGAGGAACTCGGTGTTCACGCCACTGGCGAAGCTGTGAGCCCAATCGCCGACCTGGCGACAGACTTCGACTGCACTCAGTGTGTCGTCGATAAACTTGTCACTAGCTTTCGTGGCGCCAGGGCTAAATTCATCGTTCAGCACATCGGCAACCGTTCGGCAAACTTTGTCTTGCTTCTGGGCATCTGTGGAGAAAGTTTTCCCTTTCTTAGGGTTCGGTATCTGGTCTGCGAACTCGCGCACGATAGTGTCGAGGTCGGCATCGGGATCGACCTTGATCCCGGCCCGCGAGAGAGCGCGTGCGAGACGCCGGATCATGTCTTCCTTCATTTTAGCTGAGACGGAAGCCTCGTACTCGCGAAGCCCTTTGGCCGGATCAGCCTTGTCGTCTCCCCCGAAGTAGCCCTCTCTGCTGCCGCCAACGACGTGCCCGCTACTGGCGCAGTTCTTCATTGCGAGCCGGAGTGTTCCGGTCCCGTCTCGCGAAGAGGCAGTTGTGCCCGCCGACTGTCCGGATCCCATTAGTTTTCTATGAGAAGATCCGGTAGAGAGCGGTATGAAGGCTGTACAAAAAAGTCCAAATGCAAAACGCCTCCTCCGTTCTTGAGCCGGGCTCTACCGCCTTTGTCGCCTCGCATGCGAACCCGACCCAGGCCCCTGCCCCGTAAGCATAGGGGGCAGTCGAGGACTCCCTGCAGCTCAGTGGCTATCCACCGGACGAACAGAAGTAAGGTGCAAAAAACTTGTAAAAAGATTATAGCAATTACTAACACTATTAATATTGTTTGCGGGCGATTTCTGGTATTTGCGACTGTTCGCCCGGCGAACCGGCGCCAAACCGCAGAAACCTCGACTGTGTACGCGTGTGTTTATGTCTGGCGCCGAGAGCCGTATAGGAGCGGTACCGCGGCTCAACCGGCTTCAGACTTTCATTTACACGAAACTCGTGAGTTCTGCATGAGTAGTATACTCGGTGACCGTGCCGACTTACCCGCGAAAATGAATGGCAAGAAAAAACGTTCAGCAGCCCCCCGCATTTACCAGTGGCTCAAGAAAGAAGACCCCGAGCTGGCCGGCGCCGTGCACGAGCTCTGCCTCGAGGGGGCTCTGGCGTCCGGGGCGACCCTCCTGTATCCGACAGACGCGGCGTACAGGAACGAGATAATCGACCGCGTCAACTCCGGGGACACGAACGAGGCCGCGCGTCTGATGGAGTCTCTAATCATTCCCGACGCCGTCCGCAACGGAGCCGACTTCCTAAGCCGCCCTGTCGGCAACGCCCTCGGCGTGAAGCTCGCCGTCAAGAGCGCTGACGGTATGAAGGTGCAGCTGGCCGAAGGCGTGGCGCTCGAGCTGGCGCGGTCCTTCCCGAACAGTGAAGACGTCGCCGTGTGGCGCGTAACGAGCGGGCGCCTCCCCCTCGAAGGCGAGCCCTTCGACGCCTACCCCCGCCGGGCCGCAGGCGGGGGCCACCATAAGCGCCACGCCGTGAAGGGGGGCGCCGACAACCCGCGCCGCTGTCTCGCGCGCCGCGTCGAAGAGAAGTTCTGCGCGCGCATGCTGCGCAACAAGTGCGCCGGCTACGACCCCTATCTCGCCAAGTCGGTGTCCCTCCTCAACTACCTGAAGGCCACCCACCCCGAAGTGCTCGCAGCGGTGCTGCCGATGATCGACTACGACCCCCTCGTCACATTCTACTTGCTGCTCGAGCCCTACAAAGCCCAGGCCCCCTTCGTTATCCCAGAAGAAGTCCTGTTCGGCCCGAACGGCTGGTGTGGCGCGAGCGCATACGGCGACGCGCTCGCGGAGTACAAAGCCTTCTTCAACGGGGCTGCCGGCTCGGGCAGCAAAGGGCCCTATGTGTTCAGCGCGCCAGACAAAGTCTCGTCCCGAGTGGACGCGGAGCGCCAGCGCCAGGGCGGCGGCCGACCCAACCCGCAGAAGGTCCAAAAAGTGTACGCGGCCCTGATTGCGCAGAACACGATCGACGGCCTGCAGCCGGTGTTGCCCGAGGGCACGCTGGCCGCGCTCCCTGGCAACAAAAAGCTATGGCAGGACGAGTTCAGGTTCGTGGTCGGGGAAGCCGCCTGCAGCATGCGCAACAAGCCTGTTTTCGACGTGCACGACTTCCAGACGATCCTCCAGGACCTTGAGTTCGCTTACGCTGGGAACAAATACGATTCCGAGTTCCCGTTCTTCCGCGACCCCCAGTCTCGCACTGACGTGCTCCTCCTGGCGAAGTTCATCAACAGCTCCGACTTCTTGTACATGCCTGTCCCTCCCGACATGGCTGCCGTCCCCCGCGGCAGCATGAAGATGGACGACACGATGGTCTACAACAGGAACGCCTGGTCTCTCGCCATCCTGGGCCGCACGGTTAATATGGTGAACACATCGGGCCTGAGCCCGAAGTGTCTCGCGGAGCTCCGCGTGTACGCCTCCCTGCACGGGGGCCAGCTCCCCGCCGAGCTCTCTTCAAAGTGAGTGCTCTCTCGGTCTATAGGTTTTCCTGCCGCCTAGCCACCTGGGCGCTAAATTGAAGACGTCAGGAAGTCTGATAGAACCCTTTATTATCCATGTTGTTCCCTTGCTGCTGTCCGACATGCGGTTGCCCTGTGGGCGATAAAGAAGACCTGTTCTTGAGTATGCGGGCCAACAAGGCCATGGCTATCCTGGCCGAGAGAGGCACCGTCGTCTCCCAGGCTGCGGTCGATGTAGGCCTACAGATCGAGTGCGGCGACATCCTCGACGAACTAGGCGTGTACGAAGATTGTTGCCGAAAAACTATGTTAACTGCAATGTGTTTCTTAGACTTTTATTGAGCGTACTATCTTGTTACTAGTTCTTTTATTTTTCGAATGTCTGCATAACTGATTTGTAATTTGTGCAGACAGGTGTTCGCGTTATGGAGGACTAACTCGAGCGGGGTATACCAGAAAAAGACAGCCCGTATATGGCAGACGCCAGTCCCACTACCACCCATGCTGTGCTCTTGGTGCAAAATCCAGAGTACGTTGACGCAACCACTATACGCCTGATACAGTCGCCGAGTGCAGTGTACGTTTCCGAACCCAAGACCGAAACCGGCTGTCTCAGTGGCAACAGGCGGGCCTACATCTTTATCGCAGGGGTCATATTGCTCCTCACCGGCCTCGCGCTCTGGTGGTTCCTGCCCGGGGGCCACAGCAGCGCCCCGTCTACACCAGAACCTGCCCTAGCTCAATAAGATTCTGCAGATGTTGGAAGTATCTTGCCGGGCAAGCGGCGGCAACCAGAGGTTGAGTGGCGAGCCGAGGGCGCGCGAGAAGCTAGGGCTGGGTAGAAATGCTACCGGAGGCTAGCCGGGCGGCGCGAAGAGAGGCTCGCGGGATGCGGCCCACTTAGAGAAAATGTTTGCCTATCTTTTCTGGGATGAAATAGCATGGCCGCGGTAGGCGATGGAGCCCGCTGTTCGCCAATCTGTATGGTGGACCGGTCATTCAAGGCTCTATTCGGCTAACCGAGGCTTATTTCGGGGGCCGGGGCGCTTGGCTGGGGCCAGCTCCTAGGGCCTACTGCGGCCAATGATATAAGCCTCTTTTTGGCCTATATGCGCGCCTACCGGGGATCGAGGACGCCTGGGCTGAAAGAGCGCCCCGAAAATTGAAGCCGGCCCTATTGAAGACATGTACCTTGGGTGGATCCGTCTGTCCAGTTCTAACCAGTCCTATTCAGTCTTAAGCCAGTTTCAAGCATGTCTAAGCCAGTTTCATCTCAAGGATCATCTACTCCAGCGCGCGGTGGACGCGCCCCGACGGCCGCTGCCAAGCCAGCCAACGTCATCTTTAACGCGCCTGCGGTCAAGGCGCGGCTCGGCGCGCTCAAGGCCGCTGCCGAAAACGAGGACGCGGTCTGGTGGACCCCCGCCCTCTCGTTCGAGTGGGGCTCCACCCGCAAGGGCGCCGAGGGCACCCAGTGGCTGTCCGTCTACTACACCGACGAGAACGGCGTGCGAGGCCGCCTCGTGATGCGCATCATCGGCGAGACCCACGTCGGCCAGATCATGCCTAACACCGACGCCGGCGTGGCCGAGCTCAATGCCGCTGCGAAGAACTCGAAAGTCAAGTACGAAAAGAGAACCAAAAAGGCCACCATCCAGATTCAGAAGTGGGCCGCCTCTGTCGAGACCAACGACGACGGCACTTACAAGTGCAACTCTGACGGGCAACCCATCTTGCCTAGCGACGACAAACTCAGTCCTTATTTCGCAGTCGCTGCGCTTGTGAATGAGGCGTTCTTGTCGGAGGCCAAAGAGCGTGTGTCTCGGGGAGCCGCGCTCGTAACGCACTTGGCCGAGGCCAAAAAGAAAGACAAGTCCACCACCGGGAAAACCGCTCTAGATGCGTACATCACGTCAGTGGGTATCAAACCCAATGACAAAGTGATCGTTACTTCTTCGATGGTCCCTGAGATCAGGAAGCTGTTCCCGGCCGAAGCTGAACTCATCTTGAAATACGCCATTATCTCTACCAAGGACGCCACAGCGACCGCGTCGCTCGTGCAGGAGAACGTCAGCCTCCAGGCCCCGAAGAACGCGGGTATGCCCCTCCCCAATCCCATGACCCGCATTGCCATGAACTTTAACAAGACGACCGGCGTGGCTGAATTGGCCTTCTACGACAAGTCTCTGCCCTATATGGCCGACGGCAAACAAAAATACGAAGAAGGCAAGGTGAAAGAGGGAGACAAGATGGTCCTCGTGAACGCGGACAACGTCCACAAGTTCGTGACCACGAGGAGCCTCATCGACGGGATCATTAACATGGATTCGGTCTGCTTCAGCAGCATGGGGATCTCGATCCCTGTGAAAGCCGACATCCTTGTGGTGGAACGTCGCGAAGGCCGTGGCCACGACCTCGACGACCTGTACGGCGACGACGCTTATGCGGGTTTCAGCGCAGCTGACAATGGCGCAGCCGGTGGCGATGTTGTTATCGGCGAAGCGAAGGGTCCCGGAGTCAACGACCCGACCGCTGATGAACTGAACGCGCTCCTGGGAGACCTCGCCGGCGTGGACACTGCCAAGTAAGCAGGTGCACTCGTTCGCACCTTTGTGCGTATATCCGCAACATGCGGCTTTTTTCTGCGGCGGTCGAGCGGCTCTGTACATTTGGAGGGTCTGACTAGGATTCGCATTGGCGCAGATGCATGTCCTGGTGCGCTGTGGCGCAATGGCCTGGCTAGCTTACAGACTGTGGTCCGCGATCGCCCACGCCCCTGAGCCGCCCATAGATGCTTACGTTTTTGCCAGCATCCAGTATATACTAGTCGTAGTAAGTACTGGGATCGTCTTGTATGCCATTATCGTACTTTTTATAGGTGTTGCTCGCGATTGCGGCGCGCGATTGCGGCGCTAGTCTGCGCTTTTGTACGTATGCTCGGCGGCATGCGGCTGGTCGGGCGGCTCTGTACATTTGGAGGGTCTAACTAGGATTCGCATTGGCGCAGATGCATGTCCTGGTGCGCTGTGGTTTCTTGCTCATGGCTTCGGTATTACTCGGCGTCTGTGGCGCGATAGCCTGGCTGGCCTATAAACTGTGGTCTGCGATTGCCCACGCTTCTGAGCCGCCCGCGGATGCTTACGTTTTTGCTAGCATCTTGAGCATATTGGTCGTAATAAGTACTGGGGTCATCTTGTATACCGTTATCGTACTTGTTGTAGGTGTCGGCCGCGATTGTGTCGCTAGCAAGACTCCCGGATTCCCGCTCGGGTCGCCGCTTGGGTCCTCGCCCGAACCAGCGTCTGAGCCCTCTCTTGAGCCCTCTCTCGAGCCCCTTCTCGCTGCCTACACGGAGGACCCTACCTTTTAGGAACTGATGTATAGAATGGAGAAACGCCGGCACCGCGTGCCTGCTGCTCGAAAGAGGCCGCCGCTGAAGACCCGGACGAACGGTGAGTATCGGGAGGTCGTCGAGCGGCTGTCTGCTATCATCGGCCGCGGCGCCCAGGGACGCGTCCTGGCCCGGGCCTTCGCACGCGAGGGCGCCCGCACCCGGGCCGATCTCAAGCGGCGCGACCGACTAGCCCGGCTCCCTGTGGAAGCCCAGGCTAATGTGTTGTATGCCCCCTCGCGTCACGTACCCTTGGCTGAGGCCCGGGCTGTGGCGTCGGCGGTCGGCCGCGACATCCTGTTCGGTTTCGATGGGACACGCCGACGGGCCGCCGCCGTGTTCCCCGTCGGCAGCGTCCGCCGGCAGGAGTCGTACGTCGCTGATCTCGATTTCCTGGTCGTGACCCCGCCGGGCATGCTATCGTCTATCGCTTTCCGCCCAGGCTCACACATCTCGCTGGCCACGGCTTACGGGCAGGGGAAGCGGCACTGGTCGGTAATCCTGCGTAGCAGCATCGGAGGGCGACCGAAACACTACCGCGCCGACTTCTTCGTCGCCACCCCTGAGGAAGCCCCCTTCGCGCTCTACCACCTGACCGGCTCGCGACGGTATAACATCCGCATCCGAGCTTACGCCAAACGCAAGGGCTGGCTGCTGAACCAGTACGGCCTGTTCAGCCAGGCCACCGGCCGCCGCGTGCCGGGGAGCAACCTCATCCACAGCGAAGGAGACCTCATCCGGTTCCTGGGGGTGACGCCGCGTGAGCCCCACAACCGTTACTGATTTGGAACCTCCTGGCCCAGAGGTAGTTCTTGATGTATGCCATAGGCGGCAAGCTTTCTTTGCCCCTCGTAGAAGGACTTGTCCATGCTGTTTGCAGGTATAGCCCAAGAGTATTTCCGACCGTACACAATGGAGGCGTGCGAAGATGCCAGATTTGTTCGGAGACGTTTCCAAATGCTCTGTACCTCTCTGCCCCGCGTCGGATGTATGGCGACTTCTGGAGACGGCGCCTCGTCCATGAGAACTGTATGCCAGAAAAAACTTACGCCTCCTGTTTCAATCCCTTAGCTTTTGCATACATCGCTGAAAAAATAAAGCGCTCGTCTACACTGTTCTTGTTATTACAGGAAATGGGTTTACTCACGGAACTGGCATGGCCGATCGTGGCCCACGCTTGCTGGCTACTGGACGACTTTATTGGAGAAGAGATCCCACTTTAGTCCATTTCTAAGTGGCTGGGTGGTCCTGGGCCACATGCGTCTTACGAGCATTTTGACCCGTTTGTCCATAGACAAACAGACACTACGCCATGGCATTAGTCCGGCAACTCGTAGACGAGCTCGCAGAAAGGGTCGTTAAATGTGGCACTGTTGGGTTGTCCTATTCGCCTTTGTCTCTCGGGTGCCGCCTTTGTCATTGGCGCATCTGTCGTCTGGATGACGCCTGGACGGATTTCTTGCAGTACTCGCGTCTCTGCGACAAAAAATGGTATCGTGTCCGTGCCCACGAAAGCTGCATCCAACATAGGGCTAATACTCCTTTAAGGCGCGAGCTTTATGTTGATACTGCTTCCAAAATAAAGCTTTCGATAGCAACCCTCTTGACTCTGGAACAAAATGGCCTGCCTATGGACGTGATCTGGCAGATAATAACTATCGCTCACTGGATAAGTCCTTCTCTTGAAAACTCAGACTTTATGCTCGACGATTCCTGAACCTCTGCAGATCGTATCGAAAATGCGGCGAACTATTGGGTTGTCCGGCAACCATGTACCCGCATCTCCGATGCGAAATTCGACGGCAGGGTTGCATAGGGTTGTAAGGGTCCCCCGAAGGGGGACCCGTTGGGGCCTAGGGCCCCACACAGCCGGAGGCGGCAGTGTCCGTAGGACACCTGCCCCGGGCAACACGCCCGCAACCATATACCTTCTCTAATTCGGCGGTAGGGTTGTGTAGGGTTGCCCGGCAACACGCCCGCGACCATGTACCCGCATCTCCGATGCGAAATTCGACGGCTGGGTTGCCGGGCAACACGCCCGCAACCATATATGTTCTCTAATTTGAAACGGATTTAGATTAATGTAAGATGGAAGATATTAACCCAACTATTACGGTAGTTCCTTATCCTGTCAGGGACGGTGTCGTTGTGAACGTCATTAGGGACGACCTGCTGCCGGGCGGGACAAAACAGAGGGCGCTGGAGGTATTCATCTCGAACTATCTCGAGTATGAACACTTTGTGTATGCTGGCCCTGCTTCTGGGTTCGCACAAGTCGCCCTGACGCTAGCGTGTAAACGCGCTGGCAAGAGGGCTGTGTTGTTCGTCGTCACTTCGCCTAGGTGCGAACCGGCGCTGAGCAATTGGTGCCGCGACAGCGGCGCCTTGCTGACGACGATTACCAACGCAAAGGTGTCGGACGCCGAAAGGGCCGCCCAGAAATACACCGAACGCAACAGTGGGAAAGCTATCTTGATGCCTTTCGGTTTCGACTGCCTCGAGTACGTTCACCTGTTGCTGCAGCAGCTGAGAGAAGCCATACCTCCGGAGATCAAACCCAAGAGGCTGTGGCTCGCCCTAGGCAGCGGTACTCTACTGCGTGCATTGGCACAGATATGGCCGGATACGGAATTCTTCCCTGTCCGGGTCGGTAAAAGTGCTTGGGAAGACCAGTACACTCCGGACGTCTGGAGCAGACTAGGAAGATACGAGAGGCTGACCAAATTGGCTGCCCCTCAGCCGTTCTTTGCCCCGGTGCCGCAAGAGCTCCTGCCGCCGTACCCTTCGGTAGCCAACTACGATGCTAAGGTGTGGCAGAAAGTACTGTTGCATGCTGAAGATGGCGACTACATCTGGAACGTTGCTGCCGACAAGACGAGCTAAAAAGAAACACGTAAATGTGTCGAGACGGCAGCCTATCTAAACAACACGTTCTAGTATCTTTTTATGTATTCGCCTTTTTAGTAAGCAGACCATAGCTACTGATATGTTTTCTCTACCTGCGGCCTCCAAGACGTTTTCTAAATACCCCTCTTCAAAGTCAAAGTTATCTAGCAGCCACTCGGTTGTATCAATATGTCCTCCAATGCACGCGCGGTATAAGCCGCAAGCACAGATTATATCTTCTAGCGCGAGGTTGAATTCGGTAACGAGAGTCTTAGTCACTGCTGTGTATCCTTTTTCACATACTTCGCTGAGTACGAACTGCGAATGATTGCCATAGCGAATGGTGTCTTCGTATTTAAACTTGAAAGTTTTAATTAACAATTGTACTACATCCGTGTGGCCCTGCTCACATGCGCGATATAGGCAGGTACTTCCTAAACTATCGTGGCCGTATAAGTAATCTCTGGCATCATTTGTCTCTAGATCGAACTTTGTGACTAACCATTTGACAAGTTGCGGATTCCCGCTAGAACATGCACGTCGTAAAGAATCGGTACATTTGTTACGTACATCTTGTTGGCTGATATGACATCGATCAGTTAACCATTGTACTAACTCCAGGTTTCCACTAAAACATGCATTTCGAAAAGCTCTACTTTTTTTCGCACGGATCCCGGATGGAAACCATTTAATAATGGTATCTAGGTATTGAACTAAATCTAGATTTCCACTTAGACACGCACTTTGGAGGGAATGGTTGATATTATCTTTCCCGGTGCCATCAATTTTTATGCAAGAGTTCACCCAACGTACGGCCTCGAGTAGCCCCAATGCACATAATTCTGGTAATAAAGTGTCCTTTACTTGAGAAATTCTATATTTTATGCATTCTAGATTCGTTAGATTTTGATATGATTTTAGTCGTCCATCTTCACAGGCCTGTATTAGTACATCTAATGGATAATGAGTATAAAGTTGCCAGACACTTGGTTCCCAAATAGTTTCTGGATCGTCTAAGATTTGTATCCAGTCTTTACAGACGAAATAACAACAGTCCAATGTCCGGAGATCCTGGATATTGGTAAATATTTTGATCATCATTTCAGGGGGTAAAGAATTCATGGATATTAGTGGTAAATTGCCCTAGGGCAGTATCTAAAACATGGCGTTCAATTTTGGCCAGCAGAAAAAAGGCTAAAAAGAGACACGCCAGCGCACGTGCAAATGGCAGAGGAAAGCCGTTCAGAGTTCGTCGAGAACAGAGTCCACGCTTTTTGTGTTCTCGCGCACGAAATCTTCATCGACCACTAGTCCGTTGTACAACGTGCCTATGAGCGGTGTAGAGCCCAACATCTGGGGAGCGGCTATGCCGTACACTCGGCCCTTGATACAGGTCAACGTAGCGTCGGTCAGCACGGAGATAGGGTCACCGTATGCCATGCGCAACAGAACATTGTTGTGTTCTCTCGCACCTAGCCCTCCGCGTTCGATACTCGTAACTTTGCCTGTCCTTACCATTTCTCGCGAGTAAAGCAATAAATGTCTTAGGTTCGGCGTCGTATCTTCCATGAAGCCGCGGGTCTCGTTGATGATCTTTTCGCTGCCCGCCATGAGGCCCAGCATCTTGCAGGTATCGCCCACGCTGGTCGTGATTGCGCAAGTCGTGTCCACGTACTTGTTGAGCATGGCCATGTAGAGGTTGGTCCCCGTTGTGCGGATCACCCACCGGCTCTCCTTCACGTACGCGCCGTCCGGCCCTGCTCGCATGCGCGTAATCGTTTCTGCCTCGGCCCGCAGCACTCCCTTGATCCCGCGGATCTGGGTGTCCAGCACGTCTCCCAGGAGCGCGGCCGATGTGTCTTCCTCGTTCGCCCCCTTCCGGAACTGGGACGCGCGGTGCCAGACGCGGATGACCGGGGCCGCGACCACGCCGGGCGTGTGCACGACGTAGAGGCCCGGGTGGCGCTTGGTCAGCCGCTCGACGATGAGCTCGACCTCGACTGACTTGAGGAGCAGGGCGGACTGGTCCAGCACGAAGCGGTAGCCCCACTTGGTGAGGTCCGACGGCACTCGCACGAGCGGGAGGTACTTTTCGAACTCGCTGATCCAGGCGGTGTCCTCTTCCGCGGTCGGCGGGTACACCAGGCTGCCGTAGGCCTCGTACAGGTGGTCCGCGGTGGCTACGAAGTCGCGCAGGGTCACATGCTCCATCATGACCGCGATTTTCTGGGCGAGCGCGGGGGCGCCGGCGCCCTCGGCCTCGAGAGGCTCCCTTAACAGGGGCAACAGCATCTCGCTCGACTTTTCCTCGGACACTGGCTTGGCGCCGTAGATCTCGGCGACGCGCGTGAGGCCTGCCTTGTTCGTACCTCCCGCCACGCTGCGGTGGTGGCTGTTGAGCATGTACTGGGTGAGGGGCTCGCTGATCGACTGCGCCGCGAGCATCCCTGCCGCGGTCCCGTAGTCGACCAACGACAGGCTGTAGCGGTGGCGGATGCTTTCGCACACGAAGTCGAGCTCCTCGTCGCTGAGACGCTGCAGCACGCGCGGCCCCAGCTCTGCCCGTACGAGCATGCAGAGGAGCGACGCGGCCGCCTTCATGTGGGCGGGCACCGGGCTGCGCCGGCGCTCCTGGATCTCGTTCAGGAGCGTGTAGGGCAGCCGCGCGCACAGGTCGTTGACCCGCTGGACGCGCCCTGAGAGGCCCTGGGGCGTCAGCGGGGCCGCGGTGTGGTTCGGCGCGCGGGCGATGAACACCCCCTCGACGATGCGTTCCACGTGGACGGGCATCGGCTTCGTAGTGGCGAACGCCTGCTTGAAGTTCGAGGCTTCGATGCGACTGAAGATGCGCCGGTACTCGTTGCGGTCGTCCCGCGCGAACTCGTACGCCGCGTCGACGGCCGCCTGGGCCGTGCGGACGGCGTCGACTGGCGCGCCGGGGCAGACCGCGGCCACGTCGACCCACAAGGCCTCGCGCAGGGCGGTGTCCCCGAGCAGCACCGTGCGGAACTCGACCTGCTCGAGCTCGCGCGCGTCGAGGCCGTCGTCCCCATACAGGATCTGCACTAATTTTGTGTCTTTCATGATGCGTCTGGAGTTGTCGACGAGACTCGACTGATTGTTCATAACCCCCTTGCGCATGAAGTAGCCGGTCGACGCTGTCGTGAGCGCCTTGCTGATGAGGTCGAATCGGCCGCTCATGTTCTGGCACAGGTACTCTGCCGCCCGCATGCCCGACATGTAGCTGTTCGAGACCCAGCCGTAAGCGGTCGGGTCGGTCGAGAAGCGCGGGAAGTAAGGCAGAGTGCGGTGGAACGCGAACTGTTCCTGAATGCGCTCGCCGTTGATGAGAGTCTGGCCGATCTCGGCCCCCATGTGGATGATGTTTGGCGGCGACCCTTTCGAGCCCGACATCACCATGTGGAAGAACCCGTTCGTCTCGGGGCGGGTGGTCGTGATGATCCAACGCATGATCTCGGCCTCCGGCGCCTTGAGCGCCGCGCGCTGCTGGTGTTCGTAGAACGCGTGCAAGGTCTCGCCGATGCGGGGGAGCAGTTCTCCGCGCAGCAACTGGTCGGTCGACACGCGCGCTTCGAGCAACACGCCGCTCACGAGCTCGTGGATCTTGGCCCGCGCCTCCGCGCTCGGCAGCATGTCCACGGCGCTCACCGTGATGCCGCGCCACAGGAGGTACTGCAGGGCGACCCGCTGGACGGCGTACACCATGTCGAGGGCCCGTTGGGGCCCGTACGCGCGGCTGATACGGTGGAACAGGCCGCCGGTCGCGCCCGCGCCAATCGCCTTCTTGTCGAGCACGCCCCTCAGCAGGCGCCCCTGTTTGATCTCCGTGAGCGTCTCGTCGGGGTCGTAAGCCAGGAAAGGCGCGTACACTTCATTGTAGCTGGAGGGCGCCCGCTTATAGTTCACGGGCGCGCGCTGCAGCAACAGGGATACCGCCTCGCGCCCGGTGTACAGGTGGTCGGCGGGCAGCTCGTCGAAGCGCGGCGGATCCTCGCCGGCGGCCGCGAACAGGCCCATCGCGTGGTACTTGTCGAGTACGACCCCGGTCCGCGTGAGCTCGTAGCTTCCCACGGTGCTGTCCTGGACCTCGCCGTTGACGGGGCCCGAAGTTTTGGTGCTGATGAACCAATTGGCGACCGGAGACATGACCGCCGCCTCGGCTCTTGCAGCAGGGCCGCGAACGACCCAAAGATTCATCTGATCACCATCAAACTTGATCATCTTCCCTACATCTTACTACCATAGTGGTACAAGTGCATGAATCGTAGGAAGTCCCTCAAGTTTCCTAGAGGGGTGGACTATACCTTAAGCTACATTAAGCGTAACACGTGTCAGGCTTTCGCCGTCATTATGTGTTGTGCTTCACGTAACCGACAACCGTCTAGTCTCTGAACCTTCCTCCACTGCGTACGAACTGCTCGTGACGTGTTGGGAGGCTTGGCTGCGGATTGCCCAATTTTACGCGTTGTTACCGCGCGGAATCAAATGAATTTTGATTCCGCTTACCCTAGGTCATTACCCCGGCCACGCACGCATTCCTACGTGCGCTTGGTAGCGTAAACTTCAGAGGATCCCCGCAATTTGGAAGTCTCGCCGTGTGTGCCTTGCGGGCACCTGGCCGCAAATGCTGCGGCCCACGACTAGGTAGTTACATCTGGGCAAGAGCCCAGGCAAAGTTTACACTGTTTACCCCAGAAGAGAAACTTTGCATCTCTCGGGCAGCTACCTGTTGCGAACCTTGATGTTTTTGATCCGCGTTATAGTTGGCACACGCTGTTACGTTCATTTGGAAAGTATGAACTGCGGGATCTCGTATCACGTTTACGCGGTGCACTCCCAAACTTGACCGTTCCAGTGTCGGCTGGCGGTTGAAGTAGGCTAGATCCCCGTCGACCACGTCGCGGAACAGTACGTCGCCCACTTCGAGCCGCGTGTTACGCAGGCCCGCCACGTCGTGCAGGTCCCCTGTCGCGCGGCGCACGACCTGGGTCGAGCCCGGGTACTGGCGCCGGCCGTTCAGGAAGAACGGCATGAGCCAGTCGCGGTTGTACTCCTGGACTGTCTCTTCCACCTGCAGGATCCGCGCGAACTCGAGGGGGACCCCCACTTCGTCGATGCGGTAGCTGCTGTTCCCGCTGATCGTGCTGCGGCTGATGAAGAAGACCCGCTTACACACCAGGTTCGCACGGATGCGGCCCTCCTTGCGGGCCAGGTTCCGCAGGAAGCTGTGCACGGGGCGGCTACCCACTACGAGGCCCCGCCGGCCGCTGCTGCCCTGGGTCACGCTCGTCGATGACGAGCCCACTACCAAGTCGTAGTAGATCTGCTCCATGTTCTGCACTGCGCGGTCGAGGTCCCCGTCCACTGCCGTGCCGCCGGGCCCGAGGGGCCCCATCGCGTCGGGCAGGTGGCCCGGCAGCTGGCTGTTGCGTTTCACAAGATGTTGCAGCAGGTTTGTGCTGTCGTGGTAGCTACTCCCGGTCCCGCCGAAGCTCTTCACGCCCGGCCGGATCGAGTTTGGAGCAACCGGCGCCTTCTTGATCACGAGCTTGCGAGGGTGCACTGCTACGCTGCGGCCCAGAGCCTCCACCGCGCTGTCGCTAACCCGTTCAAAGATCGCGCGGATCGTGCCTCCATAGAGTTTCTCGCCACGTTTTTCACCCCGCTGAAGTGGGGCGGCCGTCCCCGTCTTCTGGCGCGGTGGTTCCGCCCAGAACGTGAAGTAATCTTCATCGTCCTTCGCAACGTAGGGATGGATCGCGCCGCAGCCCTTGCGCGGGCAACGCAAGCCCTCTGTTGCTGTCGCAGCAGCCTCCACGAGACGTTTGCCGGGGGCCAGGTGCTCGTACTTCTCGCGGTCGACGACCACCTCGCCGCACTTGAAACAGACTACCCGCAGCCAGCGCCGGATCTCGGCGATGAACGGCGGCAGCTTGAGCGGCACTTTCAGGTCGAGGTGGCCCCGGTGGCCCGGGCACAGCTTCTTGCGGTGAGCGCAGGTGAGGCATGTGTACTCATGCGAGACCGGGCCCATGCGCAAGTCGTACACCCCGCCCTGCACGGGCGATCCGGCCGCCGTGAAGAGCTCGTAGCTTGTGATCGGCGCGCGACTGGCGCGCTCGGTGTCCTCGTCGCCGGCGATGTCGAAGCCTACGGCCGCGATCACCGCGTGGCCGGACATAGGTATTTATATGTCCGGATTTGTTCAATTCTACGTTTTAGCGTGTGGTTGGCCTATTGCTGCCTGGTGGTGCCGGACGCGGCCGTCGCAGAAAAAACGAGCCATCTTGCCCTCACACTCCGTCTGTCGCAGTGCCCCGCCTGGGTGTCGTACGCACGTGGGCACCGGTGCTCAGGCCTCGGCCATCTGTGCTTGCCGCGCCAGCCGGCGGGGGCGGGGGCAACAGGCACCTCCGGTGATGTGCATCAAGCATGTAAGCTGTGCCTGGTTCGATTAACCGCTGTGCCGCCGACATACCTATTGTGCGCTTGGCTTTTAGCGCTTCGCGCATAAGGTGGTCCGTGCTCTCTGGTGTGAGCTCTGCGTTGACAAGTTTATGTCGGCCGCATCCATCCTGGTATAGAATTTCGGCTAAGCGCGGGCTGCTTAGCGTCGGCCAGCCGCCGTATGCGTATGTATTTGGGAATGGACCTGGCGGGTGAAAGATTTGTTCTAATTCTGGCATATCGTCATCAGACTCCGGCGCAGGCGTCGGAGAGCCCTCCATCGCGCTGTATTACGATGATACTGTGGCGCAAGGCCTTTCAAATTAGAAAGAGAGGCCGCGAGCCGATGCAACCACTATCCGACCTGATGTTTACCAGACTTGTAGTCTGCCTGCTACTGTACTTTAAATAATGACTCTTTCATCAGGCCGGATAGTGGTTGCATCGGCTCGCGGCCCCTCTTTCTGTTTGCTTTATGCAAACAGAAAGAGGGTGCCATCCCAATATATGGCCTCTATTCCCCTCTTCTGGGGCCTTTATTATCAGGAATTTACGTCTTAGAGAATGACACGACATGCGGCACGTGCATCCTAGTTTTACAGGGTTCGCACCTTGTCCTATAGGAAACTCGGAAGGTTCTAATGCCGGTATGTGCAAGGAGCTTGCTTTGTCTTTGTCGCGCTTATTTAGTTCATACGTGTCGTCGCCCGAGCAAAAATAGGATGTCCAGTACGACTGTTTAGTCTGGCTGATCTTCTCCTAATAAGTCCTCGATGTATTCGTCTATGCCTTCTATAGGCGCCTGAACTACCGTTAACTCTTCGATGTAGGCGTCTAGCCCTGATGTGTCGACCGGCTCGGAGGGCTGTTCAGCCACGGAGAGAGGAGCAGGCTTTTTGGTGGCCGCCTTCGTAAAGGCGCTGGCTGATGTGAGTGCCTTTGCAGGCGCCCTACCTCCTACAGGTTTTCTTGCGGTTTGTGTGGTGGTCCCCTTAGCTGGCGCTTTCGACACTTGGGATGTCAGTTGCTCAGCCTCGGCATAGATCGGGGCCATTGGGTCTTTTTCCGGGCCCGCCTCGTAGGTCCGGAACGTAAGGGCCTTCGCCCGCAGCGGCTTGCCAGTGTCGGGGGCGAGTTCGCCGTACTCCAGAGTCAGGGGCAGGCCCTTGACGTCCCGCGCGAACCGCGTGATCGTTTTGGCCGGGTCGTTCGGGTCCGGGACCTTCGCGTCCATGAGCGTGAACAGGGCGTACCGCATCTCGTAGGTCATGTCTTTGGGCACCACGTTGAACGTCTTGTCGCGGGGGTTGGGCGGGTCTGGCACCTCGCAGACCCAGACTATCGCGCCGACGTCTTTGCCCTTCATCCCCTGCGTGTAGCCCACGACCGTGAACTCGGAGTCGAAGATGGGCTTGAACTTCAGCAGGCCCGACGAGTGGTAGTTGTGCTCGGAGTACCGGTAGCCGGCTTTAGCTTTGCGCACGATCGAACCCTCATAGCCCTCTTTCAGGTATTCTTTCGTCTTCGCCTTCACTTCAGCGAGCGAGTGGACGGGCGCGTTCTCGACGCGGACCAGGTGCGCGTGTTGCTGGCCGGCCTGCTCGGCGGCCTTGAAGACCGCGTCGAGATACGCCTGCCGGTGCACGCTCGCCATGTCATCGTCCAGCGCCTTCGCATACGGGAAGAAGACATCAAAGATATAGTAATGGAGAGCAACGGCCTTTTTTGCCCCCTTCGCGGTCTCTCGGCGGGCTTGCCCCGAGATCGCGTTGAGCGACTCGCCGAATTTGTACAGCTCGCCGTCAAAGTAGGGTTTCGCGTAGGCCTCCAGCGTGCGCTGGCTGGCCGTGGGCGAGACCCCGTACTCCCCGGGCCGGATCGCGGGCGCGGTCGCGTAGAGCCCGCGGACGTCGTCGAGGATCGCCTTCTGGCACGGGTAGTCGATGCCTGTCCGCGAGTAACAGAACACCAACTTCCTCGGAGAGGAAGTTAGTCCGTCCGCAATGCCCATGACCGCGCGCACGCCGTTGAGTTTCCTCTGAATTACCGCGCCTTCTTTGAAGTCAGCCGCGGTCAGCGTCGCGTCTCGTGTTTCGCCCTCTTTCTTGACTAGCATGGGCAAGGGGCGCAGTATTCGTACAGACGTTGTCTCTTCTTGTACCGGCTCTCCCTCCTGAGTCGCCTGCGCTGTTCGCTTCTTTTTGGTGTACTGGCCTATCGCGTCACAGATCGCCTGCGTGAGGGCGTTCGTCTTGTTCAGAGGCTTCCCGGCGCTGACGTACGTGGGCTTGACGTCGCGGACGGCTCCCCCTTTCTGGCCGGCGATCGTGATAATTTCTGCTTTGTAGCTCTCTGGTAGGTCTTTCACCGGCGAGGCTAACATCGCGTCTGTGATCTTGGTCGGGTGGCCGTTCTTGCCGAGGAGAGTGACGCTGATCGTCCACTGCAGGGTGGCGCCCTTTGAGCCGGCGTACTCGAGCACAGGGAACGTAAACGTCGTCCTGTCGTCTGAGAACGCGCCCGGCACTTCGCCAGATTCAATAGCTTCTTTCATGTCCGTGATCTGCTTGGCCGCGTTTTTCATCTACTCTGTTGGCTCGGATTCCGCGCTCTATCTCTCTGTAGCCGAAGTTCAATTATAGATATCCTGGCGGGCTGGCCACTCGACGGATAATGTTAGTATGTGCTAGATAAGTGTGCCCTTGCCGCCTAATTATTTAAGTCGCCGGCATCCTCTGCCCGTGGGTGTCTCCCTCTACCCGAGGCTTGCTAGTTTTCGCCGTAAAGGAGGCAAGCCTCGGGTAGAGGGAGACACCCACGGGCAGAGGATGCCGGCGACGTAAATAATTAGGCGGCAAGGGCACGCTTATCTAGCACGTGCTAACATTTTGCCCAGTTTTGCGCGCGCCGGAGGGCTGTCATATTTGAAACTGCTGATAGTGGTTATCTCAAGAACATGGATACCCGTAATGTGTATGAAATACATAGAAGAGAAGGGATCACGAAGACTACGTGCCTGGACCCTTATTTCAACGGCCCGCAACGCCAAAGATCTAACCCTCTCCCTATCATTAACGATCCCATACTTTCTGGCCGCAGTGCCAGCAGCTCGCCTCCTACCCGTTCCTACAAAGCAACTGAGCGCCCCTGGCGAAATGTATTACCCGTCCCCGAATTCAAGCCCGTACAGGAGCGACCAGCACAATCGGAAGTGCCGGCGAAGTCAAAGAAGCCCAGACGGAAACCAAAGACAAAAAACAAGCCAGATGCGACGAGCAGTGCTGTAGCGTATGCTGTGGGGCCGCACGCCGTCTCGGTAAGTCGCCCGCAACGTTTCCCCCTTTGGGTGCGTGCGGCCGGCCACGAACTCTCCACCGATATCCGCTACGACCAGTTCGTGACCACTGCCGAATCTATCTATTCTAGCCTCTTACCCTATCAGGTGCGTTCTGTTAGGGAGTTCTTCGGGGAGGCGCTCCCTGCACGGCCCGGACTACATATTATTGACGCCACAGCCCATATCGGCTGCGACACGAGCAACTTTGCTTGGATGTACCCTGGTGCCGCGATCACGGCTATAGAAGTTGACCCGGTGGTAGCTGAAGCCCTGAAGCAAAACATGGCCCGTTTGCATAACATTCTCTCTAAGAGGGTCAGCCCCCCTGTCTGCGTCGTGAACACTGACTGCCTCGCGTACCTCGGCGCCCTCACTTCTCCCGCCGATCTAGTGTACTTCGACCCGCCCTGGGGGAGTGGGTGGAAGAAAGACAGCGCATCCTTCACTCTTGAACTAGGGGGGCGGCCCCTTGGCGAGATCGCAGGGGAGACGCTCGCGCACGACGTGCTGCTCGTCGTCGTCAAAGCCCCCGAAAACGTTATCGTAGACGACTTGGTCGCTGCAGTGAGACGTGGGTGCCCTTCTGCGACGTACGTCGCCAGAGACATCTTGAAGCCCAAGAACGGGCTAGCCTACCGTCTCATCGCGTTCCACAGGTAATTCCGAGAGGTGCTTTTATTTTCGCTTTTGGGCGGCTCTGTGCTAGCTCTATTAGGTTGGCTCGTGATTGCCGGGTAATAGGGCAGCAACCGCCGCAAAAAGATGTAAGAAGATGCTAGCAAGTGATATCATATATATTGATAGTGTTTGTTTTGTGGCTATCAATATACATGATATCACTTGCTAGCATCTTCTTACATCTTTTCGCGGCGGTTGATAGTTACTACTTAAAGTGCCCGGCAATCACGAGCCGACCCAATATGTTGCCCATAGCCAGATTTTGCTTAAGGTGGACAAAAAACGAACAGAGTACGTCTCGCTATTATTTGCGTCTGCGCGTGACTAGTATAGTTGCCTTGTCTGAGCATCCGATTCCATTGATGCTGATGTCGTAAGTTTTGTAGATAGTCGTGTTGCGTAGCCATGACACGGCCTCCTTTATTAACTCTGCCTCTTCTATCAAGTCTGCCTCTTCTACTGATGTCGCTCCGCCGTCCAACTCGAAGAGTTCCGCGAAGTGGATCTCTACTTTGATTTCACGTGGGCCTTGGTCGGGGTTTTTGGGGTGTTCAAACAGATGCATCCTGAGACAAGTGAGGGCCCAGACAGAGTCTACTACGTACGCTTCGGCGCCGTCTGCCGCCCAGACAAGATAGTCGTCCTTACGGAATCCTTCGTCGTAGTCAGGCACGTTCCCAGTGTCTGACAATTCGTAGCCGTACGCATCCTCTAAAAGGGGCCAGTAAGCCATCGAAGATAGGCTGTACATTAGCAGCTTCAATTCCATGGACCTGTCTGGCCGTAGAATTGAAGCCAGACTGCTTCTTATGGATAGAGGGCTCCAAAGCGCCAGAGGCTAACAAGCCATGTCTACTCCCGATACCAAGACCACGATCGAGAGCCTTGTCACCCGGTACCGCCGCGAGGCCGCCCGGAGCGACGGCTCGTCGAGCCCCGAGCTCGAGATCCGGTTCCAGAACGTGGACTACGACAACTTCGCTGCTATCTACTCAGCGCTGTCCGCGCGCCGGACGAGCGATGGTGCGGCCGTGCCCTGCAATAAGCCCGCATGCGGGATTCTTGCAATCGGGGACGGGGCCCTGTCCCAAACCGTGAGCGTGAGCATGGAAGAGCAAGGCCGCAGCGAGGCCGTCCGCTCTGACGGGCGGCGCCCGCTCCACGCTACGCGCCTGCGCGTGATTTCGTTCGTCGACGGCGTGAAGACCGGCGACGTGCACTCGCGCAAGGAGGCGCTGATGTTCCCGCTGAGCGTGCCGAACGCGTCCGGGCTCACGTACAAAGTCGCGCTCGCCTCGGAGGGGGCTGCCCGCGGGGTTATCAACGACCAAAGCTCTGTAATCCGCGTGAAGGCCCGCGTGAGCTTTCCGCTCACTCTCACCGGAGTCGGGGGGTCTGCTGACCGGCGACCCGAGCTTCTTTGGCGCATCGATCTTACTGTCACGCGCCAGTTCCCGGGCTCGAGCAAAGACGACACCAAGAACATCCGCGACCAGATGTTCCGGACCTCGCCTCCGATGACGCCTGCGAACTTCCTGATAGCCTTGCGCCTAGACGGGGGAACCGATGTCGATGCCGCGGCCCGCCGGCTATACCAGTACGAAGTCGAGGTCGAGTTCCTGGGGCCTAAGGCGCACCAAGACCTGGTACAACCCGCCGACGTGTTTGCCGCCGCTGAGACCGTCCTGCGCCTAGCTAACCCCGAGCGGCTGCGCGAAGCCGCCCTGCAGGCCGAGGTCTTCCGCGCCGCGGGCTACCTCTACGCCGGCAACCCCTCTCTGCTGGCCCGGTACCGCCACGAGCGCGGGCTCAAGCAGCTCCTGCCCCAGGCCGAGGCCCTGACCCGGGCCGAGTACCGCAAGCTGTTCCCGCCCCGAGGCTTCTTCGTAACAGACAAGACCGACGGCAAACGGGCCCTCGGCATCGCGCACGAGGGCAAGGGCCGGATCGCATCGGACACCCTTCTAGAAACAGAAAGGACCGGCGCGAGTACCGGAGCTGGAACTACGATCCTGGACGGTGAGCTTGTAGAAACCCAAGGCCCACAGGGCGTAGTGGCGGCCTTCTACGCGTTCGATGCGATCGCCATCAACGGCGTGGACGTCACGCAGGTCAGCTTCGAAGAGCGCCTCCCGCATCTAGAAACTGGTGTGAAACATCTTCAGGCGGCCGGCGTCCCGGCCTACGCCAAGGACATCCATCGAATTCAAGGAGATTCAGCGGCTGAGCTCGAACGCGCGTTTCTCGAGGCTCACGAAACGCCGCGTCCCTACCGGAAAGACGGCATCATCATCATCGAACCGGGCGAGCCCTACATGGAGACCACGAGCTACAAGTGGAAGAGCGCTGAAGACAACACGATCGACTGCTTCGTGCGGCGCGCCCCTGCGAGCGTTCTCGGAAAAGAGCCCTTCCTCGACAAACCAGGCCATCTGTTGCACTTTCTGTTCGTCACGATCTCGCCCGAGCTCTACTCTGCGCTCGGCCTCCAGCGGTGCCCCGGTTACGCAGACCTCTTTCCGGACAAACGCGGACCCGATTCGGACACCAACGACAACTTTCCTATACAGTTCTCTCCGGGCGATGCGCCCCTCGCGTACCTGTACTGGCACTCTGTCCAGACCGGTGCCTACGGAATCCCCGCCGAAGTTGACGGCAAAGTCCTCGAGCTCCGGTGCGTCGGCGGGTGCATCGCTGCCGGAGAAGGCGGCTTTGCCTGCTGGGAAGCCGTCCGGGTGCGCGAAGACAGGAAGAGGGAGCTCGCTTCTGGCCGCTACTTCGGGAACAATTACAAGACCGCCGAGATGGTGTGGCTCAACTACCTCGAGCCGTTTCCTCTCCGGGAACTCTGGGAGGGACCCGGTGCAGACTACTTCATGCGCGACAAGTCGGGCGTGTACCGCGCGCAAACCGCAGTTATCAGCTTCGTGAAGTCGCGTCTCATCGGGACTCTGAAGCACGAAGGCTGGGTCGTTGACATAGGGGTGGGAAAAGGCCAAGACCTCGGCCGATATTTCGACGCCGAGGTCCAAAACCTAGTAGCAGTCGACAGCGACAGGGCGGCTCTGTCCGAACTCGTACGAAGGAAGTACACTCTCGTCGAGAAACGTCGACGTAAGGGCAACCGCGGCCGAGCCCCTAAGGTAAACTGGCACCCTCGTGTCACGAACATCTCTACTACCTCTACTACGGTCTACGTGCTCGCGGCCGACGCCTCTGCACCGTTCAGAGACACGATAAAGCTCTTCCAGAGAGTGGGCGTCCCTAGCGGGCTTGCGAACGAACTCTTAGCCGACGCCCTTGTGTGCAATCTAGCCGTCCACTACTTTCTGTCCGACCCCAATGCCGTGCGCAACTTCGTTGCCTTGGCCCGCCATACCGTGAAGATCAGAGGCCGGGTAGTGCTCACTGTCTTCCTGGGCGAGGCCGTCCATGCCCTGTTTAAAGCCAACAAGGTGCCGGTCGGCGGATCCTGGGACGTGATCGAGCAAGAGTCTCGAAAATATTCGATCAAGCGTCTTTACTCGTCAGACAAACTGGAGGCTGCCGGCCAACGTATTGGAGTGCAGCATCCTTTCAGCAACGGAGAGTATTACGAAGAGAACCTCGTGAACGTCGCGGCCTTAACCAAAGCTTTCAAAGATGGACAGTTTATCTTAGAATCTTCTATCAAAGTAGTAGACTCTTTAGCTGATTTCGAAAACGTGAATCCGGCCCTCTCCCGATTTCTCACGCCGGGAGACAAGGAGTACCTGGCGCTGTACGGAGCTCTAGTGTTCGTCCGTAAGTCATAAACCGGCTTACTGCCCTCGTCACGGCCTTGCGCCTATTTTTGTCTTGCGGCATGCACTGCGGTTTACAAATTGAACGCATGCGCCGTCAGAGTATCTTCGGACATCTAGCGAATGGCTACCATATGCTCCCGTTGCGGTGTTGACCAGAAATACCCTAGTCTCCTTAAACGACACTTAGAAAGGAAGACCCCTTGCCAGCCTATAGCTGTGGCCGAAACGACAGTGCCAACATCCAACATCAGTTGCAAGCATTGTCTTAAGAGCTTTTCGTCGAAATCTGCTCTGTATCGGCATATAAGAAACAATTGCAAGAACGTTGGCAATGAAAAGAAACAAGGACACGAAACACATGAAGAAGGATCCGAAGAGGCCCCTGTTTGCGAGAAGCTTGCATGCGAGCCTCTTGCAGGGGGAGAACCTCAAGAAGAAGTCGAAGAAAAAATCGAAACAGGGCCCGTAGTATCTGATGAAGAAGCAGCAGTAAACAAAACAGACATAATCAAGCAGCTGTTAGCAGTACAGGTGCAAATGTCTAAACAAAAGTTGGTCAATGTTAACATAGACAAAGATGCTCAAATAACAAACCCGGTCATAATGTTTATGAAGAGCGGTAAATGGGTAGTAGCCGAATTTCAATCCGCAAAACCATTCGCGTTTCATCATGATGTCGACGTGTGGATGCACGTAGCGCTGTTAACACAAGAGATGCGCAAAGGCTTGCCAGAAGGCGCGCGAAAGGCGTTAGCTGCAGTCGGTGTGTCTACTTAAGAGCCTACTTCTTTAAGGACAGCGCCACCATTATTTTTGTGTCCATTTTTAAGAGAGTTACTTTAATGCAACTCCATTCTCCACCTCCTCTTTTCTTCTACTTCTAAAGTTGTCGAGCCCTGCCGGCTCCTAGAATTTTCATACGGGAGCCCGGAGTCTCGGCCGGATCAACTCCGGAGTTTCGCATCAGGGGGGGGGGTAATGAGGTAGGATGAAAGAGGAGTTAATGAGTAAGAAATGATGAGGAAATCATATATAAGGCAGTATAGGACTGGTAGAACCTTATAACAAGATTAATGTAACATGATTTATACTGGTTAACTACTGTGATAAAACCATCTAGATATACACTCCTCTTGTTTTCTAAGAGCGTGAAGAAAAGCTTCAAACGAGAAAACGAATACAGTAAATCTCAAACCTCGTAGTCGCCCTTTACTACACTCTGAATGACTGCTATTTAGAGTCGGCGCCTCTAGAGTAGTAGTCATTCAGAGTGTAGCTATGTCGTTCATGTGCGTTCTATGCGGAAAAGGTTTCCCTAAAAATCAAGACTTGCAGAGACATTTAGCACGTAAAAGGCCTTGTGTCGTAGCTGGAGTGCAAGGCAAGCATATTTGCCGTCATTGTGGTAAAAATTACAGTCGCTCAGATAATCTAAATAGACATGTCAAAACATGTTATATGGCATTAAAAACTAACGAAATTGACGAAAACATGCCAGAAAATATTACGAGCACTGTTAGTAACGAAGGAACCCTTACTCAACAATTAAGTGGACAGTTGAACGAACAACGCAAAATCAATGAAATCTTGCGCCAACAGCTAGCAGAAATACAAGCACATATTATTCAAAGCGCCCCGCACAAGGTATCTAACGTTCATAATGAGATTAACTCTGTAGACAATTCAATATCCAACGTGCAGACGATCAACGTAGTGCATGTACACCCGTGGGACAGTGACAGGCGTTTGGTCCTAGACGTTGAAAAAACATTGGCCGCGTTTACTGAAAATGCGAGATTACGCGAGTACACGATGCTCCACGACCACGACATGGGGACTCCGGCAATAGGAGCGCCCTACGTGTTAGAAATGCTAATAGATTTAGCAAGACGGGCCCACGAAGATCCGGCGAACAGGAACATCTATCTAAATCCAAAAAGAGTCGACCAGGTGTTAATTCTCAAAAAGAGCAATCGCTGGGAAATACTCTCTTTGCAGGAAGCGACGAGACTTATCTTCGATGAAGTAGCAGCATGGATGCATGTGACGACACTGTCCCCAGAAATGCAAAAAAGTTTGCCCATGGAAGCCCGAAATGCGTTAGCGTTTGCTGATCAGCTCTACAACTATGAGCCCGAAGAATACGTTAAGAAAGCTAAGAATTCTATGGCAGCCCATTTCGAAAACTGTAGGAGCAGAGACATCAACACGTACAAAATGCCTGTTTCAGAACAAGACGCCACGGGCGCTTTGGCCCCAACCAAACAAGCTGAGTTGCTTTTACAGAAAACATTACTTAAGACTTGTCGTTTACCCGTGTTCACGCCATGCGTACCCGATGAGAGGTATTCTCTTAATGCAGAGAAAGCGTCTGCTGCTTTCTTAAAGTTTAACCGCTTACACGGAAAGAGAAGTGTGGACGAAACATATATCAGAGAACTGGCCCGCACCGCCGGAGCAGAAGTAAGTTACTTCATAAAAAAGCTTTGGGAGGCGGTCGAAGACGGAGATCTTGCAGGCGAAGACGTTACGACTGCGAACAAGATCATCGCGAAGTACGACGAAGACCAGTCTAAGTATGACTGAAGGACAGATACGTTGTCTCGTGCCTGATTAGCCGTGCGAGCGGTCATGGCGCGCGTGCCTAGGTGCGCGTCTCTGAGAACGGTTCTCAATACCCCAGATCTCGTCCCCAAAGCTTTCAGCTTCATCGGCATCTCCGTTGGCCTCTTCTGGAGAGAGGCCTCCTTTTTCCATATCTTGTACAATGCTGCTGCGAGCGGAACCGAAAGAACTATCGGCGGCGGCGATAGCATCCTGTTTTTCAGCTTGGTTCAAGGAACTGTCTTCGTCGATAGCTTCTCGTACGGCCAAGTTTTTCATTTTTTCGACGACGACTTCTTTCTGAGCATCGGTCAAGCGTTGGTCAGGATCACGCGCATCGTCGGCGTTTTCGGCATCTATCACTTTGTTGATCAGCTTTTTGAGCTGGTCTTTGGCAATCGAAGTAATTGCCGGCCCGAGCAGGCTTAAGAGGCCGAGCCCGATGAGCCACAGAACGGGGTTGCTCAGGAACGATTTAAGCAAGGCTCCGAAGAATCCGACAGCATTCCAAAGGGCCGAGCCCCACCCTCCTGAGGCCTGATAAGCGACGAGCGCGATCAGCGCGATAAGAGCCACGATGGCAGCCGCGTAATACCACTCCATAGCAACGATGCCCTAAGAAGAACTGCTGCCGATATCCGTAGCACCCAAAAAACTAAAGGAATTGCAGCATCTTTTTTTAAAGAACGCCACGAATATGAACCTCGTCCTCGCAGCGCTCATCGTGCTCTTGCTCGTACTCGCGTATCTGGCGAACCTCCGGGCGCAGTATGTGGACGTGTTCAACACTTACGCCGGGGGCAACATCCCTGCTGGCTGTCCCGACCCCTGGAAAATAAGTCTGGCAATCGAACACCCGTGGGCCCAGAAGCTGTTCATGTCGCGGCCGATCGCGACGCCCATTGCGACGTTCGCGCTGTACCTCATTAGAGCGAAGGAGGCCGACGTGACCAGTCTCTGTTATGGCTTCACGGGGGGCACCGGGGGCGACAACGGCGCCGTACTGGACGCTTTGACTCTACGCCCCTGCATGTTGCCGGGCCAATCGCCGGGTAATTGTCCGGTCAACGACGTTTGTTCGAACCTCGGTAGTTGCCCGCCGACGAACGCCCAGCTATGCGCAGCCTGGTCGGTTGACACCAACACCATGTTCACGAAATACCAAGTGCTGTGGGACTCGCCGATCGTGAATTTGTATAGAGGCATCCAGCTGATGGAAGGGGCACCGACTACAATAGTGAAATTCCCTTTAGAGATCTTGTACGGGGCAGGCTTCTTGGCGCTAGCGTCTCTCGTGACCACAGAGTCTTCGACCTCGATGGACGACTTATGGACTCTTTGTTTCTCTGAACAGGTGCCGACGGCAGCCAAGAACCCGCCGCACGTCGACCCATGCGAAACAGTGGGCTCACACGCCGTGTCGGGGTCATTGGGGGGGGCGGGCCTGGGCCTTATGTTAGCGCCGATGTTGGCATCAGAGACAGTAGCAGTGGAAACAGCCGCTGGTCCGGCGCTAATAGCTGCAGGCCCGCCGGGGTGGGTAGTCTTTGCATGTCTAGCGATCGGCACGCTGGTTGGCGCGCTGGGGTCCATCTTTGCGAGCGGGCAAACCTGCTGCCTAAAAGGAGGAAACAACCCATGCGGATCTACCCAGAGAGAGCCCCGACGGAGAATGCGGGCAGCCGACGCGTGTTCGAATGCGGCGCGACGAGAACCAATGCGATATTCTTCAGAGCACTTCGCGACAGGAAATCAAGGCCCTAACTTCCAGGGCCCAGAGGGGTGGAGGGCCCCGCCGAAACTCCTTCGGAGTTTCGGCGCTTCGCGCCTCGCCCTCTCTGGGGAAGTTTGTCGCTGTGACGGGTGTCTGGCTGCCCGAGTCGTATCAGCCACACAGGCAAAAATTAATAAAACACGCAGTGTCTAGTGCGTTCACCAGCGTCTCGCACCAGGAGATGTGGGGCAGTCCATGCGTTCGCCGCCGCAACATACGTACGAACTCGGATCGCGCGCGCCCGCATTCTGGCCAGGACAGGTCTGTGGGGTGAGCGCCAAAGGCGGGCTCTGCCAGCCAGTGACGGCACATAGCCAACGGCTGTCCTCGTTGAGACCCCCGTTAGCGCAATTGCTGCAAGACTGGCCTGAAGAGGCCGGGCCACTACCATCACAGACATTGGTTGGTTGAGCCCACTGTACAGTGCCATACTGCTGGTTGATAGGATTATAGTCGGTCGTGTAAGGGATAAACTCGTTACACCCTTCGACAGAATCGGTGTCCGAGTATGCGCAATTATTGGAGAGAAGATTGGTGCCCGCCCATAGCAGAGAACAAGCAGTATTGCGGTCGCCAGTGACACTCATACCTGGGCCATAAGCAAGGACGCCATCAACGTTTCCCCAGGCGTAGGGGTTACAGGTGCCACATTGGGCAGAATTCCCGTTTACCACGCCAGGTATCCAGTTTTGTCTACTGGGGTTGTAGGGGTCCGATGGGCACTGACAACTGACCCTGTCTTTGTCGCAGATGCCGTACCCACAAGCGACATTGTCGCAGTTTTCGCCAGGCGTGCATGCCCCTCCGTTTTGTTTACATGGGAGTTTTGCTACGCATGCCGTGCCTTGCTGGACGTAGCCAGGCTTGCACGAACACAGGCCCGTACGTACATCGCAGCTACACTGGCCGTTGATTCCAGTGCCGCCTCCGTTTGCATTGCAGTCGCTGTCAGACTGGCACCCCTTGACGTCCATTTTTACGCAGAACTGGGCGATAGGGTTCCAAGCGTAACCAGAGTTGCACGAGGCCATACATGGCCCCCAAGTTCCAGAATCAGGGTCACAAGTCTGCGCGGGAGTAACGTTTTTGTTGATGTTAGGATCGTAACAATCGCCAGAACTGCCACAACAAGCGGGCGAAGGACTGCAGGTCTGAGTAGCTTGACCAGAGCACTTACCGTGGACAGGAGGCTGCCACAGGTAATAAGCGACCACCGAGATCAGAATGATCACAATCACCAGAGCGATTGAACTCCCCGAGGTGGACGACGATGGACGGGACCCCTGGAGGGGGAGAGACGAAGGAACAGAATCGGCCATCCCACTGCGGGCCCACTATAGTTCCACTGGAAACTAGAACAGAAGTCGGTTAAGAGCCTCACACCATATGCCCAGAACGAGGGCCATAAGTCCGGTATTCTTGGCCACGCGGTTCGCGAACTCGGTCCATCGGCCAGCGACGGACGGGGGCGTCTAACTCTCGGCCAGCAGTACCTAAAGTCTCTTCAATATCGAGTTCGTACCCTTCACGGCCACCTTGCTGCCAAAATGGGATTGTTTGATATCTTTGATATCGAGTTCCGCCATTTTCTTCCCACATGTTACCCCACGAATACATGCTGCCGTACGCTTTTCCCATTGTCTCCGGGGCGCCGGTCATAGTCTCCGAAGTGGTCCAGTCGTCCCCCCAATACTCGGCCACGGCCTGTTCGGGCGTGCGATTCGGATCGCCTCGCCCCCAAGGCGCGTCGTCCTCGCCGTACATGAAGACATCGACTCCGTCATGGTAATCATGGGGCTGTTGTGGAGGCGGAGGCAGGCGGCCCGGTTCCTCGCCGCCGAAATAACCGACAGAACGCACTCCACGGCCTTGGAAGCCTTCTCTGCCGTTGTTACTGGGTCCATGTTTCCTTGGCTGGGAGACTCCTTCGGGGTTCTTCCCATAAGGGGTATGGGGTCTCTGATAAGGTCCGTTGCGGGCGCCTGGCCTAGGGATCCAAGTCGACTGATCTTCCCTCAATGCGAATAGTGGCCCAGGCGAATTAAAATGCTCTAAACCTGGAGGACGAAGACTGTCAGAGATGAACATCCGCATGTGGTAGGGCTCGTCGTCTTCGCCGGGGCCGTCTCTAGGAGCGTGGGGCTCCACGAGCGCAGCGTGCTCGTGGAGAAAGGCGAGGCGATCTTCGTAGAAGACCCGGTTGAGGCGGCGGACCTCGTCCCACAGGCCGACAGCGGGGCGCCCGTCGCCGCGCATAGCGATGGGGTCCGAGTCGAGGACATCTGTCGCGCGCCCCTCGCCGTCAGACGAGAACTCGATCACAGCATCGTGCAGGCTGTCTAGGACGAACCCGCGTAGGGGGCCAGCTGGTACCTGTTCGTGGAACAACCGCCGCAGGTAGTTCAAGTTGTCCGGCGACCTGAACACGGCGATGACCCTGTCGCGAAACCTAAGCGGAGTCTGAGCGGCCTCGCGCCCGACCCAAACGCCCTTGACAGTCTTGGCCCTATTGGTCGTATTAACAGGGTGTTGGGCATCAAAGATGCTGACAGAATCGGAAGACTGGCTGTACATTGGCACCAGGTGATCCTCTTAGGAAGTACTATCTAGAGAACAGGTAAGCTCGTCTAACAGAAACTGATGCCCAGAGTCTAACCGTGCTCAACAGCCCGACCGGGAATTGAAGGCGGCCGAGAAGGCCAGAATGAAGGCGCCAAAAGCCAGCGGCAACGTTTACGCCAATGAAGCCCGCGACCTCGTATGATCCAGGGAGGGAAGAAAGGCGCCGCGGACCGCAGCCTGTCCACCAGGCGGATAGAAAGCCCTGGCAAATCCGGCCATGTCGAGATGCCGGCCCTCCTGATGCCCAGGATTCTCAGAAACACGTGGATCTGTCCGCCTCTTCGCGGGATCAGCGTCTCCCAGAAGGCCCGCCCCGCCAGACGGCGCGGCCAACGAAGATGTCCGTAGGGATCATCCTGTGCCGCAAGAACCAAAAAACAGGCCGACTAGAGGCACTGCTCGTGCGAAAACGGTTCACGTACGCGTACGCAGAGTTCATCCACGGGCGCTGGCCCCTGGTTGCAAGCAGTTCAGGGCCCGAAGGGCCTAGTGGGCAGAAAGGGGCCTCTTACGGTCCAGGGGGAGAAAGTTCAAAAGGCCAGCCCAGAGAGTTCCGCCAGCAATGGCGGCCTCTGGGAGGTCAACAGCAGGCCGAGTCGGCGTCTTGGGCTCCGAAGTCCCCGGTGGCTCCGCAGGCAACTTATGCATCGCTCCTCAAGGGTTCGTCTCGACAAACGGATGCTGGCGCCAGTGTGTGCCGACGGCCGCCGGGTGAGAGCGATGCTACCCGGGCTGCGACAGCCCCGAGCGTTTCTCCGAAACATAGCGCAGCCCCTGATTGCAAGAAGCCCAGACACACCTTGCGCGACGTCGCGACCCTCCTGGACAACATGACACGCGAAGAGCTGCTCGACGTATGGTCGCTGGACTTCGCGCAGATGTGGTACAGAGCCTGGCTTGCGGGCGGGAACAAGGACCTGTACAACAAAAAGGTCACGAAGTTCCAGACAGCTTTCATGCGGGACGACGGGGGGACGGCCCTCCGCCGCATGGTGGTGCAGGCGAAAGCCGCCGGAGAAGTGCTCTGGGAAGTCCCGAAGGGACGGCGTCTCAACCCGCGTGAAGGAGACCTCGGCTGCGCGGTGCGTGAGCTGCGCGAAGAAGCGGGCGTGGACAAGAGCGAGTACCGGATCCTCCCAGGCGTGAAGCGCCGGGTCAGCTATGTGAGCGTGGGGGTCCGCTACAACTGCATCTACTACCTCGCGCTGGCCAATCCGAGCCTGGCGGCCAAGCAGAGCCTCTACCCGACCGCGCTCCGCGAAATGACGCTCACGCACATCGCCGAGATCGGCGAGACGCGCTGGAAAGACATCGAGCAGGTGCGCTTGCTCGACGAGGACGGGCGTCTCGAACGGCTCTTGGCCCCGGCGTTCAAGCTCGTGAAAAAGTACCTCCGCGGAAAATGGGCTAGTGTCCCTACGGAGAGACGCTCGCTGCCATCCGACGCGTCAGCGAGTAGCGCGCCAGACACCAGTTCTGGGGCAGTTAGCCCTCAAAAACCTGGCTCGGAACACAAAAAACTTTCTGCGAAAAACTTCCCCAGAGGCGCTCATGGAGCGAGGGAAGTTAGCGCCGAGCCAAAGGCAAACGTGCCAAAGACCGGCGCGCGGCCCCTAACTCGCAAGCAAGGGCCCCAGTGGAGTGGAGAGCGAGAACAGGGGGCCCCACAGTCCGAGCAGGCACATGACAACGCACCAGTACTGCCCCCATCTGCTCGCGCGACGAATCGACACGGAGGCCCGCAGGCAGAGAAACTCTCCGAGTTGGCCAGCGAGCCCCAAAGTGGGTCTCCGGCGACAAAGCCCTGGCGAACCACGGAACGCTTCCGGGCAGACGCCTTGCGAGAGGCTCTTGGAGAGGGAAAAGCTTCCCAGGCTAACTTCCAGGGTTCTTCGCGCCTCACCCCCTCCGGGAAACTCTCCGGCGCATACGTCGGCGGCCGACAAACAGGCCAGGCCCGGCAGTCCCCCCTGCTCTGGGACCAGAGGGCTGGAGGCCCCAAGGCGTATCCCTCTGAAGAAGTCCCGTGGGGACATCCAGCCTCACTGAGCCCAGAGAGCTCTCCGCCGATGGCAGCCAGGAAACCGATCGCACAAAACGGCAGCCGATGGTCCTCGAAGAAATTCCCAGGCGGGCCCAAAGAGGCATCAATACCCAGGCCGTTCGGGGCGCAGCGCGTCTACACGGCGGGTCCAACCCGCGGGGCGTCCGAAGCAGCAGAAACACCCAAACGCGCCAAAACATACAAGCCCAGTACTTTCTCGCGCGAAAACGGTACGGATGGCTGGCGCACAATAAGGGGCCCACAAAGGAAACACCAGGGCGCACCCCGCACAGAGGATACAGACGGCTGAGTCCCGAACGCGTGCCGTCTATTTTCCAGAGGCACTGCCTCCTCCTCCTTTGGAGGCCGCGCCCAATAGAAGAGCGTACAGCTCGCGGCGACGCTCAGAGTCGAACTGTTTCTGCCGTTCTTCGAGTTCTTTTTCGACCTGTTTCTGTACTTCAAGAAACTCTCTATCTTCGTCCAAGAGTTGTTTGACGACTAGCTCCCGATACTTGTTGACCGCCGACTCGGGCGGGTGCTTATTTTCGGCGCGGTACAGGAACACGGGGTACTCGGCCTGCAGCCGCAAGAAGTCCTCCCGAGAGTTAAGTTTCGCCGCAGCATACTTCAGAAGAAACTTCCGGAAAGCCTTCGGCTGGTACCGGCGTAATTGCACCATCCAGCGCAGCACGAGAGGGAAACTGGCGTTAAAGTCACCAAACTCTTTTTGCAACGTCTCGAGGAGTTTATCGCTCCCGGCTTCGTCGCCAGGCGACACACCAGAAGAAGTGATTTTTTTCCAGATGTCGTTAGCCAGCGCCACGAGCTCGTCCGGCGAGGCATTCTTGGAAGAAAAGGTCCGGACACTAGCGTCTGGATTTTCGATGCCGCCGGCAGCAGCCGAACAGGGGACTTCAGCATAATCGCGCATAGTGCCCAGGCAACTGTACAGCATGCGTCTGATCTTCAGTTCGGGAGAAGACACTGTAGTACTGTAGTACTGTAGTACCGTAGTACCGTAGTACCGTAGTATTGGCGTTGGATTGCAGAGGGGCAATCGCGCCGCAATAGCCCGCGGCACAGAGGCGCTGTGCGAGGCAGCCCACTATTACTATACATTCCACTCGCGTCTAAAACAAGTGCGCGCCGCCCGTGTAAGCCACGGCTTACATGGCCCCGGCCGTAGGCGCCGTAATCGCAGGACAAGCGCGCCAGTGCTTACAGGTCGACGACAGACAAATTAATATCAAAATCCCGCTCGTGTTCGTCGCCATTGCCATCAATTTCGGCAGGATCGTCACCACCAAGCACTTCGGCTCCATCTACATCGTAGTTTTTGAGAGAAGTGTCAAGCTTTTCGTAAGAATCGTCCTCGCTGGACTCCCAGCCGCCATCGAACTGAGGATCGGCATCGAACTCGCTACTGTAGCTGTCTTCAGCCAGGCTGTCGGTAGCGTCGAACAGCCCGTCCCCTCCGACGAGACAAGATGGACATCCGCCGTCAGATTCCCGCAGGTAATCGGAAAGGGAGAAGGGCTCAATTTCAGAAGACCCGTGTATGTAGTCAGACAGTTGTTCTTCGGGGCCATGCACGTAGTCAGCCAACACGAACCGTTCTTCAGGGGCCGCTCTCTGGAGAGAGTCCATTTCCTCTAGGCTGCCGGCGGTAAAACTGCCCAGCCGAGGATTCTCCCGCACGAAACGATCGAGACGGGACGTGAAATCTTCATAATAGCCGTCTGAACTGTTTGAGCCGCCGACGGTTAACGTGGCTCCAGCGACCATGGAGGCCGTGCTCTCGACAGGCCGTGCCATGCGGTCAAGGGACGTAAACCCGGTAAAATCCTCGTCATAAGCGAGCATGAGGTCCGACGGACGCGCAGTCATGGTATATACTTTCCTGCGGAAAGTCTCCATTACACCGCCACAGACGCTCGTGAGAAAAATGCGGTTCCTCTGTCCGCTGGCCTGGCGCGCGGGCGGCTCTTCACTTAGGCGGCGGGCGGTGGGCCAGAGCTCCGACGGGCTGGTTCAGCGCATCGCGGCGGGCGCAGACGATGTTGTAGATGTGGGACAGGACTTCTTCGTTGTCGTGTTCGACCATATCAAGATCAATGTCAACCTCTTTGGCAGGCCCGCTATCCAAGATGACCGACTTGCCTATCTCCATCATAACGATATTCAAAATGGCAAGCTTGGTTTCTTTATTGAGGATCCCGGCATTCTCAACTATGTATGCCTTCTGTTGGCAAACGCTGGGCGTGGTTTTAGGGCCTGCGAGGGGCTCACATGCAGTGTTCAGTCGTCCGTCGCCGCTCATCTGCCTCTGTAGGGGGCCGCCAGGATCTAATGGAAAACGCACACGCGCTGGCGCGGAGAGCCCCTCAAGCCCCCTGACCGGAGAGAGCAACGCTGTCCAACGGCTTCTGGGCGGCCCGCATAGCGCTCCAAAGATTGTAATGTTTCTCGATCATCTCCTTGGTCGAATAGACTTGGACGAGTTCGCGGACGGCGACGAGAAAGTCTAGAATGTTTTTCAAGAACTCGGCGAAGACAGCGCGGGGCGTGCTTTCGACAGCGGGAGCCCAATCGGCGCTCACCGCGTCTTTGCCGCGGACGACGGCCGCGAGCGGGGAGGACCGGTGCACGGACAGCGGACGCGACCAGGTGCCCGCGACCGGGACAGTCTCCCCGCCGCGGACGACCCGGTGAACGATGGCCACAATGTTCTCGGCTAACTCCCCAGTGTTGGCGGGCACGGGCCGCACCGGCCCCTCCCAGACCGGCCCCCCGTCCCACGTCGGAACAGCTAGGGTCTCCGGAAGACTCGGGATCGAGCCCTTCGATGAAGCCCCTTCGCGGAAAGCAAACAGAAGGGATTCAAAGAACCAGAAATCTGCGCGACGTGTTTTTATCAGCTCTTCGCGGACCAGGAGCTCTTTTTCGACCGCGTCGAGTATGGGCGCGAGCTCGACGCGGGCGGCCTGATCCAGGCCCCCCCGTATCTTGTAAACAGGAGCCACGTTGTCGCACGTAAGCAGGACGCCGACAACAGCCGCGTGATCCTTCATGGGCGGGTGTTCGCACGCGATGATCCGCACGGCGGCCAGCTGGCCAACAGCCAGCGTCTCGACGGCCTTGGACCCCCGGGCCGTGACCACGGCGCGGCATGGCTTGGCGAGGCCGCCGGCCTGGTCCAGAGGCGCCAGGGGACGCTCTAAAGTGTCAGTGCTTCCGTAGACGCCAATAAGCATCGGCTGGTGGTTCAGGATCTTGACGCCGACGAGGATGTCCCACCGGCAGAAGACAGTCACCTGTGCCAGGAACTCGACGTCGATGTACCCCTCGCCTGAGGAATTCGTCCGGACGAGATGGCACGCAGACGCTTTCAGCACCTTAAGGATGTCCATGACGAAGCACCCGCCGAAACAGCGCCCCGCAAACCTGTCGTGCAGGGCGGCCATAAGGTGGCGGTCTTTGTCGGCGCAGAAGTTGCAAACGTCTGCAACGTCGACAGTCGCAGAGAAGACCTTCGTGTGCAGCATGCAGGCAAGCCACCGGCAAGACGATGCCCGGTTATTTTACCTGATAGTACTCTCTTACAGTTCTTTTCAAATGTAGCGCCAGGCACTATTCCTGTGGCAGGACCGCAGGGCGCCCCGAAGGCCCCAGAGGCCAACACCGGCAAGGTGCGAAAAGACGGTCAAAAATTGGGGCGACCACTATATCTTTTCGCGCCTTACTAGTGTTGGCCGGTCATCCGGTTAACCCAACGTAAGGCGTGAAAAGACGATCAAAGATTGAAGCAATCACTATATTATTCTTGTATCTTTTCGCGCCTTACTAGTGTTGGCCGGTTAACTCAACGTAAGGCGCAAAAAGACGATTAAAGATTAGAGCAACCACTATATTATTCTTGTATCTTTTCGCGCCTTACTGGTGTTGGCCGGTCAACCCAACGTAAGGTGCGAAAAGACGGCTAAAGATTGAAGCAACCACTATATTATTCTTGTGTCTTTTCGCGCCTTACTAGTGTTGGCCGGTCAACCCAACGTAAGGCGCGAAAAGACGACCAAAGATTGAAGCATTCACTATATTCTTCTTGTATCTTTTTACACCTTACTGGTGTTGCCAGGGCAGCTCACTTGAGCCCCGAAAGCGCGGCCACACTCGGAGGCCGGTCGCAATACAGGTACAGATAGCGCGGGCCTTTAAGCCGCGAGGCCTCTTCGAGCGCCAGGAGACAGATTTTGATCGAAGTGCACGCGTTGCTAGCAGAGGCTGCTCGTATTGCGGCCTGGTCCTCTGGAGGGCCGCTTAGCCACTTCAGCAGAGACGTGGCCTCGCTGTTCTTAGGGAGCGTCCGCGTCGCCAGGTCTCTCAGACGGGAAGCGTGCTTCACGAGCTCAGCGCGGGGACGGGTCTCGCAGACAGCGCCCCGCGCCAGAGTGCGGATGTCGCCCTGCACCGAACGCAGGGCCTGGACAGGCAGCCGGACCTTGAAACGAGCCGCGGCAGAAATAGCACTGGTTCCACCCGCAGAAGACACGAAGCCGACGAGGATGTCGTTCTCAGTGAGACGCCTTTCTATCCCGTACTCAGAAAGGGGGGCGTTGTACCAACGACGGTCGCTGGAGTCGAACAGGGTGACGGCTTCGGGCGTGACGTAGCCCGCGATCCGGCCCTCTGGGTGTGGCTGTTTGTCGTCTGCGGGCCCTCCGACAGCGATACGGAAACGATAGTAGAGCTTCGCGACCCGATCGTCGTCGCTAGTGACGCGTTCGCCGGGGGGGGCCACGATGAGGCGCCGGAGGAGGGCGTAGTGGAACGCAGCGTCGCATTCCACGAGAGCCGCCTCGAGAGGGGACGACGCGTCGGAAGCGAGATAGGCCGCCTCGAAGACCAGGAGGCGCGCTGCGAAACTTTGTTCGGCGCGCTCAGATCGCAGGTAATCGGCGACGCGAACTCGCACTAAGCCGCCCGGCCCCTCCCCGCTGGCCACCGGCGCTTCGGGCCGCAAGTACGAGCCGACGTCGAGAGCGCCAGTGCAAGCGATGTAGAAGCGGCCAGCTCGGAACACACGGGTGTTGCGCGCCTGAGCATGGGCGACGCCGTCCGCCGCGCAAACAGACAAGAGCGCGGCCGCGAAGTTGCCCTCGTCGAAGAGAGACGGGTCGTAGTTCACGCCGCGAACCGCCCCGGAATGGACAGCGGCCCAAAGGTCTTCATAAGTCCAGACAGGCCGAGCCCGGAACAAAGCCCGACAAATGGCCGCGATGGTAGCCACTTCTCTTTCGCCGAACCCATAAGCTTCGAAAGAAGCGGTATGGACAGGCAATGCGCGGGCCTCTTCCGGGCCCAGGGCAGGAGAATAGGGGAGCGCGTCGAGCTGGGCGCGCATCTCCGGAGGGGCCTCAGAGCCGGCCCCCGCCCTGAGGGCCTCGTTGATGCGGCCCCAGTTAGCGAACCCGTCTACGGCGTCGGCGTGCAGAGCCCTCTCGATTTCTTGTATCACGAGGTATTCGCCCATCTTGTCTGCATAACGTGCGACTTCGGGCGAGATCTTGCCATCCGAGTGGGTGCTAACGTACAGAGAGAACCGGACGTCGCGCTGGTCGGCCGGCAGGTCGCGGTGGGAGTACTTGCGCGCGACCCGGCCGAAGACCTGCAGCAGAGTGGGGATGTCGCCGGGGAGCGACAGCACGAACATGTGGCGCACAGCGCTGAAGTTAAGACTCTGGCGCACAATCTTGCTCGCCACGATGACCCTGAAAGAATATCCTGGGAGATTCGCGAGAGCGTTGAATCTCGCGATGCTGTGGAGCATCACGCTCCTGTCGACGGCCCCGTGTGCGACGACGAAACGCGCGGGCGTGTATTCGTGATCCAGACCAGAGGCCGTGTTGGCCTTTGACAAATGCGTGCGGCGGGGACGCCCGCAGATTGCGCACAGGGTAGCGTCGGTGGGCGCGGATGTCTCGTCCGCGAGCCCGTGCGCCCGCAGCACTTCTTGGATCTGGAGGACCCCCGACATCCGGACGCGGTGGTGGTACAGCATGAGCTTGCCCGGGCCCGCGCGGATAGCAGCGACCACGTCGGCCGCGGCCAGCGCGTACTTGGCGCTGTACAGGCCGATGCGTTCCGGCCCGAGGAAGTCGCCGGAGATCACGTAGGTGCCGGGCGCCACCCCGGCCTCGGCGCCCTTCTCGACGCGCACGCCCACGGCCGCGCGCCACTCGTCCGGTGCCGCGGCAAGTTTCGGCGGGGTCTCGCCGGAGCGGAACAGGCCGTAAGAATCCTCAGAACCTGCATCGGGGAAAGCTGGATTAGGGTAGGCCATGTCGTACAGGGTGTACGCATCGGGCGGCAGGCCCCTCTTCTGCGGATCAGCCCCAGAGGGCTCGACTGAGTCTTTCTCGGCCTCAGCGGCCAAGTGGACCAACGTGCGTTCCTGGAAGGGGGACATCGGGCAGGGCGTGAAGCGCAAGTACTGGATAGGGGCGCCTGAGGTGCCAGCCAGCTCTTCTCCGACAAAGACGCGGCGCGGGTACGCGCCGACGTCGCTGTCGAGCAGGAAAGAGACCCGGCCAGCCGCGAGCCGGCCTATGCGTTCCAGGGTCCCCTCGCGCAACCGCGAGACCCCGTGGGACGTGTCGGAGGTGAAGAAGTCTGACCGGCGGAGAGCCGTGCCGCCCGGGAGCGCCGACTGGGGGACGAGCAAGTTGAGCAGGTCGACACACTCCTTGGCGCTGCCAGTCGTGGGCGTCGCCGACAAGAAAACGGCCCTCGGGGCTTCGTCGCCGAGCGTGTCGAGCACGTACTGGATCGCAATCCCGTAGTTGTTCTTCTCGTTGATGTTGTAGGTGACGTGGACCTCGTCGCACACGAGATACCCGCCGCGCAGCTCGTTCAGGAAATCTTCGTCGACGGTCACGAGGCCACGGCGCACAGCGGCCGAAAGCAGCTCACCAAACGAGCGTGAGCCTTTTTCTTCCCCTTCAGCGTTACTTTCGGCATTGCTTTCGGCATTGACAGAGAAATTACTGTTCTTGTACAGGGTCTGCACGTCGAACCCCGCGGCAAGGCCGCGCCGCGTGATAGAGAAGAGACGATTGGCAAACTCTTTGTACCCGTAGAACTGAAAGTACCCGCCTCGGGCGCGGTCAGTCAGGCGGCGTCGGAACGACCCGAGCAGGCTGCTCAGCCGGCGAGCCTCCTCCGAGCCGGCGCCGGCCTCGTTGGCGAGCGCGCGGAGCCGGCGCAGCTCCCCGACCTCCGCGATCGACGTGAACCCGAACTCGGGGTGAATCAGCATGTCTTCCTGGATAGTCTCCCGGGGCGTGAAGCTCAGAACGAACACCAGGGGCGTGGGCCCCTCGCCTCCGAGCGAAGCCCGCGCTCGAAACTGGCGAACGTACTCGACGGCGAGGCAAATCGCGGCGATCGACTTGCCGGTGCCGGTCTGCCACTTCAGGAGCAGGCGCAGATACCCGGTGTCGGGGCTGCCGAAGGCGCGGACAAACTGCTGGGCGCCGGTGAACCGCAGCCCACCGAGAGTGAGCGCCCCATCCCGGCTCGCGGAAAGGAAGCCGAAAGGGGAACCATCAAGATGCACGCTTCCGGAATCCCCAAACTCCCCAAACACTCGAAATTCTTTCCTGCTGGCCAGGTCCCTAAGGAGTGCATCGACGGAGCTAGACGAAGCGAGCGAGCCAAGTGGGGCATAAGACATCCCGCGCCGCCTAACACTATAAGGGTAGTTCACCATCTTTAACTTAAAAAGGTTGGCGGTAGATTGCCGGGCAATGATAATCAACAATGCGGTCAAACAGCCAAAAATAGGAGCAAGTGTTATTCAAGTATCCCGACTTTGCGCGCCACCAGGTGGTTACGTGGTTACTTCTGATTGATGGTTTTAATGAGCCGCTCGGTTTCGGGGTCGGCGTCGTCATTAGCGTCGGAGGCCTTTTTCCCGGGCTTGGGCGAGCCAGACGCGTAGGGCCCGAGCCCGAAGATACCGTGGTAGTACACCCAGAGCCCTATGAGGAGCACTGTCAGCACGACCATCACGGCAAGGCTGAGGTACGCGTTGCCGGCGACCGCGTCGGCGCACGAAGAGACAAACGACCCTTTAGGGGCAGGAGTAGCAGCAGACTGAGACGCGTCGGCCATATACCGCAGTACTATCGTATACAAGAGTATAAGAATACAGGAACACAGGCAAAGGATATCTAACTGGGCCCCTCCCGGCGTCCACATACGAGGTCACAGCCACCCGGCCCTCTTGCGCAGCACTGTCCCACGCTTGGCGGCTCCGTACACAGTGTGTGTGGAACTCTTTTCTGACCAAGAACACATTGGTAGTGCTGCTCTAATTGGGCGCACAGGCCGCCAGCCAAAAACGGAACCGCAGAACTCTCTGAGATGGTGTGCGCGATCCCGATGGGCGCGAGCGGCGACTAACGCCGCAACGATCGCAGTGCAGCAGCCTACAGTGCCCATGCGATTAAGGTGCGGAGCCCTTGTGCATCAAGCCCTTGAGCTGGTGGTCGCTCAGGCCGATGCTGGAAGGGTAAGGGTAGCCGCCATCCTGGGCCTGCTGGAGGGCCGACTCGCCATACGCGTCGAGCGACAGCGCGCCGGCCGTCGCGAGCGCTTGCGCTTCGGCTGAAGCGGCGGGGTCCCAGATGCTGCGGCAGGGGGAGAAGCCCGCACGGCTGGAGCCCCAACCCATGACGTGGAAGAGGCCCCACACGGCGAGAATGGCGAGGACGATAATGGCGCCAATGGCGAGGCCAGGGTTCCTCGCTACATAGTCTTTGGCATCGAAGCGGCCTTCGGCTGTGTGCTGTTCAGAAGACATGTCCGCAACACGAGAGCAGAATATACCAGCGCGCTAAAGGCTAGCGCGAGAAAACATCTCGAGAACCGCGGCCGTGGTGCAGAGTTCCGTGAGGTGGTATAGTGTCCGGGGCACCGATCCCCGGTCCAGTTCTTCCCACTGTTCGGCAGAAAACGTGTCTGCGTCCTGCGGCCACGCGTCTCGTGGCCGTGGTAAGTGAGCTGGCCTGTGGATGTGTCTGGGCGCGGCTTAAGGTCCTCCCTGGTGCATGACTCGCTCGAGAGTTTCGTCAGACAGAGCGGCGTTGGTGTCGAGCGCGGCTTCAGCGGCTCCTTGGAGACGGCCTTCAGCTCGGCTTTCAGGGGCGAATCCTCCGACAGAGGCGAGAGCCTGCACTTCGACATTGGCGGCAGGGTCCCAAGGGGAGCAAATAGGGGAGTAAGGCCCGGTGTAAGGCCACGTGCATTGTCCAGGCGCCATCGTGCCCGGCTGTCCGTTGTTGCCGCGGTACATGCCGCCCTGCATGCATTCCTTGGCGTTGGCGCCGTGGCCCGAGCCCCAGCGCCAGTTAGGCAGGTAGTCGGCGGCCTGGTAGGCGGTGGTCTCGCGGTGCACAGGGCCGCCCCAGCCAGCGTCGCCGGAGCCCAAGTACCACATAGGGTTCGCGCCCCCGATGGTCAAGTTGTTGTACTTCGCGATCCCGATCGGATTCGGGTTGATGCCCTCGAACCCCTCGGCGCCCTTGTACACGAAACTGTACACGGCCAGGCCGATGACGACGAGGGCGAGGACGACGATGACTCCCAGGGCCATACCTGGGTTGGCGCGCACGCTGCCCTTCATCTTTTCCACGTAGGATTCGGATTCCGACATGCTGCAGTTGGCGCTCGCTCTGTGTCGTGCGTATACAAGCGCCACAAAAGACACAACAAAATAATGGGCCGAGTGAGTCAATGGCACCGAAGGGGCCACGGTGGCCCCGCACGGGACCACTCCCTGGGCCGTACGAGGGTTCCGGTCAATCCCGAGGCCAGCTCCCGCGGAGCAAGCCCGCGCTACAGCGCTCTCTAATTGGGCGCACAAGGGAGCCGTTCTCGCGGTTGTGCGCCCAATTAGAGAGCGCTGTAGCGTGGGCTTGCCCGGCCCCGCACACACGGCCCTGTGCGTGTGCGGGCGGCAAGAGCCCAACTGCAAATTGAATGCGAGAAAGGCCCTAAATGGAATACACGGGCACTGACCGGGGCCTATGTCGCACCAGATCTACCCCCCAGTGGCCATCGTGGGCAATATCTTGAAGAGCTTCTTCCAGTACCGGGGCCTCAAGCTGGCCCCCCGCAGCCTCGCGCCCGACCGGGAAACGGCGGCCAGCACCGGCGACACGATCGTCAGCGACATGGAGCGCTTCCACTACGTGCGCATCGACGCGCTCAACGAACGCCCGCGGGGCGCGCGCGACTGGGTCGTCATCCTCGTCCTGAGCGAGACTGGCAAGTACTCCCTGCACGGGCCGGACCTGCGCGCTCTCATCAAGGGGGTGGAGGCCGAGAAGCCCACGAAAGAGGGGCGACTGGACGAACTGATGATCGTGGCCGAAGACGCCTTCTTCGGCAAGAAATACGTCATGGACGTCGTGCGCGAGCGCCGGCACGAAGCGCGACAGGGGGCGTTCCCCCGGACCGGGCCCAGTGACCAGGCGAGCGCAGTCGCGGCCGGCCCCGACCCCGAGGGCCTCGCGCCGTTCTACAGCGTGCACAAGTACCACGTGTTCTCGCACGTCGTGCCTGAACACGTCTCGGTGGGGCGGCACACGGTGTTGACCGACGACGAGGCCAAAGAGTTTCTGCGCGAGCAGCGCATCCAGCGGTCTTCGCTGGGCGTGCTGTACACGTCCGACGCGGTCGCGGTCTGGATCGGGGCGCGCGAGGGCCAGCTCGTCAAGGTCTGTTACGACTCCCAGACCGCGTCGGTGGGCTACCACTACCTGCGGATAGAACGCGCGACCGACCAGTAGAGCCAAGCAGGCATAGCTCCTTTTCCCGGGACGCCCCGCCGCCCATCGACTGTATGCGTCCTAGAGGCTCCCGAAGGGGGAGGAGCAACAGCAAAAGTTGTCTGGCCACGTACCACAAGTCTGCAAATCCGTCGCGGCTGGCTCTGCCCGATGGCTCTGCCCGATGGTACCTGAGGGTTGCCCCCTCTATGGCGCAGACAAAGCAACCCCCGGGTACCATCGGGCAGAGCCGACCGCGACGAAAATAATTAGGCGGCGAAGGAGGCTTATGTGGCCGGCAGGCCACATCTTTCAAAAAAGATATAAATACACGGGCTTTTTGCTTCGTCAAAATTGAACACGGGTAAAGGTTTGCATACTACAGACGAAGATGTCACGTAAAGAGGTATCTCCGATACATCATACTGCTACCACTGGCAACAGACCGGCAAATGAATGCCATGCACCATTAAAGGAGAAAAGGAATTATGGAGCCACAACCGGATACAAAAAACCAGAAAAGTGTTACGCGCCTGTAAAAAGTACAGGAGTAACAATCGTAGGAAAGCAAGGATGCGCAAAGAAACTAGAACTAGACTACCCGGCTGCCGAAAAAGAGGACACTTCTTCTGACGCCGAGAAAAATGCATTGTAAATATACTGCCCCAGGACCTATTTTTTCTTGAGGCATAATTGAACCACCCTGACTAACTCCAGAGGACGCATCGAGATGTTGGAATATTACGCCCAAGGAGAAACACGTAAGTTCGTGGACAATATCGATTGGACCACTTTAACAGAACCAGTCGTCATTGACATAGATGAAGGCGAAGATTATCTGCATATCACTTTCGCAGACTACAAAATGTTGTATGTGGATTGGTCTAAACATGATCGCCGTGAAAAAGAAGAGCTACACTACGGCTGTAATGCAACTCAGCCGTACGGGTGTTGTTGTTTGTCCGGGACAAACAATAGCGGTTGCGGAGATGAACTGTGCGTAAAGCATTACCCTGTCCAGATCATAGAGATGGAATGCAATGTCGCCGGCCTGCTGAATCGAAAACTAACAGGGTTGAGAAAAGTGTCAGATGAACACGAATTTGCTTTCATCTTGGAAAATCTCGAACAAGTGCCTTTAACATTCTACAGCAACAGCTCTTACTTTGGGCTGACGATGACTGCATCCTTATGAAGAACTTCTTTTCTTTTTAGAGAACTTGGCTGACCAACAATACGTCCAATGGAGACCAAGGACGCGGTCGCTCGCACCGATCGGTCGGCACGAGCCGCACCTGCGTTAACAGCGGAGAGCCTCGCATTGTACATGGTGCCGCAGCGCGCCGGCGACCCCCTGGGCCTCGGTGCTGCGGGCATCTTTGACGCGAGCGGCAGCCGGCCCCCGGCCCCGAGCGACCCAGACGCGTATGACCGCCAGCGGGAGGACAAAGAATACGCGCGCAGCCTGCTCGACGAGGCCGAACGCCAACAGCTCGACAAAGACATCGCCGACGAAGGCTACATGTCCATAGAGCACGTCCGGAGCCTAGTCGCCAACCACTCGTCAAAGAACTCTGTGGAAACAGGCGGACTGGATCCCGAAATGCTGACCCTGATCGACGCGCGCGTCAACTACAAGATCTTCATAGCCGGGGACTGGCTGTACTTACGAGAAGAGCTCTACGAGCACTACCCTTTCCACGAGTTCAACGTACAGCCCGAGGCCATCTTCGTGCAGCAAGAGATAGGAGTCTTTCCTGCACGCAAGTACGCGATGAGCGATGACCTCGAATACGTCGCGCGCGATGCCGGCGACGAGAGCGTCGAGTTCACCACGATCGAAGACCTGGTCGGAAAAGCCACGCGTCCGGGCTACGAGATGCAGCGCGCCCCCCTACGCATAGTCAAAACCAAGATATATGTGGGCAAAGAGAGATGGGACGACTTCCAGCTTCTTCAGAGGTTCTGTAGGGGCGCAACGCGCGTCGCGGCCGCCCAGATCGCCTACAGTAACTTCCCCAAAGGGGAAGTTCAGCAGGCTCCTACGGGGACCGCGTACTCGGGGATCTTGTCGATGTTTGGCAGACAGAAGACCGACGTGCTCCTGTTGACCCAGGAAGGAGAGTTGAAACGTCGGGAAGAAGAGGCCAAACGCCGGGAAGAAGAAGCTCAACGCCGGGAGGAAGAAGCGAAGCGGCGCGAAGAAGAAGCAAAACGGCGCGAAGAAGAAGCAAGACGGCGCGAAGAAGAGGTCGCGGCCACCCAAAAACGCCTGGACGCCGATCTAAAGCGCATAGAACAGATGTTGGCGGGTATTGGAGGTGTTACCGGCAACAAGCCGAAAAACGCAGCTGCCAAGACGACTGACGAAAGCGCCGCCCAGGAACAAGAAGATTCCGTGGCCCTATGAAGATGCCACGACAGAATGGAAGGATTTCTTCCGGACAGTATCCTCCGGACAGTATAAGCGGGCGGCAGATGGAAGAGACCCAGATCAACATCTTAGACTACGCGCAGCCGGTGGCGACGACCGGGGGGGGCGCTGAGAAAGCCGATTGGTGGAAACTGCCGCTAATCGCCGCGGCCCTCGTGGTGACGCTGCTAGCCATCATCCTGTACACGGCCCGAGACGTGCTCGCCCAGCGTCTAGCCGACGCCGGCTGGGTCCTGTACGTGATGCCGGGCTGCGGCGCCTGCGCAAAGCAGGAAGAAATCTTAGGCTACTACGGCTACCTCATCCCCCACTACCCCTTCACGGGCAAGGGCCAGTACTTAGGCGACCCGACAAAGATGCCGCCGCCTGTGGATTACAAAGCTATAACAGGCTTCCCAACATGGGTCAACGTGAAGGGCACCCCGCCGCTCAAACAGGTGGTGGGCGTACAAAACGAAATCGCCCTCGCGAAAATGTTAGGCCTGTGAACCAGTTCGGCCCCAGTATCATTTGCCTCAGCGGGAGAGAACTCTTCGAGCCGGAACGTGAACAGCAGATGCTAGTGCTCTATTTTTTTGCCCAACTTACCCAACTTACCCAACTTACCGTATTGCACACTAAGCTACCACATGGACTCTCCGGTGATTATGGCCTCGACAGGGCCGTACTCAGCGCGTTCCGGCTCGCCAAACCCATAAACCGGCATGAACTGCCACCCGCCGGAAGTCTGAAACTTAGGGCTACCGAAGGCCCCGAGCGTGATTCCGCCAGCGTAGCTCCCGGGGGCCGGACTCGCGTCGCCGCTAGCAACGCGCTCTTGAGGGCCCGGTTCGAAGCGGGGGTCCATGCGAGTGCTGCCGAGGCCCGTTTTCGACGCGGTCAACGTGTTGGGCGGCGCTTCGACCCGTGTCGACGTGAGGGCCTCGCGCACTCCCGCGATGTCCCCGTGGACGCGGGGATCTGAAACGCAACGGTTGCACGCGCCCGCGCCGCCGCAAAGCACTGCGGCTCCGTAAGGGCCGTCCGTGAAGAAGTCACTGTCGATCTCGGTCTCGGACGCTGCGCTCGCGCAGAATGCAGACCGGCCGCCGGGCGGAGGCGGGGCCCGGCGCGTGACCGCCGCCATCAGATTTAGAGACCCGTCGTCGATCTCCTCCATGTAGCCGGGTTCGCCGGGCTGGAGTTCGTACATGCTGAGGCGGGAGAGCACGTCGTCCCGGCGGTAGCGATCGCCCATCGCACGGACGGCGCTCGTCTTGCCGAGGCCCGAAACAGGATTCGGGGCGTACTCCCGGAATAGCTCAGCTACCTCGGGGCTGCCCGCGCCCCGTTCGAGCGAGACCTTAGACTGGGTCGAGTACGGCGTGAGCGCGACCGTCCCCGCGGCGCCGGCCATGTCGACCGCGTACTCCCGGTCGTACTCGTAAGGGCGGCCGCACGTCGAGACCGGGACCGGCTCGAACCGGTCCTGTCCCCCGCCTGCGAACCAGCCCTTCGATAGAGCCACAACGACCAAAATCGCTAAGACGACGAGCGCGCCATAGATGAGTTCTTTATCGCGGCCGGGCATGACGCTAGGTAATATACTGTGACTGCAGATAAAGGCCCCAGGGTTGCGAGGCCCTCCACCCCACTGGGCACAAAGTGCTCTGGGCCCGGCGAAAAAGGCCCCGCGTGCCGAGAGCAAACAGTCCGGACCCAGGTAGAAGGCTTTATTTTGGTAGCGGGCCCTTCCATCTGTATCGGGTGTGCTTAAGAGGGCCCAGGGTAAGCAGTGGCCTCGGCCCAAGGGAGAGTGCCCCAGGGGCCGTAAGGGATGGTCCCGGTGTAAGGGGTGTAAGAGCGGGTGGGCTCTTCACGGGCCGCAGATGTATAGAAAGACTCGGAGCGTCCCCGTGCGGCGCCGGAGTAGCGCGCTATGTACGCGATGACGACCAGCGCCGCCACTGCGATTGCCGCCAATACGACTGTCTGTTCCGCCATGCTGGCTCTATACATTACCGGCCACCTTCCACCTACATCATATTAGGGTTTGGGCCCGGCGTAACAACGGCGAGCGCCAAAGGCCAGCGCAGGATGTCACGAAAGAACCCGACGATATACGATCGCATAGACAACCTCGATGGGGCAAAAACTGTACAAGACCTCGCAGCCCGCATCAAACCGATACTCGAAGAACTGGCGTACATGGCACAGGTGGGAGACGGGGCCGCGTTCCAGGCCCACGAACAGTGGCACGACGACTACACGGATCTGCTGTACCAGGGGACCGAAAAAGAATACAAAAAGACGCAACACAAGAACGTCCCTACCGACTCAGTCAGTGGACCGGTGCCGAAGATCTCGGCCAGCGGTCCGGCGCCGAAGGCTTCAGCTCCAGTTACCAGACGCCGAGACCCCCCAGAGTTTGTCGACGATCCTTATGCCATGGTACACAGCCTTGCACAGCCGCGTCAACAGAAACCGCCCACTAGGCCCAGTCCGGACGCTATTTCGCCAAGCTTGCGATCAATCCTAGACGGCTCGCATCCGACGTTACGGGAGCATACGTGAGTCGCACGCGCCGGGCGCGTCAGGCGAGAAGTTTTCCCTCGGCTGGCCGGGGGAAACGTGGGCCCAATAATCGCCGCTCTGGGAGTAAGGAACCCCTCCAGAGTTCCCTTGAGACTCTTCGGGCCTCGACGCGTTGCAGGCGCCTCGGCAGCCGGTATACCGCTCCTGCTGGAGAGGCCCGAGCGCCCACAGCGCGGCCCCTGCAAGAAGTACTAACAAGACGACGACCCCAAAACACGTGCAACACATTACTACTACAAGGAATTACCATAACAGCACGTTCTCCGCTCCGTGTACTATAAGACGTGACATGGGCGCGGAATCCTACGATAACAGCGTCACAATTGCTGTCGTATTGGCGGTCGTCGTGATGTTGCTAATCCTGTTTGTATGGCCGGGCGTGGTGCGCGTGCGTGCAGGAGAACTCGCAGGGTACTGGGCCGCGCGAGACGGAAAAATGTACAGCATTATCCCCACAGCCGAGGGAGAGGGATTCGAAATCAGGGGGGCGAATCCTTTCTCACAGACTGCGAGCACTGGTTTGTCGCGCGGGAGGCTCGCAGGGCGCGTGGAAGGCGTACGGGGCCTGCGCGTGGATGCAGCGGACGCGCCGAGGGGGCGCCTGGCTCTGGGGGGCCGACGGATAGAATGGGCAGACGGGGGCGTCTGGACGCGGCAGGGGGCCGGCACCACCCGGACTTACTCAAGGTCGAGAGCGGCCCCAAAGCAGTGAACAGCGCCGACGATCTTCCGCAACTGGGAACTCATTTTCGCGAGAGTACGGCTCAGGTGTTCTTCAGCTCCGGCTAGTTCTTCGCGGCGCCAAGCGGCAGCCGCGCCGTCCGAGATCGCGACACTGGCCTCACGTCTAGACGCTGCAGCGCGCTGTAGCCGCTCGGCGGCCATGGCGTACGTCTCGGCTGCCGAGAGCAGCGACCGGTCACTGCCGGCGAGCCCACGGTACACGGCGACGTAGTTCGCGTAAGTAGGAGGCGACTCGGCGATCGTCTTTTCAGCGTTCCCGAGGACCCGTGTCAGATTAGCCGCGCTCGCTCGCACCCCGTCCAGTACGTTACGCGAGCCGTTCTGGTCGAGCTGCCGCAACCCCTCAGCGAGCGGCGGGCCAGCGCCCTCGGGCCCGTAGAACGGCGTGGAACCAAGTTGGGCTTCAAAGCCCTGGCCGAGCAAGACGAGGTGTTTCAGATGCCGAAACAGGTCAGAAGATGCGTCGCGCGCGTTGGGGGCCGCCGGCGACGTGTAGGTGAAGCGCCTTCTCCCGGCAGAAGTATACCCCCGCCAGACCTGCAGGGCGAGAAAGGCGATGATCAGAAACAGGACGAAGAGAATTGCGCCGATGTACAAACTATCCGGCATGGCGCGACTTTCGGTGCCCAGGGGAGACCAGTAATAACTATGTAAGGAGACGAGAGTTTCCCCGGAGACGTCAGCGGCGAGTTAGAGGCCCGGGAAATACCCGCATGGTACAGGCGCCCTATGTCTAAGACAGCCAAAACAGGTAACCGCGTGGCCCCTGAGAGTCGAAAAGGGACCGAACATGCCGAGCCGGCCGCCCGCAGCGGGCACAAGCACGCGGGCAGCGTACACAACACAGCCCCTAGGGAAGCGAGCACAGGCCCGCTCCGCTTAGCCGACAGGCCGGCCTTCTTCAACGCGATCGACAACTTCGTGCGCGCAAATACCAACTTCGAGTCGTCTGTGCCACTGAACGCGGCCATCGACGAGCTCGAAAACGCCACCCGGCTCCAAGACATCTTCCAGCAGCCCCTCCAGCGCCAGTTGTTCAGCTTTGAAGCGGCCCTGCGTTGGGCCCTGTTCATGGCGGTAGCCCCCGACCATGCGGTCAAAGAAGGCGACCCAGAGTTCACGGACAGCTTCTCGGTGCAAGACGCGATGGTCCTGATAACACAAGTGTACGACATCGCAGTCCAGGACCACGTCTGGGAGCACTTCGAAGACGACGAAGAGGACGAGAGCGACGAGGGCGACGAAGACGAGAAAATCTAAGCGCAATGGACAAGCCCTTTCTTTTGTACTGGTCCACCTTTGCTCGCAAATAGATACAGACTTAGACAGTGGCACTGGCATGGCCACCAAAAGCCTCACAGAGTTAGTGTTTCTAGTAGTCTTGGTCCTCGTGTGCCTAATCTTGGCAGCCCTGGCCATTTGCATGGGGGGGAGTCCGGGCTATACCGGGGGCGCCATGAGCGCCCCGGCGCCAAAGGCTAGCGCGCCAAAGGCTAGCGCGAGATGGAGCAAGGCAACAGCGGCCGTGCGGTCCCCGCACTTGGTCGTCGACACGCTGAACCTCGCACACTGGTACTTAGGCCAGGGACACCGGGACAAGGGGAGCCCAGTGCAGCTGACGCCAGATGCAATAGTCGGGGTCATCGATGCGACAGCCCCCACTCTGAAACAGCGCCACAAGGACAGGGTCATATATGTGCTCAAAGACCGCGAATCACAGTTCGACGACGCCGAGGTCCGTGAAAAATATCGGCTCGCGGCAGAGCGGAACAAGGTGTACGTCTCGGTCGCCTCGAGATACGCAGAGCCCCCAGCCGGAGACAGCATTCATGCTCCACACGGGCAGCAAGCAGAGCATAGTAGCAAGGGCCGAGACGACTTCTACATGAGCCTCCTCGCGTCGCCAGCGCGGTACCGCTGCGCAGTGCTCACGGCAGACAAACTTCGCGACTTCAGCAGTTTCCGAGCAACCATCCCACCATTCTACGTCATAGACTATGCGTATTGGCGCGATTCTCCAGACTATGAGTTCGTCAGGCCCAGCTCAGCGGCCTACGCCAGGATACGAAAGCCCTGGACAGTGCACCCATCGGAATACTTCAGCCCCAGTCCCCCGAGCAGCTAGCCGCCATTTAGAGCCGCCGCATAAGCGAACTGCGGCTGACGATAGTAATTCTTTCAGAGATAGAGCCGAAGCATAGGCGAGCTGCGGCTGACAACCTCATTTAGAGCCGAAGCATAGGCGACCTGTGGCTGACAATCCCATTTAGAGCCGGAACATAGGCGAACTGCGGCGGTTGACAACTCCATTTAAAGCCGATGCATAGGCGAGCTGCGGCTAACAACCCCATTTAGAGCCTTCGCATAGGCGAACTGCGGCTAACAACCCCATTTAGAGCCTTCGCATAGGCGAACTGCGGTTGACAACCCCATTTAGAGCCGAAGCATAAGCGAACTGCGGCTGACAATCCCATTTAGAGCCGAAGCATAAGCGAACTGCGGCTGACAATCCCATTTAGAGCCGAAGCATAGGCGAACTGCGGCGGCTAACAATCCCATTTAGAGCCGGAACATAGGCGAGCTGCGGCTGACAACTTCATTTAGAGTTGAAGCATAGGCGAGCTGCGGCTGACAACCCATTTAGAGCCGAAGCATAGGCGAGCTGCGGCTAGCAATCCCATTTAGAGCCGGGACGTAGGCCCGCCGCGGCTAGCAATCCCATTTAGAGCCGGGACGTAGGTCCGCCGCGGCTAGCAATCCCATTTAGAGCCCGGACGTAGGTCCGCCGCGGCTAGCAATCCCATTCAGATAGAGGCCGAAACTGCGGCTAGCCCCGTGGGTGTCCTTCCGGGCACCAATCGGTGGGCAATTGGAGGCACAGGGGTGCCCGACAGATGGAAGAGGGCGGAAAAGACGAAGAGTGGCAAGAAACGGTGAACAGGATCAAGGGCATGCTGTTCGGCGGCGCGCTCGGCGACGCCGTGGGGCTCCCGGCGGAAGGGAGCGACCCCATCACTGTCGCCGACAAGTACCCGGACGGGGTCGACTACCCGTACAAGGGCAGCTACCGAGGGTACCCCTCCAATGACTGGACGGACGCGACCGACACCACCGTCGTCGTCATGCGGGCCATGGTCGCTTTCTACACGAACCAGGGCAGCAAGGGCCAGAGCCCCCCGGGCAGCAAGGTCCAAAGCCCGTATGAGGACTTCGCTGCCCGGCTCGTTTCCTGGTACAAAAGCGGCTTCCAAGAACTCGGCGACGCGGGCGGAGTCCAGCCGGAAGGGGTGACTCTCCGGGCCGTGACGGCGCCCGGTTTCGTCCGAGATCCCGTCACGACAGCAATGAACGTGAGGGGCGCCAAAACAGATAACGGCGCCCTGATCCGTGTGGCGCCGTGTGTCTTGACCGACTGCCCTCACGTCTGGGGCCGCATCGTCTGCGAAACGACCCACCCGGACGAACGGAGCGTGGCCGCGGTAACGGCGTACATCATGTTGTTGCAGACGCTCGTGACGTTTCCCACGGACGTCCCTGTGCCGGCCATGCTGGCGGTCGCCCCCGTCGCGGCCGGCCGGGAATGTTTCGCCAACCCCGGCCAGCGCGCCGACTACATGGCGCGCCTGACGGACACGGCCGACATCGGGCAGATAGGGCTCGGGGAACGGGACAACCGTTCGCACGTGAACAAGACCCTCGCGGTCGCGCTGTGGGCCTTCCGCCAGCTCGCCCGGACTCTGCCGGCGGCCAGGGACAACGAGTTCTACAAAAAAGTCATCCGCGCTGTCGCGGCCGAAGGGGGCGATGCCAGCGCCAACTGCGCTGTAGCAGGGACGGTGCTGGGGGCGATGATGGGCGCCAGCGGCCTCCCGCGAGACTGGCTCGAGGCGCTCCCGAACAGAGACTGGCTAGACGCCGAGATCGATAAATACGTAGAGAAGTGTGTGGTATGAAGCGTTACACACAGCCTTGGCAGGTGGCGCAGGCCTTGTCGCCGCCGGTCCTGGCGCAGAGGTCGCACCAGGCCTCGCAGGTGCCGTCCGCCCAGCCCCAGTAAGGGCCGCCCCAGCCCCAGCCGCCCCATCCACCCCAGCCGCGCCCCCCACGGCCACCACGGCCGCGACGTCCAGCGCCGTGCCCCCCACCCCCATGGTGCCCTCCGCCCCCATGGTGTCCTCCGCCCCCATGGCCAAGGCCTTCCTTGGCCATCGAGCCGGACTGCCCTATCCATCCGCAAGCGTAGGCGGCCACGGCCACCAACGCCAGGACAACCAAAGCGGCAAACACTAAAGTGGCTCCGTCGCTCATCAGTGATCGACAGGCAATATCGGTATACTCTAGATACAGAAGTGTCTCGAGGGCGTCCCGCCACACGACACCGGGGGCCGCCCCCGCGCGCCATATTTGAGAGACCGGAAGCCAGAAATACAGCACTGTGCACGCCGCTGATGGCGCAGAGTGCTTTGACCCCCCTGCGCGCCGGCATGGTGTCCGTGTTGGAGACGGCGCTGGCGAAAGCCGCCCGGGCGCTCGGGCCCGGGGACCCCAGCGCGACGGCCGACGTGCTCAAGCCAGCGGCCGAGCAGCTGGAGGCGGCCGTTTTCGCAGCCGCTAAATCGACGGTCGAGAGCCGGGCCTACGGGACGATCGCGCGGGCCCTCGGCCAGGCGCTGCCGGCGCAGACGGGCCCCTTCCCCGACGACGTGCTAGGCGTCAAGTACCTCCGCGGCGAGCTCGGCGCGGGCGCGGCGGTGAAGCTCGGCCAGGCCCCCCCGCCGGCTCCCGACCAGCGCGAGACGACGCGCTGGCTCTTCGTGCGCGTCCTGCTGGCCGCGGGCGCGGCCTACGAGGGCGAGCGGGCCGCAGCCCTCGAGGCGGCCCGCGCGATCGAGGCGGCCTGCTTCAACGCGGCGGTGCGGGCGGGCCGCGAGTCGGAGGACCCCTCGCGGCGCAGCTGGGACTCGCCGCCGTTCGTGAGCGTCTACAGCAGCCGCTGCGGCCTGGTGGCCTGCCAGCTCGACCCGGCCTCGCAGCCCTGCCAGCGGTACGGCGCGACGCTGGGCCAGCGCCTGCGGGCGGGGGAGGTGGCCCCCGAGGAGCTCGGCACGCTGGCCTCGAAGGAGCTCTGCCCGGAGGCGACGGCGGAGGAGCGGGCCCTGCTCGCGCGGCGCGCGGCCCAGCGCATCGAAGAGAAGGAGTCGAACCTCTTCCGCTGCCCCCACTGCGGCGAGCGGCGCTGCACGTACGTGCAGATCCAGATCCGGTCGGCGGACGAGCCGCCGGACTACTTCTGCACGTGCAAGAACGAGAGCTGCCGGCGCAAGTTCAAGGGCCGCGGCTAAAGCACGCCCGCCAGACTATTTCTGCACGTGCTCTCCCCCTCTGGGGGCCTCTTTTTAGCGCTTAGGAGCAGCACGACCGTAATCGAAAGCACGCCTTGTTCGCCGGCACCGAACCAAACTTGTCAGAATGTGCCACCCAAGTCTAGGGCCGCTACCTAATTATTTACGTGCCCGGCATCCTCGACCCGCCTCTACCCGACGGTTGCGTTTTTTCCGGGGGAACCCAAGCAACCACCGGGTAGAGGCGGGTCGAGGATGCCGGGCACGTAAATAATTAGGTAGCGGGGTTAGTTCTATGATGCACTGTATGCAATCTTTGGTGCTCTTGTGCAACTCCTCTTCGACAGACACAGGCTAGCTTTGGTGCCCCAGAGGGCAGCATAGGCAGGTCTGAGAGCGCGCCTCGCTTGCCGGCACCGAATCAACCTTGCCAGAATATGCTATCCAAGTCTAGGGCCGCTGCCTAATTATTTATTTGCCGGCATCCTCTGCCCGCCCTCTACCCGGTGGTTGCTTGGGTTCTCCGGAAAAAACGCAACCACCGGGTAGAGGGCGGGCAGAGGATGCCGGCAAATAAATAATTAGGCAGCGGCCCTAGACTTGGGTGGCACGTTCTGGCAAATATGGTTCGGTGCCGGCGAACAAGTCTCTACTCTGCTCAACTGCGCCGGCTGCATCCGCGGACCTGTCCGACTGTCAGCCAGAGCCCACGACGATAAAAAAAATAATTAGGCGGCGAGGTAAGACTTGGATAGCGTATTCTGGCAAATATGGTTCGGTGCCGGCGAACAAGTCTCTACTCTGCTCAACTGCGCCGGCTGCATCCGCGGACCTGCCCGACTGTCAGCCAGAGCCCATGACGACAAAAAATAATTAGGCGGCGAGGTAAGACTTGGGCAGCACGTTCTGGCAAGGTTGATTCGGTGCCGGCGAACAAGTCTCTACTCTGCTCAACTGCGCTGGCTGCATCCATGGACCTGCCCGACTGTCAGCCAGAGCCCACGACGACAAAAATAATTAGGCAACGAGGCAAGACTTGGATAGCTTATTCTGGCAAATCTGGTTCGGTGCCGGCGAACAAGTCTCTACTCTGCTCAACTGCGCTGGCTGCATCCGCGGACCTGCCCGACTGTCAGCCAGAGCCCACGACGACAAAAATAATTAGTCAGCGAGGCAAGACTTGGATAGCTTATTCTGGCAAATCTGGTTCGGTGCCGACGAACAAGTCTCTACTCTGTTCAACTGCGCTAGCTGCACCCGCGGACCTGCCCGACTGTCAGCCAGAGCCCATGACGACAAAAATAATTAGTCAGCGAGTCAAGACTTAAGCAGCATATCCTGACAAATCTGGTTCGGAGCCGGCGAACAAGTCTCTACTCTGCGTCTTTATCGGCTCGCATGCGAGTGAGCCCCGCAGGGGCCACTCACTGGGCCCTGAGCCGATAAAAAACTGCGCCGACTGCATCGGCGCCTACAGGAAAAAATCCAAAGTTGATACGTGCCCTTATATAAGTTACGCTCCGCCGCCTAATTATTTACGTCGGCGGCACCCTCTGCCCGCCGCCTACCCGATGGTCGCCAAAGTCTGTCACTGCAAACGCGACCACCGGGTAGACGGCGGGCAGAGGGGGTGGTCGCCAGTGCAACTAGGGCTAAAAAAGAGACCCACACAAGAGTACGCCAGATTAGGTCAGCTTGGTCAAGGTGCTGACCACCAGCGCTTTCGCGTCGATGGCCGAGCGGAAGAGGATGTCGGCGTCTTCGCGGCAGTAGATGCGCGCGTCGTCGGTCACCATCGACGAGGCCAGCGACTTGACGTTGTCGATCGCGATCGTCGCGCGGAAGGTGCGGCCCGCCGGCACGGCCGAGACGAGCTGGATCTTTTCGTCGTTCCGGTAGACCTCGTTGTAGATCATGGCCGGCTTGGCGTAGGTCAGCTGCAGGGGCTGCGTGCCGATCTTCTCGTAGGTGATCGTGTCGCTGTAGTTGCTCGCGTCGCTGACCGACTTCTTGAACTGCTTCGCCGAGAGGGTGAAGCTCACCGGGTACCAGTTCGCGAGGGCGTCGGGCTCGAGGTCCCGCTCGGCCGCGAGCAGCAGCTCGTCGCGCTCGAACGCGGACAGCGTGACCTTGTAGTTGCAGTCCTTGTCGATCTCGGCGTCCTTGAAGACGAACGACAGGCTTCCGGTGTCGTCGTGGCTCTGGTACATGGTGATCTTGTAGAACGACTTGTCGATGGCGCCGAACATCTTCTCGACGTTCTCGCGATTGATGCCGAGCCAGAACTCCTGCTCCACGTAGTGCCAGTTCACCTGGGAGCCCGCGACCACCGCGATCACGCGCGACGTCTTCTGGTGGTCGCGCGTGAAGAAGGTCAGCCCGTCCCGCGCGCAGCGGAGGTGGATGTCGCGCGCCTTGATGTTCTTGAAGTAGCTGAAGAGCTGCTTGAAGACCATGGGGTCGTCGTACACGAACTCGAGCCGGTTGTTGCAGTCTTTCGGGGCGTCGACGATCCCTTTCTTCTCGAGGGGCGGCGCCGGGGGCTTCGTGGACGGCCGGCCCGGGCCGCGCCGCTTGAAGGCCGCGGAGGCGTTCGCGCCCCCCTGTGATATTATGGCGGCGCTCGCTTTCTCTGTCCCGGAGGCCGCGCCGTGCATCGGAGATGCTGCCTTAGGCACGGGCGCGGAGGAGGAAGAGCGGGGCGACTTCGCACTGCTGTTGGCGTAAATAGACTTCGAGGCGGTCTTGCTTTTAGTGGTAATATTGGTAACCAGTGCGCCTGCCGGGGACTTGGCCAACGCTTCCGCGTACGCTTTCGCGGCCCTTGACATCGACGCGGCCTCCGGAGGGAGGAGGGCCGCAACGCTCTCTGCAACATAGTCTGCTTCTTCGAGCATCCTGTCCGAGCAGCTACAGTTACTATCTTACTATCTGCTGGCGGTGGCGAGCAAGATTGTGGTGAGGCTACGGTGTCTAAAACGAGAAAGTTACTACCATTATTTTCCTCAGACAGCAGGCGGCGGTTAATGCTGTGCTATCAGTACATCAGTACTATCAGTACAGCGCGCTGAAGAGCTTGAGACACGGGGCCATGCACACGACGGGGGCTTCTTTGAGGACTGCCGCCGCTGCGAGCCGCACGTCCTGCACGGCCGTGGCCTTCCGTTGCAGGGCGGGCTGGGTGAGCGCTTCGGGGCTCGGCCGGTAAGCTTTCTTCAGCAGGCGCCAGAAGCCCTTGGCCGCGTCGAGCGAGTGCAGCGCCTGCGTGAGCCGGGCCTCGCGCTCCAGGACCCCGTACGGGGCCCGAGTCTTCCCGACGATGAACAGCTGCCTGAACGCGTCCTCGAGCATAGAAGCCCCGACGCGTGCCACCGCGGCGCACACGTAGCTCGCCGGGCTGAACTCGGGCCCCACCGCCAACGCGTGCAGGTCGCGCAGGGTGGCGACTTCTTGCCGGGCCGTGTGCCGGTCGTAAGCCAGGGCGAACTCGGTAGCCAGCGCTTCTATTAAAGCGTCGGCCGGGGCTTCGCCCGAAGGGACCTTTTCGTCGGTAACTGCTTTCTCGTAAGCTTCTTTCAGAGGTTTCCCCCAGCCGCCGGCTTTCGCTTCTCTGCGGGCGACGTCGAGGATGACGCCGCTGCAGGCTTCGGCGTACTTCTCGACACGGGGGAGAGCTCCCCCGAACGGTGCCCAGCGGTCGCCGGCCGTCGGTGGACCCATGTTCAAGGCCTTCCCGTCGAGTATCACGCCTAGAGAGCCGGTTATTGCTTCGGGCATTTCGGGCCGTTGGAACCCACCATCTGCTTCCGGCGTCTTGCTGAAGACTTTTATGGTCCGCAGACGCTCGACCGTGCGATAGCTGAGCCCGCTGGCGACAGAGGCTAGAGCCCCGTACGTAAGGGCCTTCTGTCTGTCGACGAGGGGACCGAGCTCGTACTTCACGCTCAAGCGCGCGCGCGGCAAGGAGATGTCTATCCGCCCAGTTAATATCTGAACGAACTGGCGATCGGGCAGAGTGTTTGGGACGTCTACGGACTTCGGTACGAACGGCGCATAACACATGGCTTGGGCGGGGTGCACTGTCAGCGCGAGCTTCGGCACCCCGCCGATCCCAAACGCAGAGTTCTTGGTGTCTGCGAGCCGGCTCGCCGCAGTTTTGTCGCCAGCCAGGGCCCGACAGAGCAGCGCGCTGACATAGAGCTCGGTCGCCAGAGCGCCAAACCCCAGCAGTTCGACAGTTTCTACTTCTGTGAAACTCGCCCCAGCGACCGTGGCCGCCGCTAAAACAGTGCTGTACATCTTGCGGGCCGTAGCCATGTTCCTGTCAGCCGCGCGGCTGAGGCTCCGGATGTTTTCAGAGTAGGTGTGGCTCGTGCCGCGCTGGCTGGCGGACGTCACGTTCGGGTCGAGAATGATGTTGCGCGCGTCCCCGAGCCGTCTTGCTTTTTCTTCCAGGCGGTCTCCGAGCCGCATCAGTCCTGACAGTTGAGTCTCGGCAACGTCGCCGAGGTCCGAGCCCAGGCCGGCGAGATAGCGCACTGCGGCCTCCCAGCGCGCCTGGCCGGCCGTGCGAGGACCTGTCTCGCCAATGTCGGCTGCGCAAGTGCGGAGAGAGGATGCCCAGACGTTGAGCGCCACGTTCCAGGCCGATAGTGTCTGAATGAAGGCGATCTCAGGAGATACTTTCGGGGCCATAGACCCCGAAAGGGCTTCTTTAGAATCTTCAGACGGAATCTGCATCTCTACTGTATCAGCCTTAGCACTCTATATTCGCCGATCACAATCATGAAGCGGGCTACCAGCCCAGTGTTCAGTATCTCATGTGGCCGCCAACTCGGGACCGCAGGCTAGATGGGGCTCCGCCCCGTCCAACGAAAGAGGCTCTCACTCCCTTTGAGTTCGATATAGAGGATCTTGGCGCCGCACATACTGGGGCGTTCCGGATGCAAGCGACAGCCACTGATCAGCGATGGCCTCCCGTGATGCCACGCATCACGTGCCCAGATATGGCGCCGGTGTATGCGCCTGGAAGCGGCCCCATCCTCGAACAAAAGCCTCCAGCAGACGGGGGCAGCAGCTTCTTCCGCGACCACATGGTCGCGATAGTGATAGCGGTCATCGTTCTTCTCGTCGCAGTGGTAGCGGCTTACATGTACATGACTCGCCGAAGTGCGAATCCCGACCCGAGCAACAGCCAACGCCCTGGAAGCGGTAACCACGGCGAAGGGCCCGGCCCCGGTCCACAAGAACTCGCCGAAAACATCAACATGGATGAAGTCCGGAAAATAAGCGAAGCAAGACGCCGCGCGAAAGCGGGCAACGCGAGCCCGGAGCAGCCAGCTTATCCGCCACAGGGCCAACAGCAGCCAGCCTACCCACCTCAGGGCCAACAGCAGCCAGCCTACCCACCTCAGGGCCAACAGCAGCCAGCTTACCCGCCTCAGGGCCAACAGCAGCCAGCCTACCCACCTCAGGGTCAACAGCAGCCAGCTTACCCGCCTCAGGGCCAACAGCAGCCAGCCTACCCACCTCAGGGTCAACAGCAGCCAGCCTATGAAATCCCTTCGGGATTTCAGCGGTCCCTTCGGGACACGCCCCCGCCTCAGGGCCAACAGCAGCCAGCCTACCCGCCTCAGGGTCAACAGCAGCCAGCCTACTCGCCTCAGGGCCAACAGCAGCCAGCTTATCCACCTCAGGGCCAACAGCAGCCAG